CCCCCAAAAAAAAAAAACCCCCACCACCACCAACCCCCCCCCCCAGGGGGGGGGGGCCGCCACACTCCACCCACGAACCGTGCTCGCGGCCACGCTTATCAACCCACCCCACAATCACACCCGACTCGTCAACACACGCGAACCCAAGACACCCGCCAGCAAACACCGGCAACACCCCCACACAACCATCAACCAACAACCCGCCAGCCACAGCCCCAGAAGCCACACCATCAGGAACGCGCACCCCCGCACCCCACGCAGCTTTCACGCCCACACACGCACACAAACCACCCAACACCCGCAACGTCAAACCAGCAGACAAACGCCCCTCACAAGCCGCATCCACGCTAGAAGCATCAACAACAGGCCACCACACGCCACCAACACGACGCACCCCCGGACACCCCACCGCCCACACCGGCGACACACACGTCCACGCCACACCATCCGCATCACGCGCCACGCCCTCAGCAGTAAACCCAGACTCAATCAAAGAATCAACAAACGGGTTAGAACCACGAAAACGCTCAACATCAGACACAACAAACCCCAACCAAAACGAACCAACACGAACCCAAAAAGCCCGCAACCATCACAACCCAAAAATATCAAAAAACCAGAAAACACGCCAAACACCCCCAAAAAACACCCAAACCCCCAAACCAACTAGCCCAAAAACGCCGACAAACGTCCGCAAACACGCCCACAAACACAACAACCCACGCGCTCTGGCGTGGGCTATTGTGAGCGGCCTTTCGCTCGCGTCTCACCCCCGTCTGGCGGGCGCAGGGCGGCACCGCTTCGGCGCAAACAACGTGGTTTGCGCGCTCGCCTCGTGTGCGCTTGTCCTGCGTGCCCGCCCTTGTGGGGGTTTCGCCTGCTTTGCTTCATGCCGGGGTGCAGCCCCACTGTTTTGCGCTCACACTTCCTTGCTTGCCCACGCGCTGTGGCGTGGGCGCGAAAGTGTTTGCGCGTGTGGGGCTGCACCTGTTGTGGGCGTGTTTGCTTGCGGGTGGTTGGGGTTTGGTGTTTGCGTTTGGGTTGTGTTCGCTTGGGGTGTTTGCGCTTTCTTGGTGTTGGCGCGCTTGCTTGGGGTGGTGGGGCAGTGTGGTCCCGCCGCCCCCCTTGCCCCGGCTTGCTTGCTTGCTTGCGTGCTCACGCCCTGGTGTGGGCTTGTTGGCGTGTGCGATGCTCCCTTGGGTGCGGGGTAACGGTAATGGGGCGGGACAACGTTGTCCCGCCCCATTACGTGCGTTGGTGGCGCTGCCCGGATGCTGCGTGCGCGCGGAAGGAGAGAAGGGTTGGGGGTGAGGTTGAGAGTGCTCCCCAGGGTGGTGAACACAATCCTCTTGCGCTCGCCTACGTGGGAACGGGTACCCCCTGTTGGTGCTGAACAGGGTGTGAGTGGAGCCTCCGGCCGGACCGTGGTGGTCTGGCTGGTAGGCGGTGGCGGGCGGCGGTGGTGGCGTGCTCACTCGCTTGGTGCATACGATCCCCTCTCCCGGTAGCAGGGGGGGTGGTGTCGGTGGTGATCTGGTGCGAGCGACCTAGTGGCGAGTAGTGCCCACCCGAGGGGGAGTAAATGATGCTATAGGGCGGGGGCGTGGTGCGCTCCCGGCTGTGGTGGGGTTGTTGGTTGTGGCGAGTGCGTGGTGGTTGCGGGTTTTGGTGGTGGGTGTTCCTTCCTTTGGGTGCGCGTGGTGGTGCTGGGGGTGTGGTGCTTTCCCTTTGGTGGTGGGTTGGGTTGGTGGTAACGATTTCCCTCGGTAGCGTCAAGGGGGGGGTGGGTGGTGGTTGGGTTCGGGTGTGGATAATAGGGGTGGTGGCGTGGGGTGGTTGGTGTCCCGGTTCTGGTTGGGGGTTGGGGGTTGGGGTTTGGGTTGGTTGGGTGGTGGTTGTTGGGTTAGTGTGGTTGGTGGTGGGTTGTGGTGGTTGTTGGGGTTGGGTGTTTTTTGTTTTGTTTTGTTTTTTGTTTTTTGGTGTGTTTTTGTTGTTGTTTGTTTGTTTTGGGGTTGGTTGGTGGGTTGGTGGTGGGGTTGTTGGTTGTGTGGGGTTGTCCGTGGGTGCGGGTTGTTGTTTGGTGGGTGGTTGGTGTGTGGTTGGGTTGTCCTGTTGGGGTTTGTGTTGTTTGGGTGTTGGGTGGGGGTGTGGGTTGGGGTTGGTGGTTTGGTGTTCCGCAGGGTGTGTGTTGGTAGTGTTGGGGGAATGGCATGGGGTGTGGTGCTTGTTGCCATGTTGTTTGGACGTGGTTTGTGCAGTTGTTGGTGCAGTTTCCGCCGCCTGTGCAGTGGGTGTGGGGGTGTGGGTGGGGCCTGGTTTGGTTGGGGTTGGTGTTGGTGCAGGGTGGTGGGTCTTGGTGGAGTGTGTTGGGGTTTGCGTGTTTTTTGTTGAGTCTCGCGGCGGCTTGGGCGGCGGTTTGCGGGGAGCCGATTTGTAGCCACTCGAAGTAGTTGAGGCCGCAGGCGGTGTGGAGTGTGCCGTTGATGGCTGTTGCTGTGCGGACTGTGGGTGTTTGGCCCTGGTTGGTGGTGAGTGTGGCGGCGGCGTGCATGAGGGTGTTGGTTTGTTGGTCGGGTGTTTGCTGGGTTGGTGGTGTGGTGTGGTGCCAGTGTTCGTATGGGCCTTGGAGGAGGATGAGTGGGGCTGTGTATGGTGTGGGGAGCCAGTTGTGGGGTGGTTGTGTGTTGTGGGGTGTGTTGTTGGTCCAGTTGGTGAGGTAGCCGATGGTGTCTGTTGGCGTGGTGAATGGGGTTGCGTGTGTCCAGGGTGCGGCTGTGGTGAGTAGGGCGTGTAGTTGGTGTGGTGTCACGTTGGTGTAGTTGCCGTAAACAATGGTGGGGGTTCCGGTGTTGTTTTGGGTGTGGGTGTGTGCTTGTTGGCCGTTTACGTGTGTGATGGTGGTTGGGGTTGGTGTGTCTGGGTTTTGGTGGCGTGTTTTCCAGTGGTGGGTGGCGGTGGTGTGGGCGAGTAGTGTGGTGCCTGGCGTGTTGGCGTGTGTGGTGTTCGGGGCGTGTTCGGGTGTGTTCTTGTTGGTGTCTGGTGTGGTGTGTTCGGGTGTGGGTGTTAGTGTGTGTGTTTCGTGGTTTCGGATGCTCACGTGTCTGGCCTCTTTCTTTTTTCTTGGTTTTGTTCTTGTCTTGTTTGTTTGGTTAATAACGGTGTAGTGGTTTGTGGCGGTTGTGGTGCGGTTTTTGTTGGGGTGTGGGGTTGGTTTGGGTCAGTGGGGGTTATTGGGTTGTTGTCTCTTGTTTGTTTGGTGTGCGCTCTTGTGCGCGTCTGTGTTTGTTGAAGGGGTGCTGGGCGAAAGTGTCTGTTGGCGTGTGTGGTTGTTTGGGTGAGGGGTGTGTTGTTCGGGGTGGCGTGGTGCCCGTGTGGTTGGGTGGTGCTGTTGCTTGTGGTGGTGTGGGTGTTTCGTTTGATGTGGGTTCGTGGGTGTTTGTGCTCAGTGGTGTGAGTGTTCCTGAGTCTGGGTCTGGCGCGTCTGTTTCCTCGCCCGCCGTGTCTGGGTCTGCGTCCGCGTCTGGTTCTGTGGTTCCTGTGTCGCCTGGTGCGGGTGTTGCTGCGCCTGAGTTTGGGTCCGAGTCTGCGTCTGTTGGTTCTGTGTCCTCTCTTGCGCCTTTGTCTGATTCCACGCCCGCGTCTGTGTCCGTGTCCTCGTGTGGTCCTGTAGTGCCCGAGTGTGGTGGTGTGGTCGTGTGTGCGCCGTGCGCTGTGCGTGTGTTTGGTGATTCGTGGTGTGAGTTGGTGCTGCGGCGGTGGGCGCGGGCTGCTGGGGTTGATGTGGCGAAAGTTGATGCGTTGCTCGGGTCTGCGTCTGGTTCTGGTTCTGTCCGGTCTGTAGCGTCTGGTGGCGCGGCTTCGTCGAGTGAGCCTGCGGTGGTGTCTGGTTTGCCTTCTCCTTCGTGCTCGCCCTCGCCTGTTTCCGGCGGTTCTGCGTCCTTGCGTTCGGTGTCTGGTGGTGGTGGGCGTGTTGGTGCGGGGTTTGGTGCTCGTGTGCGTGATTGGGGCGCTTGTGTTGGTGTTGGTGGTGGTGTGGTGTCTGGTGGTGATGTGGTGTCGCATCTGTGGGCGGGGTGGCGCTCGCGTGTGGGTGGGTTGGCGTCCAGTGTGGGGGTGAAAGGTTTGGTGTTGGCTGTTTTGGTTGGTGTGGTGGTGTTGGTGAGCGTGGTCGTGTTGGTGGGGTGAGTGGGCTTCGTGTTTCTTCCTGGCGTGTGCGCGTGTGCGTGGGTTAGGTTGTCCCGTGTTGGCTCTGAGCTGGTTGGTTGGGTGTGCTCTGCGAGTGGTGCGGGCGTGCGTGTTTGAGTGTTCTTGTGCGGGGTGGAGCCTGAATCTTAGTCGTCGTGGTTCGGCAGGAGGCAGGTGGGGCCACGGCGGACGCGCGAGCGTTGGCGTTTTCGCGTGTGGGTGTAGGAAAGCGGGGGAAGGGAACCAACCAAACAGGTTCCCTTCCCCCGCTTTTCTTGTGTGGAGCAGATGACGGGTCTCGAACCCGCTGCCTCCACCTTGGGAGGGTGGCGCTCTGCCTGGTGAGCTACATCTGCGTGCTTGTTCCCCGCTCGCCCTTTGCGTGACTGTGGGGGTTTGGAGCGGATGACGGGGTTTGAACCCGCAACTTCCACCGTGGCATGGTGGCACTCTACCAGAATTGAGTTATATCCGCGTGCGCGCCAACCCTTGCTTGTTTAGGCGCGCGGGGCTGGCGCTTGTTTGTACCATTGTCGTTGACTAGTGTACGTTAAGTGTAACTGTTTCGTCAACCTACGGCATTGTAATATCAGTCACATGCTGATGTGGGTGGCGCTTGGCGTTGGTGGTTCTCACGCGTCGTCGTTGGTGTCGTTGTTGGCGGGGCGCACTGTGAGGGTGAAGCCGGTGCCGTATGCTCCGGGGCCGTCGTCGACTTGTGCGGTGAGGAGGGGCAGTTGGGTTTCGTTTCCGCCCGAATCATGACGAAGATTGTGTATTTTTCCCACCCGTCCCTGATGTCGTTTTCGTCACGCGTGTATTCGACGTGGGCGTTCATGATGCGGGCACATCTGTTGCCTCGGTAGAACGCGCGGGTGATGTGGTACCAGCCGTTTGCGCAGCCGCCGCATCCTTCGTTGGCTTCCACGGTGAGGGTGGTGTCGTTGTCGAGTGTGAGGGTGGCGGTGAGTGCGTAGCCGTCATTGTCCATGTCGGTGAGGGTGATGTTGGTGACGTATCGGCCTCGTAGAATCTTTGCGTATTCTTCCGGGGTGCTGTCCTGGTTGAGGGTGGTCGCGTTGTTGTCGGTGGTGTTCATGTCCTCTATTGTAGCACCCACACCCCGCGCGTGTCTACATGTGTGGACGCGCGGGTTGGTTGGTTGGTTGGTTGGTTGGTTGGTTGGTTGGTTGGTTGGTTGGTTGGTTGTTCCCCGCGCGGCTCGGTGTTTGTCTGTGAGCGCGTGGGGCGGGTGTTTGTGGGCGACCGGGTGGGGTGGTGGCGTGCTTGGTGTTTTGTGGGCGCGGGATAGGGTTGGTGCGCCCTTGGTGAGTGTGTAGGTAGCGTCCCGCGAGCGCGCGTGTTTACGTGAGGTTTGTGGGTGGGTTCGGGATGTGGAGGGTGTGGCCTTCTTGGAGGAGCCGTTCGACCTCTAGGGCGGTGATGACGCGACCACAGATGGGCGGCCATGCCAGCGCGTATTTGCCGCCTGCGCATACGGCGAGGAGCTGCTGGGCGAGCTGGGGTGCGGATACTGGGCTGGTGGTGTGTTCGCTGTCTGGGCTGGTGTAGCCGAGTGTGGTGTCCTCGGCGGCGGGTCCGATGGCGTGGGCGCAGCGGTGGGTTTCGAGTGCGAGTGTGGCGGCGATGTTGCTGACGTGTTGGTCGCCGAGGTATGTGTCGCCGGTTGCGGTTGTTTCACCCTGGCCGTCGCCGTCGCCTGCGTGTTTCCGGTTTAGGTAGTGGGCGTATTGGTTCCAGGAGGCGAGGGTGGCGTCGTATAGTTCTTCGGGTGTGCAGGTGTCGTGGAACGTGAGGGCGCTGCCGGGGATGGGCGGCGCGTCGTTGTTTCCGCCTGTGTTTGTGCTGGTGTGGTCTGTCGCCGTGGTGTTGGTGGTGGTGTCGCCGTGGTGTGCGGTGGTTTCGAGGGTTGCGGCAACGCTGGTGTTGTTCATGAGTGGGGCGAGGATGCGGCGCGCCACCGTGAGCCTGTGGGCGTGGAGTGCTTGGTCCTCGTCGGTTTCGACGTAGAGGAGGTGTGTGCCACCGACGGTGAACGTCCCGTCCTTGTGGGTGAATTCGATCATTGTTTGGGGCGTGTGGGTGGGGTATGCGGCTGTGATCTTGGTGGGGTTGCCGTTTTCGTCGGGAATGTAGTCGCCTTCTTGGAGCTGGCCGAATTTGGTCCATTTCCAGGTGCGGCCAGCTTTGTCGGTGACGTACTGGCCCTCTGGTGTGTTGTTTGTGTTCGTGGTCATTCGTGTTTCTCCTGTCTTTTTCCCGTTTGCGCGCCAAGTTTGTTGCTTGCCGGTTTCCCGTTTGCGCGCCGGTACTGTGCGCGCTTCTTCCTCTTGTGAATAGCCGCTTGAAACAAGGGGGCACCCGCCGAGATGCGTTGTTGCTTCTCGGCGGGTGCCTGGTGTGGACTCGGGTACGCGTGTTTTCTTTTTCTCGCGCGCCCTCTTTTGGTGTTAGTTGGCGGCGAGGAGCGCGGTCATGTCTGCGAGCGCCTTCTGGTACGATTCGCGGGCCTGGTTGATCTGTGCGCGCGTGTAGTAGAGCGGGCGGTAGCTTTCGTCGCCTTCGGGGTCTGCGCCGTCCCACAGTTCGCCCATGTACTGCGCGTCGCTGTCGATGTCGCCTAGGAGGGTTTCGAGGCCGTTCAGGTATTCGCGTGCGGCGTCGTTACCTTCGCCGATTTCTTCGTGCCAGTCGTCGGTGACGAGGCGGGCGCTGGCCCCGCCGAGTCTGATGGCGACGGTCACTGCCTCGTAGTCGCCGACGTTGCTCGTGAAGTCTGCCTTCTGTTCGTCGGTGAGCGCGTTCCATGCGTCGGTGAGCGCTGTCATGGTGGCGAGGTTTGCGGCCCTGGATGCGAGTCGGATGGAGACTTCGGCGATCTTGTTGGTCTTGGTGGTGTTCATTGCTGGTGTCCTTCTCTCTGGTGGTTGGCGTGTTTTCTTGTGTTGGTTTTAGTGTAGCACATTGTGGGCGTGTCTGCTCGCCCAGTTGCGTGAAAGGTGGGGGCGAGCGCTGTGGGGCGTGTCACGCGTGCCCGGTGGTGCGTGGTGCGGCGGGCTTGCTGGTTACCTACGCGGGCGTGTGGCCTGCGTTTTCTTGGCGTTGCGGGCGGCTATTGGCGTGGTGTGGGTGAGGGCGTGTTCCTCCCCCTTTTTTGTTGCTGCTGGTGTTCCTCTTTGGCTGTGGGAAAGCGAAAGGTGGCGGCGTGGGGCGAGTGTTTAGTTTCTTCTTTTTGTGTGAAGGGTGTGGTTTCTGGTGGCTGTGAAGTGGCATGTGAATGGTGAGGGTAAGCCGGGTAAGTGCGGTGCGAAGAAGGGGCAGTGTCCCTTTGGTGCGGATGCTCCGCATTTTGGGTCGAAGCGTGAGGCTGAGGCGGCGGCTGAGGCGTTGATTGCGCGTGAGTCGTCTGGGTTCGGTGGCGACGTGGGCGAGGGTGCTGGTGTGCGTGACGCGTTTGCTCCTGATAGTGGGTTCGTGGTGGACGCTGCGGGCAGGTTTTATTGGCGGGACGGCAGGGAAGCCAGGTGTGTGAGCGGTGCTGACGTTTCCCAGTGGGATGGTGGCGACGGTAGAAGCGTTGACGTTATTGACGGTGGTGGCATTTACTCGTTGAACGCAGACGATGGCGGGACCTGTATGTTGTCTGGTGTGAATGGCGGCAAGGTTGGCGGTTGTTTCAGCGCTGTTGACGTGTATGGGTGTCAGTTGGATGAGGTGACGGGTGGCGCGATTTTAAGTAGCGTGGGCGACTACAGGCGCGAGAATACGTCTGCGCCGACTTCTCGTATCAACACCTTGTCCGACGAGGCCACGGTTATGCACCTTGCGGCTGGTTGTCACGTTGGTTCGGTGACTGGTATGGGCAGGGTCATGGATGTTTATGGCGATGTTGGTTCGGTGTCTGGTCGTGGGCGTGTTACCGCCGTGCGGGATGGTGGCCTGGTTGGCAGGGTCGTTGAGGATGGTGTCGTGGGCAATGTTTATGGTGGTGGGCGCGTGGAGACCGTGAGCGGGAGCGGTGTCGTCGAGGTTGTGGGTGCTGGCGGCACCGTTGACGTGGTTGACGGCATGGGCGCTGTTCATTGTGTGACTCGTGGCGGGCGCGTGGACCGCCTGCTTGGTGACGCGATGTTGGATAGCAATGAGGGTGTGGTGGGGTTTGTTGGTTCTCCGACTGCTCCCGCTGACGGTAATGGTGTCGCTGTGTTGGCTGATAATCGCGCTGGTGGGCGCGTGGAGTGTGTGCGCGCTGGCGGCGTGGTGGATGAGAACGTGGGTGAGGTTGATACGGTTTTGCCTGGCGGCGCGGTGTTGGGTCTGCGTGGCGGTGGCGAAGTTGGTTCTTTGTTGGGTCGTGTTGGTTGCCTGGGTGGGCCGGATGCGCACGTGAGGTCGATGGGCGGCAGTGAGGGCGCGTGGGCGGAGATTTCTTTGGTTCGTTGTTCTGCGTCTGTGAATGAGGGGGATGAGATGCGTGTTATCCCTGCGGTTGGTTTTGTTGGCCCGTATTCGCGTGTCAGTTTTGAGACGAGTAGTGCTGAGGAGGCGTTGGCGTGTATTGGGCGTGTGGATAGGGGCGCGATGTCCGCTGGCCTGGTGGACATTCGTTATCGTGGTCGTATGGGTGAGAGTCTGTTGCCGTTGCTCATGGGGCGTGAGGGCGTGAGCGCGGGAGAGTAGCGCGCTCACCGTGGCGGCGTGGTTTTCTGCCGCTCTTGGCGTGCGTTCGCCCGCGAGCTTATAGCGGCCCTGGCGGGGCGGGGACATGTTGGTGCCCTTGCCCCACCCCGCTTTTGTTTACGCTTTGCCGGTGTGGTGGCTATTTTCGTGTGTGAGGCTGATATGGGTGTTGTTCCTTTTGCCTCGTTTTTGTTTCTTGTTGTTGTGTTTTCGCAGGTTTGGGGTGTGGTTGGTTGTGGCTGGTTTTCATGTTGGTGTGAGGGGTAAGGCTGCGGGCCGCGTGGTGCGGTGTGGTGCGAAGCCTGGCGGGTGCAGGTTGACTGGTGCGGACGGTGAGCCAACGCCTCACTTCTCGTCTCTGTCGGAGGGTGAGGCGTTTCTTGCTGAGCAGGAGGCCGCGCAGCGTGGCGGGTTCACTGGTTCCGCTTCTACTGATGCTGTTTCCAGCGTGGTTGGTGATGGTCGCGCGATTGCGTGGGATGATGCGCGGGCGTGTGTGGGGACGGTGAGTGCGCCTAATGGCACGTTGGTTGTGGGTCCGCCTGTTGATTCTGGTGTTCCTGCGCGTCTTGTGCGTGGCCTGGTTGGGTCCGAGCGGTTTGGGGATGACTGGCGTGTTCCCGTTGGTGGGCGCGCGTTTGGTGATGATGTGAGCGTGCAGGGCACGTGCGTGGTGGAGGATGCTCGTGACGTGTTGTTTACGCATGTGACTAATGGTGCTCTGGTGGGTGAGGCGCGGGGCGTGCGGTTTGAGCATGTGTATGCGGGTGGCATGGTGGGGGAAGCGAAACACTGTTTTATTGGGAGTGTTGGGGGCGGCGAGGTGTCTCCTGGCGTGCCGGGTGGCGGTAGTGTGAGTGTTGTGACGGACGGTAGCGCGGTGGGGTGTGTTGCTGGTGATGAGTATGGTAAGGCTCATGTGGGGCGCGTGGAGGGCGGGTCGCATGTGAGTGCCGTGTTGGCTGACGGTAGTGTGGACATCGTGTCTGGCGGGTCGCGCGTGGACCTTGTTGAGGGTGCGGGCGGTGTTCCGGCTGAGATTGGCGTGGTTGACTTGTCGGGTCGTGTGGGTGTTGTTGGTGGTGGTGCGCGCGTGGGGTTCGCTGTGGATGCGGATAGTGTGGACGGTCTTGATGAGCGTGCGGCTGCGCGGTTGTTGACGCAGCGTTTGCGTAGCGATGCTGTGCGTGATCGTGATTCTGGGTTGCGCGCGAGCGATAGCGCGTCTCTGTGGTCGCGTGGTGCGGGTAGCGAGGATGATCGTGTGGTGTTGAGCGTGGTTGGTCGCGATGGGTCGCGCGTGACGTTGGGTGACGCGGGTGCGCGTCGTGTGCTTGCTGGTCGCCCAAGCGCTTCTGAGTGGGATGTTGAGTCGATGTTGGGGTCGTTTGATGCTGCGTTTGAGCGAAATGCGGGCGCGTGGGCGGCTGGTGCGGGTGATGTGGTGTTGCCGCCGTCTGGCTGGGACGACGATATGGTGCCAGCGGTGGATGACGATGATGAGTGAGTGAGTGAGTGGCGCGCTTGCGGGCGTGAGCGCCTGTAGCGTATTGTTGTTGTCCGCTTGTGTGGTTAGCTGCGTGTGCATAACGCGTGATTGGACTGGCGGCGGGATGGGCGTGGGCTTGCCTCGCCGCCGATCTGTTTTTCCTGTTGCGTGTTTGTGGTGTGGTGCGCGTGTGTCACCGTGCGGTTTCCATAATGGCGCGCGAGTCGGTGTGTTGGCTGGTGGCTGCGAACGGGTGGGGCGTGTGTCTGCCTCGCCGCCGTTCTGTCTTTTCTTGACGCGCGTTTGGTTTTTAGCTCGGCTATGTTATGATGGTGGCGTTGCCGCGATATTTGTTTGGTAACGTATTTTCTACAGTAGAGGAGAGTTCCTTGAGTATTACGAAGAACAAGCGTGCGCGTGCTGGTTTCGCGTTTTTGGCGGCTGCTGCGGCTGTTTCTGGCGTGGGTGGCGGCGTGAGTGCTGCTACTGCTGCCGGTAATGTGGCTCCGGCGTATGCTGAGACGCAGGGCGCGGCGAGTGCGGATAGTGCGGGGTCGTATGAGGCGGCGGTGGCGCGTGAGCGTGGCCGCGTGGCTGATAAGGCCATTGAGTTGCTGGCTGACAAGTTTACGGGCGAGCAGGATACGCTCACTGAGAGCGTTGCGCTGCTGTTGAAGGGTGCGGCTCCGAATGGCGCTGTGTTGATGTTCGGTAAGGGCATGGACCGCGCTGCCGTGCGCGAGTACATTATGCACGCTGAGATGACGCCGGTTGGTTACACGCTAGAGTCGATCACTCCGGCGGTGAACGCGGGCGAGGGCGCGTATAATGCGACGTTTGTGCGTGATAAGAGCGTGACGGCGGATGAGTTCACGTCGCTTGATTTCATTAAGGATGCCGCTCAGCGTGCTCGCGTGCGTCAGCTTGTGTTTGGTAACCCTGACCTTGCGTCGCGTATTGATGAGGCGGCGTTGTACACGACTGCGACGACTCAGTTCTTGGAGGAGGGTAAGACGCCCGCTAGTGCGTTGGGTAATGCTGCGCTCATGCCGGTTACGTCTGTTGCTGATGCTGTGCGCTCGGTGATGGGTGACGGTTCCACGAAGGAGATTACGTCGCTGAAGCTGGAAACGGTGGACGGGCGCGAGTATTTCCGCTATGTCGTGTCGGATAAGTTGCCGGATACGAGCAATGTTGACGTGGAGGGTTTTGCGCCGAAGTTTTTGACTGCCGATCAGGTGGAGGCCATTAAGGGTGGCTTGGTGCGCTCCAAGGCGTTGGCGGCTGATAACAAGAGTCTGGCTGGCGCGTCCCAGGTGACGCTCTCTGATGGTGGTCGCGCGCTCAAGAATGATAACGTGGATGCGGGCACGAGTGTTCGCGCCCTGTTGGAGAAGGCCGACGAGTATGCGGGCGTTGCCGTTAAGACTGGCCGTAAGGTCAGCGGCGTGCAGGTGAGCGGTAGCGCTATCCGCTTGGAGACTGTTTCTGACCCGGCGTCGGCGGCTGCGCCTAATAAGGCGTTCCTTGCTGAGGTGGAGCGCTTGTACAAGAACGTTCTACCGATTAAGGACGGGGTTGTTACCAAGCAGATTCCATACGATGTTGTGGACGCTGACACGCGTGAGACTCTGCCCGGCGGCGTTGGTGTGATTGCCGCGTCGGATGACGGCAGCGCGAACGCGACGTTGGATAAGTTTGTGTGGTGGATGTCTGAGGCTCACCGCGTGGCGGCTGGCCTGGATGGCGTCAAGAGTGTGACGGGTATTGAGTTTGATGCCGCGTCTGGCACGATGCACATTCTGGTGTCTAAGACGAAGGCTCCTGTGTTGGATGCGGACACGCCGGAGCCGTCTCCTGAGCCGTCTCCTAACCCGGAGCCGCAGCCTCAGCCTGAGCCTACCCCGAACCCGGAGCCGTCTCCTGAGCCGTCTCCTAACCCGGAGCCTCAGCCTGAGCCGCAGCCGGAACCACAGCCTCAGCCGGTCCCGGACCCGACGTTGGACGAGAAATACGCCAACGACCCGGCGGTGCGCGAGTTGTTTAACTTGTATGCGAAGGCTGTTGCTCGCGTGCAGGCGGCTAACGGTGGCGTGTTGCCGTCGCCTACTGTGTCGCTTGTGAACCAGGCGGGCGCATCTGTTGCGCCTGCGCAGTCGGTGGTTGCGCCGTCCGCGTCTGTTGGTGAGTTTTTCGACCACCTGCGCTCTGCTGTTCCGGAGGGTTGGAAGATTGATTTCAGCAAGAACAGCCCTGTGGAGCTTTCTGAGGATGGTAAGACTGTTCTTGTTCACGTGGTGCAGGGTGAGGGCGACGCTGACGACTATGACGCTGACATTAGTCAGGCTCACCAGTTGGAGGCTGAGACGGGTAACCGTGATGGCAAGGACGGTTCGACTGGCGTGGCTCCTGGCGAGGTGACGGCTGCTGGCGTGCGCGGCGGTGTTGCTGGCGGGGGTTCTTTGCCGGTGACAGGTGCGAGTGTGTTGACGGGTGTTGGCGCGGGCGTGTTCCTGCTGGCTGGTGGCGTGGCTGCTGGCGCGGCGCGTCGCATGGGCCGTAAGCGCGCGTGACGTGGCTGACCGTTAGTGTTGTAGCCTTGTAGTGCGCTGGTAGTTGTCGGCGTGCGCGTAAGCGTTTGCTGGTAGCTGCCGTGTGGGGCGCGTGGGTTGGGGGTTGTTCCCTAGCCTGCGCGCCCCGAGTCTTTTTTTGTGTGCCGCTTTCGCCGATGTGGTGCGCGGCGCGTATTCGCCGTGATATGATTGGGTGTGTTGAAAGAGGGAGAGCCGTTCTTCCTGCCGAGTCTTAGATGGGAGCGTCTGATGGGTTTTATGCCGGTTCTTATTGCCGCTAGCGTGTTGAGGAGCAAGGGGTTGTTGCTGGATGGGCGCTCAATTCCCGATAATGGAGATGACGACGACGATGTTAGTGATGTCCCGGTGATCGCTCTGGGTGTTGTTGCGGACATTTTGTGCGTGGGGACCATTGTCGCCGCTATCTGTTCTCGCGATTGGCTGTTATGTGCGGGTGTGGGTGCCCTGTTGGCTGCTCACATCGGTCTTTTATACTGGCTTTCCAAGAAGTAGGGACCGCTCGGTGATTGAGCGTTCGCGACCCTGCTCCTCCCGGTGCGCTCTACGCGCGCTTATCGCGTCTCCCCTCCGATTCACTGTAAGGGCTTCTGACGCGTTTTCGCGTACTTACCCTTCCCGGTTACGTTTTGTGCCTGTTTGGCCGTCAGTGGGCCGTACAGTGCGTCTGGCGGGGGTGTGGTGGGGTGTATGGTGCGGCTGTGATGGTCCTGTGTGGTGTTTTGTGGCTTCTTGTGTGCGTATAGGTGAGCGCCCCTGGCCGTGGATGTTGGCCGGGGCGCTCATTCCGTGTTGGCGCGTCTCGCTTTTGGCGCGCAAAGATTTGCCTACGCTGCGTGGGTTTGTTCACTCTTTCCACGGGCGGTGAAACGAGGAGCTGATGCGTGCGCTGTCGGCGGTGACGCTTACGCTGCCGCGCTTAATGGTGAAGTCCGGGTGTTCTGCTTTCCAACTGTAGCGTGTTGTGTTGTTGGTGAGGAGCGTGGGGCGCAGGTCGCCGTCAAACATGGCGTACAGCGAAATCGTTTCGATTGTTTCCTCCTCATCGTCGTAATCGCTGGGTTCTCGATATGTTTCGGTCTTTTCGACCCATGCGGCGGTGATCGTCTGACCGTTTTCGATTGCGTCTCGCGCTCGGAGCGTGAGGCCGCCGCCGGTTCCGGTTTTCTTGGTCCTGGTTTCACCGAAGATGTCGTATGTGCGGGTTTCGTGGCGGATGGTGACGGTGTCGCCATCCGTGATGGTGAGCGTGATCGTGCCGTCGCTTGCGGAGGTTTTCGCGATGGTGATTCCGGCGAACATGTTGGAGAGGATAAGTGCCGATTCGTTGTTGGCGTCACAGTTGGTGTTCATGGTGTTTCCCCTTTGTTGGTGTGTGGTTTTATTGTAGCACGCTGGCGCATGTGTTGTCTACGCGTGTGAGGGTTGGAGTAGGCACGTGGCCGCTCATGTGGGACCGCCCCAGCTCTTGTTTAGCCGGGGCGGTCTTTTTGGCGCGTCTTACGCCTAATCCTGGTGCGCTGCGCGCTTATCGCCAGGGGCGCTCAGATGCGGGGCCGATGTGCGCGCTGGCGGCGTGAACAGTGACCTCACCGCGCGTGAGACGGAAGTCAGGGGACTCTGATTTCCATGTGTATTCGGTTTCGTTACTCGTGAAGAGCGTGGGGCGCATGTCACCCTCAAACGTCACCCACAACTCGATAGTTTCAGTTGTGGTGTCGGGCGTTTCGTCGTACTCGTCGTAGGGGGTGTGCGACTCGTATGCCTCTCGCTTTTCGACCCATGCGGCGGTGATTGCCTGCCCGTTTTTGATTGCTTCCGCTGCTCGGGACGAAATACCACCGCTAACGTATTCGCGCTCTTCCCTGATGTAGCCGAACTCCGTCGAGAAGTCGGTTCTCTTGATTTCGTGGCGGATAGCGATGGTGTCGCCGCCCGTGAGGGTGAGGGTGATGGTTCCGCCGTTGATCGAGTAGTCCTCGATTGTGGCTCCTGCGAACATGTCAGCGAGCGCCTTTGCTGCCTCGTTGTTTGCGTCGGTGTTTACGGTGTTGGCGTTGGTGTTCATGGCGCGTGTCCTCTCGCTTTTGTGGTGGGGTGTTTTGTTCTGGCTCCTAGTGTAGCACACGTAGTACGCCCGCGTCTACGCGTGTGGGTGTTGTCGGCGTTAGCGTTGCTAGTCGTTTTGGTCATATGTTGCCGCTAGGGCGTGGAGTAGCGCGTTTACTCACGCGTCTGCGTACAGTCGAGCGACTGTTTACCCTACGCGCGCCCGTGGAGGGGTCTGTGCGCGCCTCTCGCGGGCTTTCGCTGCCTGAATGCACTCGCGCCCCTCCTACGGCCTGTGAGGCTGTGAGAGGGGCGTTTAGGTGATTCCGAGTGATCGCTTTTATTTGAGCTTGCAGTCGCGCAGGTCAGAGTCCGAGCTGGGCGAAGGTTGGTTCATCGTCTCCCTCCTCGTAGTAGCAGCAGTCGCTCAGGTAGCGCCCTTTCTTCGACTTTCTGCGTGGCAGCTCGCGGCTGCCAGGCGCATCCACCTCGAAAACAATCGACCCGTCCTCCCCAGATGGACATTCCCATTCGTCGAAAATGACACACCAGATGCGGCCGTTCCATTCGCGCCAACACTCGGTGATAGCCTCAATAGCACCATTCTCCCATTCCTGGACGATGGTGCGCGGCACCGTATAATCGTAGAGCTTAATGGCGGTGTCGGCGCTCGCGTCGTCGTGGCGGGCAAGCCAATTACAGGCGCGTTTAACATTGAACCAGTGCGGTTCGCGGCCTGTCTTGTTGATGGCGCGCATGACGCGGTTTTCGATGTCTGGGGTGATGGGGGCCGGGCAGGAGGTGTGTTTGTCGGTGAGGTTATTCATGGAGTTTTTGCTTTCTTGTGGTGCTTGTTTTCTTCTGGTTCCTGTAGCTGAGCGCGTGTTCGTGTCGCTTGTCTTGTGTTTTCGTCGCGTCAAGGTCATGTGGCATGACGGTCGCTCTTGCTAGAGTCCGAGCTGGGCGAGGGTGGGTTCCTCGTCAACGTCGTCGGAAGCGTCAACGATCAGGTATTCTGCCTCGGTCATGTAGGGGCGTTCGTCGCTGCCGGGCGAGTCCACCTCGACGATGAGGGGTTCGCTGCCTCCTGTGGTCTCGAAGAATGTGACGCGCCAGATGCGGTTGTTCCATTCGCGCCAGCAGACGGTTTCCACGTCGATGTCGCTGATGTCGTTTGTCACCCATGATTGCGTGACGACGACTCGGGGCGTCTGGTAGTCGTAGAGTGCGATGGCGGTGGCGGGGTTGGCTTCTGGGTGTCGGGCGAGCCAGTTGCACGCCGCATCGTAGTTGAACCATTTGTCGCTTCGGCCGGTGGCGAGGATGGCGCGCATCACGCGGCTCTCAATATCCGGGGTGACGGTGGTGTAGGGGTCGGTGTAGTTGGTGTGGTCGATCATGGCGTTTTCTCTTTCTTGAATGTTTCGCGTTGCTTGTAGTATAGCACGAGCGTGTGGGGCGTGTCTACGATTGCCCGTGCCTTGGTTCTCCGGTGTGCTGCTTGTGTGTGGGGCGTATTTTTGGCAGCTATTGTCGTGTTGCTGGGCGAGCGCGTGGAACCGTGTTGGCGGGGTCTTTCGCGTGCGCGTGTTTTGTTTTCTTATGGCGTTGTGGAGGTTTTCTGGTGGCTGTGAAGTGGCATGTGAATGGCGAGAATAAGCCGGGGAAGTGTGTTGCCCGGCGGGCAGGTGTCCCTTTGGTGCGGAAACACCGCATTACGGGACGAAGCGTGAGGCGCAGGCGGCGGCTGAGGAGTTGATTGCGCGCGAGTCGGCTGGTTTTGGTGGGGAAGCGAAAGCGCGCTCGTTGACGTGCTGTCCCGGCGGGTCGGGGTTGGCTGTGGATGCGGCGGGTCGTTGGTATCGTGATGGCGTGTTGGTTGAGGATATGGTGGAGGCCGTGAACGACGAGGGTGAGCCGGTGATGTTCACGGACGAGGATTTCCGTGGGTCTGTGGTCAGTGACGCGCAGACGGATGTGCGTATTCACGCGGGTAAGATTGACGATCTTGTGAACGTCGGCTGTTACGGTGAGGACATGAACATGTCGATGATCGGCGGCGACGCGTCTGTGAACCGTGCGTTTGGTGTGAGTGTGAACTATGTGGGCGATAATGCTCACGTGTCACTGATGGGTGATTATTGGGAGCCTGGGGATGAGAGTTCGTTCCCTACATCGTCTCAGGTGGAGGATGTGCGTGACCATGCTGTGATTGACGCGGTGGATGGTGAGACGCGTATTTTTGGGATGATGGGTCACGGAAACATTGGCGCGTTGACCGGTAGTGCGTCTGTGGATGAGATGAGCGACAGGTCGCATATTCGCACGGTGGACTCGGGTAGTGTGGATTACATGATGGGTAATGCGAGCGTGAGTAACGTGTGTTCTCGCAGGCGAGCGGACGGGTCTATGGCGCATGGGCGTATTGGCGACATGAGTGGCGAGTCGAGTGTTGGCGCTGTGCGTGATTATGGTTTTGTTGGCGAGGTGCGCGAGAGTGCGACCGTTGACGGGGTGTTCTCGCATGGTCGCGTGATGGCTGCGCGCGATAATGCGCGCGTGAACCTGGTAACGTCTGGCGGCGTTGTAGAGCGTGTGACGGATAACGCGCGCGTGGGCGAGGTGTGGCGCGGCGGCAGTGTCGATAAGGTGGATGGTAAGGGGGCTGCCGTGATGAATGTGGGGTCTGGTGGCCGCGTGGGCGCGGTGACTGGCGGCGCGACGGTCGTTGACGCGGGTTCCTCGGATGCTTCGGAGGCGTGCGTTGTGGAGTCGGTGGACTCGTCCAGTAAGGTGAGTTTGCTTGACTGCTACGCTGATGTGACGTATGAGTGCGGGGAGAGCAACGTGTCTCCCGCTCGCGCGCGCGAGTTCGTGGTGAAGCGTCTGCACGATGACGCGACGGGCATTGGCAGCGCGTGTTTGGAGCGTGCGAACGGTGATAATCCGTTTGAGCGCTCGAATGTGCGTCTACGTGTGCGTGACGCGGATGGGCGTGTGGTTGATGTTCCTGATGTGGATGGGGTGTTGCGCGAGTTGGTGGAGGTTGACGATGATGAGCGTGAGATGATGTGGGAGAGCATGATGGGTTCCCCTGATGGCGACTGATCGGGGCGGGTTTCCTGAGCTTGCCACCCTCTCCCCTTGCGGTTTTCTCGTGTCCGCGCTTAGTTGTGGCGCACTGTCGTGGGTAGAGTGAAGCCCCGCACGTGTGAGTTGTTTGTACTCGCGATGTGCGGGGCATCTTCATCCTGTGTTCACGGTGCGTTTGTGGATTACCACTCGTCCTTGTCGAAGGCGATGAGGTAGAGGGCGTCCCAATCGTCGTAGAGTTCATGTGTGAATGTAGCCTCAGCGAGAAGGCGCGGCTCGTCGCCTACGCATTGAACGTAGAGGCGCTGCGTGTACGTGTTTGCGTCGTCCCATTTCTCGACCTCATCTATCCATGCGCGTTCGATGGTGCCGGTGTTCTGGTGGTCGCGCATGTTAACGTCGTAGGAGTCCTCGCAGTTGGTATCAGTGACGTAAACGGCGGTTCCGTCCGTGAATGTGACGTGATACATGGGCGCGTGGGGGTTGTAGGCAAGCTGCTTGCCAACGAAACGCTGGTTAAAGAACGCTTCGTGCGCCGCAAAGCCGCTGCCTGCGCTCAGCTCGTATATGGGGTCGTCGTGGTTCATAGCTACCGTTTCCTGTCTGTTTATTGCCTACGTGTGCTAGTTGCCGTTTGCCGTTTCGTCTACGTTGACGGTGGTCGCGTTCCCGTAGTGATCGAAGGCGCAGATGTCGTGTTCCTGCATATCTCCGTTTTCGTCGGTGACTGTGACGGTGAGTGTAATGGTCACGTAGTGGCCGAACGTGCTTGCCTTGTGGCGGAAGCGTGCGCTGTGAATGTTTTGCTCAAACGCCCACGTGGCTGCGTTGCGGTCGATGATTCCGCGTCCGTCGTTGGCGATGGCGAGCGTGCGTCCGCCTGCGAGACGCAGCGTGTTGTCGGTACATCCGACGATTCGCTGCCCTGCGAGTAGGCCGTTGATCTGCTGGTCTGCGAGCTGGTTGGTGTGACGGGTGATGATGGTGAGCTGCATGGCGGTGTCCTTTTATCGTGTTGTGTTGTCTCGTTCTTATTGTAGCACATGCGGGCGCGTCCAGCGCGGCGTGTTGGAATATGAAGCGGACGCGTAGGGTGAGTGTTCACCGTGCGCGTCCGCTTTTGTTTCTTAACCTTGCCTGCGCTCGCCGTTCACCATTGGGGTTTGAGTGCTGCGTTGGCTGCGCTGATGGCGGTGCCGTCGCCGCTTTCGATGATGAGGGTGGGGGTGATGGGGGACTGGATGACGTAGGTGCCGGTTGTTTCTGCGATTTTTTCGGGTCGCAGGTTGTTCTCGGCGAGTGCCCACAGGGTGACGGTTCGTTTTTCTTGATCGACAATCATGGGGTCGTTTTCGTCTGCGATTGGTGTGATAGTGGTTTCCACCCATGCGCGGATGACGTGTCCGCTGTCCCATTTCTTGTAGTGGTCGTCGTCGCTGTTGACGAAGTTGTCGGTGTCCATGTCGAGGCTGTCGGCGAGCAGGTACCTGCCGTTGGGGAGCGTGGTTGCTGCCTGGATGGTGACGTGTGTGCCGTCGGTGAAGGCGACGGTGTTTCGTGCGTGGAGGCCGTCGCGGTCGCGCGCGTCCATGATTTGCTTGCCTGCGAAGAGGCCGTCCAGGGCGCGGGCGTTGTCCTGGGTGGCGTCGGTGTTGATGGTGTCGAGCATGGTGTTTCTCCTGCGTGGGTGTGTTTTCTTGTCTGGTTACATTGTAGCATGTTGTGGGGGTGCGTGCATGTTGTTTCGCAGTCTTGTAGGCTGCGTATTGGGCGTGTTTTTGGTCATGTTGGTGGCGCGCATGTGGATGTGCGAGAGTGTCCGTATGTTGTTGGGGAAGCGAAAAGGCGTGAGCGCGGGGAGAAACACAGGGGAGGGGCGCAGATCGTTTGTGAGTCTGCGCCCCTCCCCTCATATTCGTCCGCGCGTTTACCTGCGTGCTCTCGGGCGTGTTTACTTGTGCGGTAGGCGGATGGTGGTGTGGGTGGCTGCCGCTTCGCCGTTAACCGTCTCGTCGCCGCGCGTGATGGTGAGGCCGTGGTGTGCGGTGCGCCCGCTGTAAACGCTCGTGTAGAGGTCAACGGGCGTGGGGCGACCTTGAACAGCGGCGTGGAGCGTGTAGGCGCTGGTTTCGCGGCGTGCGCGCCTGTGGTGGGCGTTTGTAGCGGTGTTGCCCGTGGTTTCGCTCATGCCTGCACTCTCGTTCGCTCCCGTGCCCGCTTGTTCGAGCATGGGTTGGGGCGCGCCTGTGTGTCCGGGTTGTTCGCGAGTGTCTTGGGCGCGCGTGTGGGTGACCCATGCGTGTGTGATGGGTCCGAGGGTTTGGCCGGGGCTGAGGGTGATGGTGGTGGCGTGTCCGCCCTCTGTGCCGGTGTTTCCGCGCTTGTGGTTGTTCAGGGTTGCGTGGATGGTGACAATGTTGTTGTCGTCCGCATCCCCCGCCACCGTGTCCGCGTCGTGTGTACCGTCGCCCGCATCCGCATCCGTTCCCGTGTCTCCCGCGAGGGTGAGCACGCCGTTTTCTGCGGCCACGATGGTTTCACCGACCAGCATGTCAGCGAGCGCCTGCTGTTCGCGCTTGACCCATTCGTTGATCTGGCTCTGTGTGAGCGCTACGCGGATGGTGGCGAGTGGCTTGCGCTTGTCGCGCGGGGTGGCGAAGGTGCCGGTGGTGATGTCGGCGTATCCTGTGCGGATGGTGGCGGGCATGGTTTCGCCTTGGTAGAAGAGGATGAGCGACACGCCTGTGATGGTGCCCGCGTGGTTGGTGTTGGTGTGGAGGTGTGCGCGCTCGATGATGCGGCGGTCGGCCTGTGCGCGCATGTCCTGACTGTGTGCGCCTGTGACCGCGTTCTCGCCAGTGGTGTTGCCGTCGCCGAGTGTGATGGTGAGGTGGGTGCCGTCGCTGAGTGTGATGACGTGGCCGTTGTCGCTTGTCACGTAGCGGCCGTGGAAGAGCTTGTAGAGGTCGGCGGCGAGCTGGTTCTCGTCGCTGATGGTGTATTGTGTGGCGCGCGCTGGCGCAAAGCAGTGTTCGATGTCGTTCCACGTGTTCATTTGTGCGTGTTCCTTTCGGTTGCTTCTCGTTTGTTCTCGTTCTTGTCTCTGTGGTTGCGCGTGTTTTACCGCGCGCTTTCCTGCTCGTCATGGTATCATGGGCGTAACGGCGGCGTGAAATTGCCACAAACAAGGAAGAGCATGAAAGACAGGGGTTCTCATGGCGATCATTGAACGCGACGGCTGCAAGTATGCGGACGACGAGACGTTGCGTGAGCTGTTGGAGTATTGGGATGACGACGATGTGGTCTGCGACGGTTTCCCCTTACAGGCTTTCGTTTGTTCCATTGGTGACGGTTTCGTGGCGGTGATGTATGATGGCCGCCTGCTGAGTGAGAATGACGTGTACGCTATGGCGAACGCGAAGCTGCGTGAGGATTACCCCGCTCCGGTGGAGATTGCGTGGTTGGAGCGTGACGTTGTGGAGGCGTTTTCGCGTGTCGCTCCTGACGTGTACGAGGAGTATGTGCGCGAAGAGGTTGGTCGCCTCGTTGAGAATGACACCCTGCGTTGTTTGCTGAATGGGCGCGTGCCGTCGCTGGCGCGTGTGTGAGTGAAAGAGAGGGTTTGCGTGTCGTTGCTTGCTGTGACTGTGGGTTCTGACCCGTCCGTTGTTGTTGATACTGTGCGCGCGGTGGGCTGGTATGGCGTGTACGTGTATCATCGTCTCGCGTGTTCTGGCGGCTGCTATGACGCGCTTTCGGAATCGCCTGATGGCGTGGCTGACGGGTACTGTGACACCTGCGGTTTGCGCCCCGTTGTGGAAGCGTCGCTGTATGCTCAGCCGGGCATGATTGACCGTGACGTGTCCGCGTGCGTGGAGGAAGGCGACGTGCTTGTGTTTGAGGGCGACCCACGTGTACCACCTGTTTTGTTTGCGGTTTCCCGCCCAATGTGGGAGGGTACCTTGGTGTCATCTCGCGGGTGGCGTGAGTTTGTGGTGGCGGCTGGCGCGTGTGGCTGCCAGCGTCGGCGTGTGGAGGTCGCCACGGTGGCGGCTCGCGAGCTGTTGTGTGGTGGCCGAGCGTGAGGGTCGATAGCGCACATGCGAATGTGTCGTGTGCTATAATGAGCGTAAATGCCATGCAACCGGGAAGGGAAGAAAAATGAGGACTATCGTTACTGCGAGGAATTATGGGACGTGGTTGTTTGAACGTTTTGACCTTGCGGAGTTGCGCGCTGGCGCGACTGTTCTTGTTGGGTTCGATGATGAGTATTATCGGTGGCTACGCTTCACTAAGACTAACGCGGGAGTATGGGTTCCTGGGTTTGGTGACCTGGGCGATGATGACGAGGACACGTTTTCGTATGAGATGAGCGACGCTGAGTTGGTGCGTGGGATGACGGAAAAGTCTCATGAGCATGAGGTTGAGACGATTGTTGCGCCTCGCGGTCTTATGGGTGACGGAGTTGAGTCGTGAATTGTCTGCCTGTGTAGCGCGTGTGCGTATGAGCTTACGAGAGGGGGTGTGGTTATGACTGTTGATGAGGTGAACGCGTCTGTTGGCGTGGAGGCGTTTCATGGTATGCGCCCGTCGTTTATCGTTAAGATGAGCGATGCGGAGCATGAGGAGTTTATACGCATCGTGGAGAGCGAGCCGGTGGCGGATGAGCGTCTTGCGCGCTTGCTTGAGCGCCCATCGCCATTTGGCAAGCATATCGACCTGTGAACGCTCGGCATCCGCTATCGGCGTCAATGCCGTTATTGCGGCTTGTTGTACCCCGCGCCGTCCCCGCTTTTGTGTGGAGGTGGCACGGGGTTTCTTTTTCGCGTGAGCGTGGTTGCGCGGTGGCTATTGGCGTGGCGTTAAGTTGTTTGTTGATCGCGTTGCAGTTGTTGTTGCGCGGGGTGGAGGTGTGTTGTGGCACGTCATCATGTGAGGCCGGATGGGTCTGTTGGCCGGTGTGACGCAAAGGAAGGCGGTCGGTGCAAGTTTGCGAGTGAGGGTGCGCTTCATTTTGAGTCGGCGGCTGAGGCGCGTGATTATGCTGCTGAGGTGTTGGCGCATCGTTCGAGTGGATTCGTGAAGGGCGGCGCTGAGTCTGGCTCTGGCGCGGGTGCGCCTGTGTCGGCTGGCGGTTCTTCGGATGTGGTGCTGGTTGCTGACCGTCAAGAGAAGATGTCGATGGACGAGTTGTTTGCGCATATGGCTCGGTTGAAGGATGACCCTGGCGTGTGGGAGCAGGTGTTGTCGTCGCCCAGGGCGAATAGTGGTGAGTTGGCGAGTGTTGCCGATGGCGCGTTGGCGGCTGGTGGGCGTGAGCATCTACAGGTTGCTATTCGTGCGGTTCGTCATACGAACATGGGTAAGTTTTCTCGTCGTACTGCGATGGCGCATCCTGATTTGTGGGATGAGGCGTTGTCCGACCCCGATTTTTACGGATGGAGCGATGAGGATGTGCGTGACGTTCAGGAGGTGTCGCGTGAGAGGGGTTTGTCTGATGAGGATGCGCGTCGGTGTGTGTTAGATCGTTTCCGTGAGCGTGACATGCGGGAGTTGTTTCCGTCTCCCAATAGGGAGGGGCGGTTCATGAATGATGAGCCGATGGGAGGCGATTATCGGATGCGCGGTTTTGTGCGTCCTGAGCCTGAGTCTTTCCGTAAGGTTGCGCGTCGGTCGCCTGGTTCGTTGCCGGATGAGGCACTTATTCGTGATGTTTCTGAGCGGCTTTTGGGCGATAGCGTAGGCGAGTAGCGGCTGCCCGGAGGGGTACGTGCGGGTGGCGTGTGTGAGCGTGTGGCGGTTCTGTCACGGCGTTTGCGCGCGCCGCACGTTTTTGTGTGCTAGAATGATGGTGTTCAGACGACAACGAAGCGCATAAGCGGCCTCTCATATGGCGGAGCGCGTGCGACTGGGGATAAGGAAGTGCAGCATGGCTACTAACAGCAAGACGGAAGATACCGCCTGGTGGACTTTTGATGCAGGGTGGAATGTTCACGTCGCCAACAGGGAGGCGCTGCTGCGTGAGGCTGACCGACTACTGGACGGACGGGACTTGTCACGCGAGTTCATGAACGAGTGTGTACACTTGTTTATGATGACACTCTGCTCTCATTGGGGGCGTGTGCCGTCGGTTGAGTTGGGGAACACACTGGAAGCGGCGGTGCGTGAACAGGCGCGTATGTTGTTCGCTGGTGAGCTGTCTGGTTCGACGCCTGACGGGTATGATCTGCGTAAGCGCGAGGATGCGCGCGTGTGGCTTTCGGGTGCGCTGACGCGTGTCGCCGGTTCGCTCATGGACCGTGCTCGCCTGATTGGGTCGGCAGTGGAGCCGGAGGCTGCTGCTATCGAGTGGGCTGTTGGACGGGTGATGGTGGCGCAGTTCGCTCGTGTCGCTCAGCGCGTGTGAAAGACTACGAAGGGATTAGCCTGTGGAAGATAACGAGAAGAAGCTCGCGTGGGTTGTTGACGAGGGCGGCAACGTTCACGCAAATAGTGAGAAACTGCTGCTACGTGAGGTTGACAGCTTGATGAGAGACGAGAACATGTCAAGTTCCTTGCTTTCATCTTTCGAGAACGTGTTTGTTGATTCTCTCGCTGCGGCTGGCTACGTTCCGAAGGATGAGTATCGGAACATATTGCGTCTAGCTGCGCGCGTACACGTTTTGAGGCTGTTTGGTGACGAGAAGCCGCCAGTGGATGCGCTTGGCGACGATGGGGTGATGCGTAGGTTCCTTGCTGACGCTTTGACGCGTAGCGTCCAGTCGCTTGTTGATGCTGCGCGTCAGATTGGCAGGAGTAGGGATTCGGAGGCTGCGGCTTTCCGGTGGGTGAAGGGTAGACTTGCGAAAACCCGGTATGCTCGGTTTGTGTCGCGCATGTGATGTGTTTGTCTTTTCTTGATTGTTGGTTTGGAATGGTGAGGTAGGCTTTATGCGGATGATTGATTGCGCGACTGGCGACGAGCGGGACGTTGACTTGGCAGAGTTGGCGCAGGGTTTACGGCAGTTGAGGGTTTCGCTGCTATTGGCTATATAGCTGGTATTGAGTGTATTCTTGGGAGGGCGCGTTGGCTAAAAACCAGACGTACAGGGCGTTTACCGCGCGCCCGGCCCACGTCCTAGACTTGAATGGCGAGCTACTAGATAGTGCGTCTGTTTTGGCGTCTCTCGCGTCTGAGGTTCGGGACATCTCGGCTTACGCAACATATGTGGTCCGCAACGATGAGGTTTTGGGTGACGAGCTGTCTCGTGTTACCGCCACTCAACCAGCGACGGCTGGTCGCCGGGCGGGCGTGGCGATGCCTGATTTTCTAGTGTCGGGTAAGAGTGGTAGGTCACGTAAAGAGTGGCTTGTACAGTACAATGCTGTGACCGCTTGCCGCTCCTACCAGGAACGGGTTAAAGCCGCGAACGGTGAAAGTTCTAAGTATGTGAGCCAGGGCTGGAAGCGCACCGCGAACGGTTCCGCACCGTCGTATGGTGAGGACTACGTGAACCTTGGCGCGGTGGATAAGCAATATGCGGCCATTGAGAATAACCCTTTCGCTGACGGTGAGATTATCCTACGGATGGTTATTCAGGGCGCATGGTATCGGCTGATCTTCAACTTCGACAACGCCAGGTTCACCGAAGGCAGGGTCACACTGCCTGTCATTAAGGTCCAGGACGGTGAGCCTGTCTTTATCTTCACGGTTGTGACTGATAACCCGGTTGTCCAGTTTTCGGGAGACTATACCATCGGCGTTGACGTGGGAATCAACAACTACGCTACTGTCGTGGTACGTGATACTAAGACAGGGCGGATAGCCCATGAGACGACACTCTCTCAGCGGGTTCACTCGCTCTGGAACAGTGCGCGAGCGTCGCAGCGGCAAGTCCACGACCTGAGAAAGAAAGCCGCGACGTTGCTTCATGATCGGCAGGCGCGCATGGCGGCGTTGGATGAGGCGCAGTTTCACCGGGAGGCGGCTTCCCGGAAGAAGCGCGAGTTGGCGATTCTCGCCGCACAAGAGATAGCTGACCTCTCTCATGCGTGGGGTAACGCCGTCATTGCCGTGGAAGATTTGAGCTGGGTGAGAAACACCATGCGGAACGGGCGCTGGAATCGCGGCGAGTTGGTTAAGTGGCTCACTCACTACGTGTCACAGAACGGCGGGTGGGTCGTGGCAGTCAACCCGGCTAACACGTCGCAACAGTGTTATAAATGTGGCTCCAAGGTAGCGCACCCCACGCACGAGTTGTCCGTCTGCGCTGAGCACGGGACGATGGACCGGGATGTGAACGCTGCGGCAAACATCGCGGCACGAGCCGTTCCGCGAGTAGCTAAAGCGAGGGTGACGCGGGCGAAAAACCGGAAGCTACAGCCACAAGCGCCACTCAAAACTCCCGTGACTAGAAACTCGCTAAAGTATCCGGGTAGGGACAGGACGAAGAGCAAGCCGACTCCGAAAAGGAAGAACCATCGTCGAGCTTCTGAGGGGGTGATTCTTCCCTCATGCCCCGCTAGGGCACAAGCATACAGTTTGGAGGCCAGCGTACTAGCGGACCAGGGCGCATGTAACACCCCGGGGACCATTCAGGCGGCACTCAAACAGGGTTGCGTAACCTACAACTGTATGTTATTGTAGCCTTATTTGATACGGCGACGTGTTCTACGATGAGGGAGGAGTGTACGTGCGCGCGCAGACATTGAACGGGCACCCGCGTATTGTGACTGAGATGGGGCTTATATGCTCACTTGGGGAGATTGAGCGCGCGTTCAAGGCGAACGGGCGCATCCCGAAGCTGGCGCGTTATCAGGAGGTGTGGGCGCATGATCGCGTTTGACCCGCTTATGGACGAGGTGCGGGACTTTGACCTGCACTCTGGTGACGTGTTCGAGGCCGGTAACGAGGTGTTCCTGGTTACCATGTCTGGCGACTTTTCGCTGCGCGTTATTGATATGTTTGGTCGCTCGCGTTCGGTTGATGAGTGCGAGTGGTATGTGATGAAGAAGCGTGTTGTTCCTGTGATGTTGCGTCGCCTGGGCGTGAGGTTGTGTCGGTCATGATCGTCGGTTTTCGTGAGTTTGAGGGGCAGTTCAGTAGTCGGCTAGAGTTTTGTGTCGGCGCTGTACTGGTTAGCCCGGATGGCGTTCAGTATGAGTGCGTCAAGCGCAGCAGCTACGGGGCGCAGTGGAAAATTGTCGGCGGCCAGGGCGATGACGGCTGTGTGTCTATCGTGCGGATGCGTGAGCTGGTGGGTGACGGCGCGGGGTGGATGGTCGCTGAGGTTATCCCTGATGCCGTGTTCATTGTGGTTGACGCGGATAATGGGAGCCTGGGTGTTGGGGGTGGTCAGGGTGCGTCGCGTGCGCGAGTGTTCTTTTCTCGTGAGCGCGCAGAGAAAGCTGTCAAGAATATGGGCGCATGGAACGACACTAGCTCCTACCGTGTTGTCGAGTACAAAATGGCTGAAAGGAACATGTAGAGTGAACATGAAGAAGATCGTTGCCACTATCGTGGGGCTGGTTGTCGCTGGCCTGTTGAGTGCATGTACGGCCGCTGAGGTTGCGTCGAGCAACATTTCGCAGGATAGCGACAATTTCAAGATTATGCGGCGCATCACGTTTGTCAACGGTATTACCGACAAGTATCTGTTGACGATTGAGGGACTGTGTTCGATCAAGGCGGACAGTGCCGACAAGCAGATCGAGGTGACCTGCAAGACCGACGAAGGGAAGTACAAGAAGCATTACCTTGGCCTGTCGGATAACGTGACATACGTTGTCGAGCAGGTGGAGGCGTCCGATACTGACACGTTCCATTACAAGGTTGTGTATCGTCCTGAGACTCTGGTGCCGGACATTGAGATGCAGACTTCCTCGTCATCGTCGCAGTCTGGTAGCTGACGCGTCTTTATCCGCGAGCGCTGCTAGCGATAGGGCGGGGCTGTTTGCCCCCGCCCTATCGCGCGAACACCTCGTGTGCGCCGCTGTGTCCCCCCCGCTGGGTGCGCGTATGCGTGCCTGGCGGGGCGCTTTTTGTTTGCACGGGGTGAGCTTTCGTGCTATCCTTGGAGTTAGCAAACAAAAGTCAACACAAAGGGGAACAACATGTCCTGCAATTGCCAAAAGTGCCTTTACGAGGAGCCGACGACAACCGATTTTACCGCGCACAGTGCAGGCGGCGACCACGCGACTTTCGACACTAGCAAGGCGGTTGCTGGTACGTTCGTTGAGATCGGCGCTAGGCGATTCTTCAAAATTGGCGACCCGGACGTGTGGGTAACGAGGGACGGCGAGCACCTAACCCGTGAAGAGTTTGCGCGGATTGTGCAGAATACAACGACGCCCGTTGTCGTGAACCCCGCTGAGGTGCGGTGGTACGAGCGTCCCGTGGATGAGTGATAATCGCCTTTTTGTGACTGACGGTCACTCTCTCTGTAAGCGCCCTGCCGGTGGTGTGTTGCCACTGGCGGGGCGCTTTCGTCTGTGGGGTGATGCACTTTCGCTCGTGCGTCTCTGGGCTATTTCGTGGGTGGAAAGGTGGTGTGTCTGTGTGGCTGGTGTTGCTGGTTTGTGGAGTGTTGACGCTGACGGTTTAGTGAGTGTTGCTGATGATGGCGTGTTGCGTGGTGTGGTCCAGGGTGCGGTGAGCGCCCGCGCGGTTCCTGATGCGTTTGTTGATTCGTGTGTGGAGTTGTTTTTCCGTGTGTTGCGTGCTCGCGGTCTCATGGTGGACGATGATGCGGTGAGGTTGGCGCTGTCGGGTGCGGCTGGTGAGCTTGTGTGCGCAGTGTTGCCAGGTGAGCAGTCGTTGGCATCGCTCGGCGTTGATGCGGTTGCCGCTGGGTTGGCGCGCGTGGGCGACATCGTGTGCGGTGCAGCTATCTCGGTTGCCGATAGTGACGACGTTGAGAGGGAGGCGCTGCGCTTGGCTGAGAGCGCGCGATTGATCGCTGCCGCGTCTGATGGCGTGTTCTGATGTGCGCGCATCAGCGAGCACCCTGGTGTAGCGCCGTGTGCTTTGTCTCGTGCAACCGCGTGTCGTGGCTGCGCACCTCTCCCGGTTCGCTGCATGGCGTTTTGAGGCGATGTGAGGGCGCGGGTGGCTGTGGGCGCGCTCGTGGCGCGAAAGCGCGCGAGAGGCGCGTCTGGACACCATATCGGGGGCGCTGCGGGTTGGGTGACGCTCACGGGGTGCGTTCGTGGGCGCGGATGCTTACGCTGGGTTCACTCATATGTAGCGCGTGTCACTTGCGCGTGGTGGAATAGATGAGCGTCGGCAGGCGTTACCAATGACGGGTGAACTGTTCGCAGGTGAGGTTTTGACCATTCGTTCGCGCGCGCGTATAGTGGAGCACAACTGCAAGCGTAGCATCCACGTTGGATGCGTGATTGAGTGAGGTAGATGTTCTGTGAGTGGGTCGGACGCTCAGGTGGATGGCTGCGTAGAGGCGAGTAATGTGTGGCCGTGGCCTAGTCGAGATTCGGTTAGCCGAGTGACGGCTATCATTACGAGAGGTCGGGGCGAAGAACCGTGGGAGGTCGAAAAAGTGGTGGCTGCTATCTTGTGGGAGGAGACCCGAGAAGCGTTCCGTAGGTGGGCGCTACGGAATACGCAAGTTGATCTGCCGAACATGCAGCTTCTGAGCGAAAAGATTGACGCAGAGGCAGAGAACGTTATGAAAGACTTTTTTGTTAACGGCAGTCATTTATGTTCAGGTCGGTTCGTAGAAGCCTGTCATAGGGGGCGCCTTGAGGTGGCGAGACTTGTCAGGCGGCTTAAGGGATATGTTGGGCGCTGGAACCGGTCAGGTAAGGATTTTCTTCCCGCATGGGACAGGGGTGTGTGGATGCGGATCGTTTGGCTCGGTCTCGAAAACAACAGGGATGTGGATATAACTTGGAATGAGCCGGGTCAGCTAGCTTGGTGAAGTTTTGGCGCGCATTGCCCCTTGCGATATTATGGTGTCGCGAGGGGTGGTTGTGCTGTTCGCGCGCGCGAACGGCGTCGCCGTTTTGGATAGTGAGAAGGTTAGCGAGGAGAGGGAATGTCGGAGCTGTTCATGAACAACTCGTCCATGAGCGTGGGCGCGTCGATTGATGCCGCGCGTTTCTCCTCCGATGTTTCTGCTGATTCCACTCGTCGTGGAGTGGACGCTGCCGGTTCGCGTGTGGAGTTGGGTTCGTTTGTTCCGTTGAAGCCGTGCGAGAAGTATCCGAAGTGGCATAAAACCAGTGTTCGCGTGGATGCTGACGAGATGGTGGTCCGCTCGGGTTTTCCGGTGTGGCCGAGCGTGGAGGCTGCGGCGGGTGACGGTGAGTTTTTGGTCACGTCGCACGGCCTCGCCGTTCTTGACTTGGACTTTCACGATCATGTGGATGAGCCTCAACGTAAGGGTGACCGCACGTATTTCTGGATGCTCCTGCGTGGCCTTACTGGTGTGGAGCGCGTGTACGTGTCTCGCACCGGTTCTGGCGGATGCCACGCGCCCCTGCTCATTCCTGAGCGCTTGTATGATGAGTTTCCGTTGCTCTGGTTTGTGTTTGGCCGCGTGACGTACGCCAACAAATCCCACAGGACTGTGGGCGGTCGTGCGTTGCGTGCGTTCGCCGCTGAGATTAACGATAGTGTTGCCGCTGTGGTGGCTGACCGTGTGGACGTGTCGGCTGGTGATAAGCGGACGGGTGTGCGCGCCGATGGTGTACGCGAAACTGACAGTGTTGTTTCTTTCCATGACCCTGATGCGCGGTTCCGCGTGATCGTTCCCGATAACGTGTTGTGCGGTGTTAGCGAGGGGGCGGCGCGTGCTGCGTTGTCCGAGTACACGGCTGCGTATGCTCGTGGTAACGGTGAGGAGATGGCGCGCGCTGCTGGCGTATTCCCCCCTGTGGGTGTGTTGTCAGAGGATGCTGCGCGTCGGTTGAGTGAGCTTGTGTTGCGTGAGCTGATGGTTCCTGGCGTGGCACTCAGCGGCGCGGATGAGGGTCTTGCTACTCGCCCTCGCGTGCTGGACGCGTTGCCGGGCGCTGTTCGTGTGACGGTGGTATCTGGCAGCGCGTCGGGTAAGGTGACGCCGTGGGGGCTGCCGCGTGTTTCTGAGAACGCGTTGCGTCGTCGTACGCGTAGCGTGGCGCGCCGCGTTCATACTCTCGCCGATAAGGGTGTGGTCAAGGGTCGTCCCAATGTTTTGCTTGCTACTGTTGAGGATGCTCGTTTTGCTGTGTGCGAGGGTTTTGTGAACCCTCTTGTGTGGGGCGCTCATGCGGGCGATGTTCTGTCGGTGGTGGAGCGCGCAGCGCTGGTGCGTGGCGAGTTGCACCTGTCTGGTGTGGGCGTGTTGTGGAGGCTTGTGTGTTCTCTCGTTGACCCGGCTGGTCTCACCTTGTCGGATGAGGCGCTGGACGCTGCGGCGGGCGGCGAGGTACTGTCGAAGGTGGCTGAGGCTAGTTTTCCGGCGTTGGGCGGTCAACGCGGTGTAGACGCGGCGTCTGGTTCTGATGGCGCGTCGCGTGAGCGTACGTTGGCTTTGGCGTGCGCCGAGAGTGTGCATGCGGCTAACAGTGCGGGTGGCGCTCGTAAGCGTTCTTTTGCTGCGTTTAAGTCTCGTCGTAGTCAGGTGGCGGGCCGTGGCGTGGGTGTGGTGGATGCGCTCGGCATGATGCGCGTGGTTGAGTCGTTGGGCTGGTTTAATGACACGTCCGCCCGTGACGTGTTTACGTTTAGTGCGAAGTGGGCGGATATGATCGCTCGCGCCACGTATGCTGGCAGTGATGGCGTTGATGTTGCACGGTCGTGGCGTTTTTGTACGGTGACGTTCGCTGAGGCTGCGGCGGAAGGACTGCTGCCGTTTGTTGATCGCGTGGTGTGGATGCTGTCGCGCATGGGCGGTAGTGGCGCTGTTGTGGCGTATTCGGGTGATGACGTGAGGCGCGCTCACCGTGTGATCGCTGAGCAGGCTGACGCTGCTCGTGACGCGCTGTTTGATGGCGACTCGTCTTTGGTGGAGTCTGTTTTCCGCGTGGTGGCGGGTAGTGCTGCGCGCGTGTCCGCCATGTTCCCTCGCGTGCGTGTGCGTGGCGTGGATGGCGCGGTTGTTGCCGCCCTGGATGAGGCGGGCGATGAGGCTCGTGTTGCTCCGGTGCGTTTCTTGTCTCCCGATGTGGTGGAGGCCGTGTGTGATCGCCTGACTCGTGAGGGTGACGCGAATGGTGTTCATGGCTTGTTGGTGGGGTGGGCGCTTGTGGTGCGCCGCGTGTTGTCGCGCCTGTTTGCTTCTGACGCTGAGCGTGAGGGCGGCTCCGCCGCTGCTGGTTCTGCCGTGTCTGGTGATGCTGCTGCCGATGAGGCGCGTTTCCTCCTGCTGGCTTCTCGTAAGCAGAGTGGGCACGTGGAGTTGGGCGCTCGCGGCGAACAGGGCGTGTTGGACTATGAGCGCGCTCTTTCGTTGGTGCGCGAGCGCGTGGACACTCACACTCGCTCTCTGACGTTTGTGTCGCGCCGGTCGCGTGATAAGGCTGAACGCTTGAAGCGTGACGCAGACGCGATGCTACAGAATTTGTGGCTACTGTCGTTGCAGGGTGCGACGGGGCGTCTGTCGGGTAATCGTGAGCGCCTGCGTACCTTGTTGCGTGAAGCGTCCGAGGGGGCGGGTGATACGCGTGGCGCGACTCAGAGCAACAAGGTTGTGAATGAGCGCGTGAAGGAAGCTCTGCGTCTCTTGTGTGATGTGGGCGTGTTGTCGTTGGATAAGATGCAGCGCGCTCCGATTGGTGGCGTGGGTGGCAGGTCGAGCGTGTATTCGATTCGCCGCGAGTACCTGTGTCAGGATGCGTCTGTGGTGCGCGCGTTGGAGGTGTTGCGTAGCACGCTGGTTCCCTTGTTGTCTGCGCAGTTTGCGCAGGGGTGCGCGTTGGACGTGTCTGTGGGTGAGGACGGTGCTCTGCGTTTTGGCGGACGTACTATCGCCCAGTGGGATGCTTTGGGCGGGAAGTGGCGTCGGCGTATGCGCGGCCATTCGCCTGCTTCTCGCGTGGCTGTCGGTGATCGTTTGTTTGCGTCTCGTGACCGCGCCGTGTTGGATAAGCTGGTGGCGGGGTTTGCTCGCGCCGCTGGTCTGACTGGCGGGAGTGCTTCTGCTGTGGGTGTGGCTCGTGCTGCTGCTCGCTGTGCTGCCGTGTCTGGTCGTGAGTTGTTCTCGCATCAGGTGGCGATTTGTGAGTTGGCGGCGTTGGCTGCTCGTGGCACCCCTGGTGTGCGTGTGGTGGCGGGTGAGCCGATGCCGCATATGGTGGAGTCTGGTTCGTCGAAGTCTGGCGCGTCTCGCCAGGTTGAGGCCGTGCGTCGTGAGGTTGCGCGCGACGCGTGGGATGGCGTAGAGCCTGGGACGAGCGAGTTTGCGGCGCGCACGGATGAGGTGTTCAGTAACCCTGAGCGTACGCCGTCTCACCTGTTGAAGGATGGTGGGCGTAGCGCGCGGGTGCGTGAGTTGTATGTTCCTGTGGTTGTGCTCGTGGCTGAGAGTAGCCCGCTGCTGGCTGATGAGCGGTTTGCGCGTGTGATGTGTCAGGCGTTCCCGGCGACGGGTGAGCGCGGTATTGCGTTGTTTGTGCCTGCGTCGCTGGTGGATGCTGGTGGTGCGGCCGCGTTTGCTACGTCGAGTAATCGTTCGCGTAAGTATTTTGAGGTGTTTGCGGCTGCTGTTGCTTCTGCGATTGCTGGGGGCGTGGGGTCCGGGTTGGAGTTGACGCTGGGTGTGCGTTCACTGTTTTCTCAGTTGTGCGCGGCGCATGACGGCATTGAGGCGTTGGATGGCGGCTACATCCTGGCTGGCGGCTCCGACGTGAATGAGGCTGCTCTTGCTGGCGTGAGCGAATGTGTGGCTGGATTGTCGGGGCGCGTGTTGGAGCTGGCTGCGGTTGGTTTCGATGAGGCGCGTCCTGGTATGGCTAAGTTTGTGACGGACAATGAGCGTCAGCGCCTGAATGGGTTGAGTGAGGCCGAGCGGGCGGCTGAGGCTGCGAAGCGTCTTAATGGGCTTGCGTCTGTGGTGGACTCGTTGGGTGAGTATGCTCCTGATGGCGTGGATGCTGATGAGTGGGTTGCTCGCCTGCTCGCGGCTGCGGTTGTTGCGTGGAGTAGTTCGGTGACGTCTCGTGTGGCGCGCGCTGACGGTAACGCGGTGTGTGCGGTGTTGTTGCGTGTGCTGTCTGGCGTGTCGGCGGCGTCCACTGGTGGCGGGCTTGGCGCGGTGCCTGAGCCGGTTGGTTGGGTGCTGCGAGCGTAGCGCGGCTGCGCCGCACCGTGTGAATTGAATACTCTCCTGGTTTCCCTGGCACCGTCGTGGTGTGCGGGGTTTTCGTGTTTGTCTGGTAGCTGTTTTAGGCTGTTTTGTGGACGTTTTGTGTCTACATGTGTGGATGTTGTGGGGTGTGCCTCGTGCGTGTGTGGGTGGGGTTGCGTCTCTCGTGCATGGGTTGTTGGGTGCGTCTTGCTAGTTTTTCCCCGTGTCATTATTGCCTAGAGATAGAGGTGGGGGTACTGTGGTGGGGGGGTGGAATACGCGATGAGGTTGGGTACAAGATATTAAGGTGGTGTGTAAGCGACAGTGAGTGGGGGTGCGGAGGGGTTGGGTAAGAATCGGACTTACAGGGCCTTTGTAGCGTACCCTACCATGATCGTAAGTTTAGGTGGGGAACTGTTAAATGCTGCCCCTGTCATGAGTCAGCTTGCGTCTGAGGTTCGAGACGTTTCTAGCTATGCAACTTACGTGGTTCGCAATGATACGGCTCTAGGTGAGAAATTAGCGGGCATCGCTGTATCCGTACCAGCCGAGGCGGGCCGCAAGGCGGGTATTACCATGCCTGATTTTCTGTCGTCTGGGCGAACTGGTAGATCGCGTAAAGAGAAGCTGCTCCAATACAACGTTGTCACGTCATATCGTTCCTACGAGGAGCGTGTTAATGCTGTGAACGGTGAGAGTTCCAAGTACGTGAGTCAAGGCTGGAAGCGCACCGTAAATGCTTCACCGCCCTCGTATGGCAAGGATTACGTGAACCTCGGCACTGTGGACCGCGCTTATGCCTGTATTGAGAATGACCCGTTTACTGACGGTGAAATTGTCTTGAAGATGGTTGTTCAGGGCGCGTGGTACCGACTGATTTTCAACTTTGATGACAAGAGGTTCACTGAGGGCAAGGTTACCCTACCCGTTATTAAGGTTCAGGACGGTGAGCCTGTCTTTATCTTCACGGTCGTGACAGATAACCCGGTTGTGCAGTTTTCGGGGGACTATGTTATCGGCGTGGACGTGGGGGTCACGGATTACGCCACTGTTGTTGTGCGCGAGGTTGCGACTGGGCGAATAGTGCATCAAACGACGCTCTCCCAGAGGGTCCACTCGCTGTGGAACAGCGTGCGCGCGTCTGAGGCTCAGGTCCGCGAACTCAAAGCTAAGGCTGTGACGTTGCTCCATGATCGGCAATCGCGCATGGCCGCGCTGGATGAGGCGCAGTTTCACCGCGAGGCCGCGTCCCGTAAAAAGAGGGAACTAGCGATTCTCGCCGCACAAGAGATAGCCTATCTGTCGCACGCGTGGGGCAACGCGGTCGTTGCGGTGGAAGATTTAGGCTGGATTAGAAACACGATGCAGCATGGCAGGTGGAATCGCGGGGCGCTCGTGCAGTGGTTGACTCATTACGTGTCGCAGAACGGCGGGTGGGTCGTGGCTGTGAACCCAGCCAACACGTCGCAACGGTGCCACACGTGCGGAGCTAAAGTCTCGCACCCAAACCGCAAGCTATCCGTATGCCCCGAACACGGCGCAATGGACCGTGACGTTAACGCTGCGGCTAACATCGCCGCCCGTGCCGTGCCGCGCGTGGTGAAAGCAAGGGTGACACGCGCGAAAAACAGGAAGCTACAGCCACAGGCTCCGCTCAGGACGCCCGTGGCTAGAAAATCGTTGAGGTATCCGGGGCGGGACCGAACCAAGAATAAGCCTACTCCGAGAAGGAAGAAGAACTGCCTCATTTCTAAGGGGGTGATTCTTCCTGTATGCCCCGCTAGGGCACAAGCGCAACGCTTGGAGGCCAGGGTACTAGCGGACCAGAGTACATGTAACAACCTGGGGACCGTTCAGGCGGCACTCAAACGAGGAAACGTAGCCTACAAATGTAGGCTATGCAGCCTTGTTTGATACTCTAAATTGACTAAAGGTAGAGGTTGGGGCAGAACCGTCTCAGCCATGCGCTTAGTGCATTGGCGTAGTCGCTTGCCCAGTCGCGCTGTTCCCCCCGTTAGTACCCGGCCACGCGCCTGACTTTTCCTTTGTTAACACACAGTCCTTTCGGACAACCCGGAGCGCGAGATAGTTAAATTGTTGAAATACTTGTTTTTGGGTGCAAAAGTGGCGGGACGCAACCCTTTTATGCGCTGGGTTGCGTCCCGCCGTAACTGTTGACGCGCGTGGCGCTTACTTGATTCGTCGTAGGACGAGGACGGTTTTTGTCGGCCACGGCAGTCGGTCGATGTCGTAGAGGCGTTGGAGGTGCGTGAGGTAGGTTTCATCCCATTCGTCGTACTGCTGTTCGACGGTGCAGTCTCCCCAGTAGCGAAGGTGCATGCTGAGGGCGTTTTGCGCGCTTCCGTAGCATTCCGCTGCCTCTCGCGGGAGAGAATCAAGCCCCCACACGGAGTGGAAGGCGATTTCGTAGATGTTGTCCGGGTCGGCGTGGAGTTCAAGGTTGTTCCAGTCGATCTTGTAGTTGTTGACGTTACCGATACGGATAACACCGTTCACTGCGAGTGTGCCAACCCAGGTGAGGATTTCACGCATGGCTTCCTCTGACGTGGCTTTCAGCATTCGTGGCGGCTGCGAGTGGAGTTGAAACCGGACTCCCGTCCAGTCGCGGACGATGGCCACGCCACCTTTGGCGACGAGCTTCCAGGTGGCCTCAATTTCCTCAAAGCCGCAGTCGTCCTGGCTTGTGAACTCATGGAGGACACTGGACAGGAATACTACGTCGTATCGGCCCGCGCCATGCTCGTGGAGGTCTTTCTTTGTGCGAAAGGTGGCTCCCGCGTCTCGCATGGCGGCCTCAACTATGTTGCTGATGTCGTGGCACTCGTACACGCCGCCAGCGGCTTCGACGCGTTGACGGATACCGTTTTCGCTGGGCATCCCGCACCCGTAGTCGAGGATGCGCGCGCCGGGTGTGACGTATGGTTCTAGTGCCGCCCATTTGCGGTCGAGTGTCGCGTCCATGCGGCGCGCGTACTCGGGGGCTGTGGTGTGCGTGTAGTTGTCTGTAGTCAAGGGGCGTTTCCTCTCTCCGTCGTTTATCTTGTTGTTTGCGCGTTGCTTGCTTGCTACCTGCTACGGGCGGGTGATGGTGTGGCGTGTGGTTGCGCCGTACCACTTAAAGATGAAGTCGAGCGCATCCCCAGCGTCGTATGGTGCGCCGGAGTGGTCTGTTTCGCGCCCGTTGATGTTGTATGAGCGCTCGTCGATGCGGCGCACGGTGACGGGCGTGTACCTATCACGCATGGTGATGGTGGCTCCTACGGTGAAGGTGTCGTCAATGTCGTCGCTGTTGATTGGTACCTGTTCGCCGGTTTCTTCATCAACGAAAACGGTGTCCTCGTCAGCGTAGAAGTGATAGTGGGAACCGACCCACATTTCCCCCACTTGCGTGAGCGCGGCGCTCTCGGGCGTGGTGTAGGGCGTTTTGGTGAGCGCCACGCGCTTGCCGTCGGTGGTGGCGGCGTAGACGGTGCCGTTCTTGTCGATGGTGATGGCAATGTATTCTGTGCGGTCGGTGGCCGCCGTGATGTGGGGCGCGTATGGTTCTACGTCGAGGCGCACGAACATGGTGTTGTGGATGTTGCCGTGCTCTTGGAACCCAATGACGCTTGCGCTCTGGAAGATGCTGTCAACCCTCATTGGTGTGTGGAAAAGAATGGTGGTCTGCATGGCGGTTTCTCCTGTGTGGGGTTTGTGGTGTGTTACAGCAGTCCGAACAGAAAAAACATGCCCAAGACGCAAAGGGAAGGGATGCCGAACAGGGAGAGGATAAAGAGGACTGCCTTTTCTCCCTCAGTGATGCCGCCGGGGTTTCCGTGACGACGCGTGAGGCGGATGTACCTCTTTTTAAGGAACTCGTATTCGCCGTATGCGTCGTTCTTGGCGTAAGTGTAATCTTCCTCGCCTTCGTAGATGTGTTGCGCGGCCTTGTATCGCCAGTACCGCATGTTCTTTTCGTTCTTGTATGTGGGGTTGGCGCGGTATTCCGCCTCACACGAGTCGGCGATTGCGTCTGCGATTGCGCCTAGCTTTGTTCGCGCGCTAAGGGTGTCGTTGATGTAGATTTCGCGCTTCTGCTCCTTGTACTGTTCGAGCAGGTCGTCAACGTCGTTGTTTTCTAGCAGACATTCTTTGCACATTGGTTTCTCCTTCGTGGGGTTGGTGGTGTGTTGTCTGGTTACAGTGTATCACGGTAGGAGCATCCGTGTCTACACGTGTAGATGTTTGATGCTGTGTGGGTGCGGATGTGTTGCGGCCCCGGAGGCGTGTGGTTGCCGTCCGGGGCAGCGTGTGTTCGTGTGTGTTGTGTTAGCGCTTCATGGCGCGTTCGATGTCGTGGAAGATGCTCGCGGTTCCAAACGGTGCGCGCATGTAGGTATGGTCCACGTGGAAGTATCTTCCGTTGGTCTTTTTGCGCGCTCCGCTCTGCGTGTGTGCCCAGGGTCCAACGATGATCGCGTACTCGGTAATCGTCTTGCAGGTGCGCTTATCTACCCAGTGCGTGTAGGTAACGCGCGCCTTAACGGGCGCGGTGGTTTTCTTGTCTGCGTCTTTTTCCTGACGCTGCGTCCATTTCTGGTAGAGAGTGTCTACGTCCTCGGTGGTTTCAACCCATTCGGGGATGCGCGGCAGGTAGAAGTCAGTGCAGTTGTACTGCTTGGAGGTGTGGTGCCATTCCTCCCAGCTCAGGAAGTGTTCACGCAGGAACGCGAACGGGTAGTTGTCGAGGTGCAGGGCTGCGCGCTTGTCGGCGGGGAGCGCGTCAAGGATGTCGCGCTTGTTCCATTTGGAGCGGGGGCGCAGTCCGCGCTCGTAGGCGGCAACAGCGTTGTTGCTCATGGACCAGTCGTCAGCGTAGCCTGCCATGATGTTTTCTCTCCTGTGGTGGTGTGGGGTGTTCCTTGGTGCGGCTACAGTGTATCACGGCATGGGGTTCGTGTCTACACGTGTAGAGGCGCGTGGTCGTGGCGTTAGCGGTGTGCTCGGGGGTACGCGTAAGCCCCGCTGGGGCGACCATGTGGCCTGCCCTGGCGGGGCTTGTGTGCGTTACCGTCGTTTGTTGGCTGTTACGCGTTCTTGATGCGGCTGGACATGTTCTTGGAGGCGTTCGAGATGGCCTCGCTGAGGCGGCCCCTGGCTTCCACGTAGAAGTGCCTTGTTAGCATGGTATCGACTGTGCCGAACTGTGACTCGGATGCTCGCATGTTGTTGGCGCTTTCGGCGTCGCGCACGGTGGGGAGGTCGTTCACGTTCAGCGAGTGCGAGGAGTGTGGGGTCGCCCATTCGTCTGCTTCTTTGTTGAAGAAGCGGGTGAGCATGAGTTCTGCCGCTTCCCTGTCGTAGTGCTTCATGGCCGCGCACAGGCGGTCGTTTGCCTGGTCGAGGAGAGCCAGCTTGTCGGAGCTGGCGCAAACGCCGGCAGTGGCAGCGAAGGAGTAAATGTTGCTGCTGTACGGGCGGACTGTGATTGTCAGTCCGATTTCGCGCTCGCGGAGGTCGCGCAGGAGAGCACCCGCCTCGTCCTCCTGGTGGGTGAGGCGGTGGACCTCGGCGACGAGGGCGAGCGCCGTGCTGGCAGCCATCGCGTCCTTGAAATACTGCATAGTTCCCTGCACGTATTCCTTATATGCGTCGGCGGCCAGGTAGTAGGCGACTGCCTGTTCTGCGATCTCGTTTTTCTCGTCCTGGGTGAACCACGCGTTAAAGAGGGGCATGTCGATGTGCCCGTCTGGTGTAACGATGTCCTGAAAGCCGTCTCGGTCGTTGTCTACGACGGCGAGGTTGGCGGTGGCATGGTTGTAGGCGTCGCGGGTGCTGGTGTAGGTGTCGGCAGCATCGTCGGCGAGCTTGGCGTAGTCGATGGTGTTGGCGGTCATGGTGTTTTTCTCTTTCTTGCGGTGGTGTTTTCTCTCGTGTCTGTATTCTATCACGCGCAACCTCTTTGTGTCTACATGTGTGGACGTGCTGTGTTGGGGTGCGTGGCCGTTGGTGGTGGCGCGGGGGTACGCGCAAGCCCCGCCGGGCGGCTGTGTTGCCTGTTCCCGGCGGGGCTTAGTGTTTGCGCGCCTCGTGTGCGCTTATTCTTGTGAGTGCTCGCGTGTTTTGTTGTACGCTTCGGCGGCGTTTTCAACGAACGTGAACAGGTCGCTCTCAGCTTTCTTGTATTTGTCGATGGAGTCGTTGTCGAGGGATGCGAGTATGGTGGTGGCGAATAGCTGCGCGTTGCGGTGGTTTTTCATATCTTGGATGGGTTTTAGCTCGTGCGTGTAGAGGAGGTAGTAGCTGTCGTAGGGCCATCCGTTTCCGTCGATTTCGTCCTTGAATGTGTGTGCGCGCATAGCGTCTATCGTGTCTCTGGGGTACGCGTCCATTGTTTCGCGTAGTTTTTCTGACGCTTGGCCGAGTAGTGCGCGTTTGTCGTCGTCGATGCGTATATCAAAGTTTTCGTAGAAGGAGAATGTGTGCTCGCCTTTGTTGGGGTTTGGTATGACAAGGACTTTCAGCGCGCCTTTGTCTTGGAGGTCGCGTAGGAGGTCGCCGACTTCGCCCTCTTGGTGGGTGAGGCGGTGTACTTGCGCTGTGAGCGCGAGTGCGGCGTCGCTTCCGAGGGCGGCTTGGAGGCTCTGGGCGAACGTGCTCATTTCACGTTCTGATTCTTCTGCTGTCTTATAGTAGTTGTCGGCTTGCTGGAGGAGCTTGATTTTGTCGGAGGCGGTGGGGAAGATGTGGGGGTTGGGAATGTCGCCGGATGGTGAGACGATGTGTTGGGTGAACCAGTCGCGGTTGCTGTTGAGCGCTTCCAGGTTTTCGGTCACATACTTGAAGTGTTCGCGGACCTCGCGGCTCTCGGCTGCGTCGGCTATGATCTCGTCATAGTCAATAACTTCGTTCTCACCGCCTGCGCTCGTGTCACCTTCCGTGTCTCCTGTGGTCGTGTTACTGTCTGGGGTTGCTTCGCTGTTGGCTGCGGGCGTGAACCCGCCCTTTTCCGCGTTTTCTTGTTCGGCGAGGTATGCTTCGCCGTCTGCGAGGGAAGCGAAATGTGGGGTTGGTTCGCCGTCTGCGACCGTCAGCTTGCACGCGCCTTCTCGCGCGGTGCATCGCACTACTTGTCCTGCTGCTTTGCCTCGAACGCCAATATGGAAACCTGCCATTGGGAAGCACGCTCCTCGTAATAGGGGGTAACAATGATGAAGTGGGTGTGCGACGCAAGGGGAGCGTGAGAGAGAACGCGTCCTGCGTTTGTGAACGTAATAGCTGCGAATGTAACAGAGGGGCGGGGCGCTCGCGTTGTGTGTAAACGTTGTTGGCTCCCCGCCCCTCGCTTTTTGGGGTGTTGTTAGTCCTCGTGAATAACGTATGGCAGGACTCTCTTAGTCCTGTATCCCAGCAGCTTATGAAGGAACTCATACCAGCTAACCTTGCAGCCGTCGGTGTTCACCCACGTCTCGTCAGCAAGACACGTCCACTTACAGCCATCAAGCCATATTGCTTTGCCTGGCTTTAGGAGACTAGAGTAAGTAGTGTTAATTCGGAAGCTAATGTACTCCATGATGCTAACAGGGACATCTTTGAGGTAGTTAATCCACTCGTCGTGCTTTGCTGTGAGTGCGTCGCTTGCTTTGGTCATGATCTTTCTCTTTTCGTTAAGGTTTGTTAGAATGAGTGCAGCGCGACTGCGACCTTGTATGCGACATCGCTGTCTTGGCGTGCGTGTTCGCGTATTTGCGTCGATGCGTTCTCGCGTGCCGCTTTCTCACGCTCTGCTCTCTCTGCTGGTTACTGGGAGAGGGTGTTCATGGCGGTGGGGGTGATGGCTGTGTAGTATGCGTTGTTGCCCTCCCACTGTCGCCTGATTTGTGCGGCGAGGTCGGAGCTGGTGATGGTGAGGCCGCTGTCGCTGACCCAGGGGCCGACGCGGTGGGTGTGGAGGTGGTCGCTGGTGCGGTAGTAGTTGCTGATGCTGCTGTGGAGGACGGTTCCGGCGGGGAGCTTGTGGATGTCGGTGTTTTCCCATTCGCCGCTGGTGGCGTTGTAGATGCGCGCGGTGGTGGGCGTGTCGTTGTTTCCGCTCTGGTTGTCGCGGTTGCGTCCCTGGTTGACGGCCTGGCTGTTGGTGTCCCGGTTGCCGGGCGCGCCTGCGTTTCGTCGCGCTGCGGGGTATTCTTCCGCGCCGGTGGTGGCTGCGCTGCGGGGCGCGTCCGCCGTGGGGGTGGCTGTGCGGATGTTGCGGTGGATTGTACGCGCCTTCTTGGTGGCATGCGCCGCTGTCTTGGCGGCGTAGTCTGCGAGCGCGTGGTGCCCGCGTGCCGTCTTTCGTGCGGTCTTGATTCGTTTTGGTCGGCGCAGAAGCGTCGCTCGCGCGTGGTTGTCACGGTTCGTGATGACGATATGCCGTGCGGCGTGGATGCGCTTAACGTTGAGGGTGTCGTGAAAAGCGTCGCCGTCCGGCATGGGGAGTTAACGATTTGTATGCTGGGCGCGCCTCCTCTTGGTTCGAGCGCGATTCACCCCGTGGTGCAGTTCTCGTTCAAGATGGAGGATGTGCAGGGTTTTTCTGTGGGTGAGCGCCCGATGTTGCACCGCTTGGAGTGGCGCGAACGTGAGGGGTTCGCTTATGCGCTGCGTTTCACTGGCGATAACGGTCCTGCGAGCGTGGATGAGGCTGTCGCTCGTGTGAAGGCGCGGGGTGGCTCTTGTTGGGGCGTGGAGGAAGCTGCCGAGCATGAGTGGCTCTTTGAGGAGCACTGTCCCCGGTAGGCGGCGGATGGATGGTTGCTGATTGGCGCGCCTGACGCTGGGCGCGCGGTAGGCTCCGGTGATGCCGCTCGTGAAAGCGGGCGCGTTGCTGGGGTTTCTTTTTGTGCGCGCGTTTCGCGATGTCGGGGCGCTTTCGGCGTGGTATAGTGGTTGTATCAAGAGGGCGTCGTTGTGTCGCCTGTGGAAAACTAGCTTGTAGGAGTGTCTGTTGCTTTTCTTTGGTATGTCTCCCGTGTATGTGCTGTCTGATGAGGAGTCTGCGGCGTTGTCGCGTGAGGAGGAGCCGCTGACGTGGCGCTTCGCGCTGTGTTCGCTGATGGCTGGTGTCGCGTTGGTGACGGCGCTTGCTTTTTTCGTGCATCACTTCGTGTGGCCCGTCCAGATTGTTGGTGACGTTGAGCGTCGGTTCACGTGGCACGAGAACGTGAACACGGTAACCGTTCATGGTTTTGACGGAAGCGAGTTATATACGCTGTCGGGTCACTGCTATGTCAGGAATCGCGGTAAGGTGGATGACGGTCGTCCGCACCCTGGTCCGGCCGTGGTGGCGTGCTATGATGAGGGTGTTCCTTTCCGCTACCCCGTTCGTGAAGGCATGTCGTTTACTATGGAGAATACGGGCGGCTCCTATGGTTGGGAGAAGCCTCGTGCGACTATCCGTGTGGCGGGTTCGTCGGTTTCTTACGGCCTGTCTGATTACGCGGGGCGCGGCGGCGACTGACGGCGGGTGTCGGCTGGTAGCTGCGGCAACTGTTTGGCGTGTGGCGGGGCGTTTCCTTCTTGTGGGGCGCGCCGTCGTTCGTTTATGTTCGCTTGCGCTTGTTGCGCGCGTTTTGTTCGCGGCCTGCGTACTGGCGTGGCTTGCGGCGTTTGATGACGTGCGCTCCCGTGTGGCGCGTGTCTCTATTGGTATTGTGGCGTGTGCGGCGCGCTGGTGGCTGACAGTCTGCTGGGCGGTCGGTCGGTTGACTGCGTGTTGCTGCTTGTTTATGTTTGTTCTGTCTTTTTGTGGAGTGTTCTGTCTTGTCTGTTCGTGTTCGTTTTGTTGATGGTTTTGTTGGCGTGTCTGATGCGCGTTTGTTTCATTCTCGCTCTGTCGCGTACAAGTGTTACTGGTTGGCGCGTGACGTGTTCGGTTATGGTGAGGAGTCTGCGCGCGTGGCGTATATGGCTGGGTGGTGTCATGATGCGGGGTATGCGTTTGCGCCGACGCAGCTCGATCACGCTGAGGCCGGTGGCGTGATTCTGAGCGATGCGGGCGCGTCGTTCGCTGATGCCGTGCGGTCTCACGGTGACCCGAACGTGTTGGCAATGAGTGACTTGCTGTTAATTGTGAATACGGCTGACATGATGTGTGGGCCGGATGGTGTTCCGGTGTCGTTCGATGAGCGCCTGTCTGATGTTGAGGCGCGTTATGGCGTGGGGAGCCGTCAGGCCGTTGATGTGGGCGTGATGCTGGGTGTGTTGCGGCGCGAGTTGGAGATGCGGGGTGTGAGCGTGGCGGCGGCTGAGCGTGCGGGCGTTGAGCGCGTAGACGCGGTGGGTGAGTCCGCCGAGTCGGTTGAGGGTGCGGCGGTCGCTGACGATACGGCGGATACGGGCGTGTCGGACGCAGCGGATGCAGTAGATTCGCTGTAGTCGCTTCTCGCGGCCTTTCACACGCCCGACCATCCGAGTACACGTTTTGCGCTTGCGAGGCCGTCAGCGGGCCGTACAGTGTGTTTCTTGCTGGTGTTAGCGGCTGTGGCGTAGTTACTCTCGCGTTGAAGTGTTTTCGCGTGAGAGCGTATGCCGTGTAGTGCCCGTTACGTCAGCCGGTGACACTCGTCGCATGTCGCGCGTCTGCGCGCCGCATGTGGTATAGTAGATGGTGTCGGGCGGGGTCCGCCACTGAGTCTTAGCATGTATGGAAAGAGGAAGAAAAATGTCTGCTGGTACGATTCGCGTGACCATGTTCCCCACAGGGGCTACCGTTAGCACGAAGCTGAGTCAGATTCCATCCGGTTCGCTACTCACATGCGCGAGCGGCGCGCTGTTCCGTCACTACGATAATGAGGGGAACCGTTACGTGTGGACGAGTGACGACGGCGATGTTTTCACTGACGTTGAACTACAGGAGCTTCTGGTGGAGCGTGGTGAGGTGCCTGTGGTGATGCGGTATAGGTGACCGCTTTTGCGCGGGTTGTTGACTGCCCGTGCCGCTCGTCCACGCCACGGTGTTTGCGTGTGGCGGGGACGGGTGCTATTGTCGTGGTGTTGGCAAGGTGCGCGAGTGGCCGAAGCGAGCGGCGTCGAAAACCGTAGCACCGTGAGGTGCCCAGGGTTCAAATCCCTGTCTTGCCGCCATTCATGTTGCGTTGTGTGCGCATAGTGAAGCCCCGCCGGGCACACGCTCCACAAGAGCGCCCGGCGGGGCTTGGTTGTTCTCGTTAGGGGCGCGTGTCACTCGCTGTGGTATTCGAGGGTTGACACGTGACGCGTACCCTTGTCGTATTCGACAACGATTCGCACGGGGAGGGGCGTACCGCGCTTGTGGATGCGGCGCTCGCTCGGATGCGCCTTGCCAATGAGATAGCGCCTATGACAGTTGAGGGTTTCGCTACTATTGGCTATATAGCTGGTGTTGAGTGTATTTTTGGGAGGGCGCGTTGGCTAAAAACCGGACGTACAGGGCGTTTGCCGCGCGCCCGACCCACATCCTAGATTTGAGCGGTGAGCTACTAGATAGTGCTCGTGTTTTAGTGTCTCTTGCGTCTGAGGTGCGGGACATTTCGGCTTATGCGACCTATGTGGTTCGTAACGACGAGGGTTTAGGTGACGAGCTGGCACGTGTCGCTACCGCCCAGCCTACGACGGCTGGTCGCCAGGCGGGCGTAACTATGCCCGACTTTCTAGTGTCGGGTAAGAGTGGTCGGTCGCGTAAGGAGATGCTGGTTCAGCATCGCGTGGTCACTGAGTTTCGCTCCTGGCAAGAAAGAGACAAAGCCGCAAATGGTGAGAGTGCCAAGTACGTGAGCCAAGGTTGGAAGCGTACTGTAGATGCGTCTGCGCCGGGCTATGGCGAGGATTACGTGAATCTCGGCGCTGTGAATAAGCAGTATGCAGCCATTGAGAACGATCCGTTTGCCGATGGTGAGATTATCCTGCGTCTGGTTATTCAAGGCGCATGGTATCGGCTGATTTTCAATTTCGATAACAAGCGGTTTCGCGAGGGAAAAGTAACCCTACCTGTCATTAAGGTCGAGAACGGTCAGCCGGTTTTTATTTTCACCGTCGTGACGGATAATCCGGTTGTGCAGTTTTCGGGAGACCATGTTATCGGCGTGGACGTGGGAATCAACAACTACGCCACCGTCGTGGTGCGCGAGGTTAAGACGGGGCGTATAGTGTATGAGACGACGCTTTCTCAGCGGGTTCATTCACTGTGGAACAGTGTCCGCACGTCGCAGCGACAGGTCCGTGCTCTGCGTCGGAAGGCCGCGACATTGCTTCATGATCGGCAAGCGCGCATGTCCGCGTTGGATGAGGCGCAGTTTCACCGTGAGGCCGCATCCAGGAAAAAGAGAGAACTAGCTATCCTGGCGGCGCAGGAGATAGCTTATCTCTCGCACGTGTGGGGTAACGCCGTCGTCGCCGTGGAAGATTTGAGCTGGGTCGTTAACACTATGCAGAACGGGCGCTGGAACCGAGGCGCTTTTGTGCAGTGGCTCACCCACTACGTGTCGCAGAACGGCGGCTGGGTTGTGTCGGTGAACTCTGCGCACACGTCGCAACAGTGCTATAAATGCGGGTCGCGCGTTTCTCACCCCACGCACGAGGTGTCCGTCTGCGCTGAGCACGGCACGATGGATAGGGACGTTAATGCTGCGGCAAATATTGCCGCACGTGCTGTTTCACGTGTGGTTAAGGCGCGAGCGACACGGGCGAAGAACAAGAAACTCAGGTTGCAGCCGCCGCTCAGGACACCTGTTACTAGAAACTCGTTGAGGTATCCTGGTAGGGACAGGACGAAAAACGAGCCTACTCCGAAAAGGAAGAACCACCGTCTAGTTTCTAGGGAGGTGATTCTTCCTTCATGTCCCGCTAGGGCACAAGCGCAACGCTTGGAGGTCACGGTACTAGCGGACCAGGGCGCGTGTAGCGCTTTGGGGACCAGCACGGCGGCACTCAAACAAGGAAACATGGCCTACAAATGTAGGTTATGCAGTCTTATTTGATACCGTATCTGGTCGCGGTTGATGACGTTCTCGGATTTTTGGAAGCGTCGGCGTGACCAAGCGCCCGAGGGCGTGGTGTGCTCGATCCAGCGCCGGTAGGTGGCGCTTGTGATGTCTGCGAGGGCTTCGTCGAGGCTCATCATGGGGTTGTTCCCTGCTTTCAGTATCGGGGTTTCTTATCTTGTTGCGTTCTTGGCGTATCACGTTCCCGTGGCGTTCGCTTACGCGGGAGTGGATGGCGCTTGTTGTTACTTGTTGATCGCTCCGTCGTAAATCTCGCTCATCATGAGAGTGACGAGGAGGGCGTCAATGCCGGTGACGGTGCCGCCTGCGTTGTTTCGCGTGATGGTGATGGTCGTATGTAGGGAGAACATGGCGCGCTCGGTTTCCCATGCGATGGCTCCGGTGTTGTCGGCGATGGTGGTCTGGTGGGTGAGGGAAGCGAAAACGGTTGTCGCGGTCCCCGTGATGTTGTCGCTGCCGTTCGCGTCGGTGTGGTGGATGTCCACGGTGGGCATGAGGGCGAGGACGCGTTCTTCGAGCGTACCTGTCGGATTGTTATTCCAATCGTAGAGAGTGGCGGTATGCGTGATCGCGTTCAGCTCTTCGGTTTCTGATGCGACGAGGTTGCCGTTCATGGTGGTGAGCGAGTACACGTCTCCGATGGAGTAGAGGGCTTGTCCGGTGACGGTGCCGACCTTGTTTCCGTCGGCTTCGATCACCCATTCGTCGCCCCACGAGAGGAGGCTCTTGGTTGCCGTGATCTCGTGGGCGTTGTTGATCGCGTCAAGGGCGGCTTGCGAGTCGGCCGTGTCGGCGGTGGGTGTGGCGGTGGGTGTGTTAGCACATCCGGCGGCGGTGGCCGCGAGCGCGAGGGTTGCGACCAGGGTGGTGAGGTGGCGCGTGATGGCGTTCATACTGTTGTTTCCTTTTCGTGGTTTTGTCGTTGTTGAGTGACTGTCGGCGGCCACGAGTGTTTCTTGTGTTCACCGTGGCTGCCGACTGTTGGTTGCGTTATCGGATATGGTTTGTGTGTTACGCGCGTGTCCACCATGTGCGGATGCGTGCGAGGATGCCGGTGTGGCGCTCGCTTTTCTCGTCGTCCTCATCGCGCGGGTAGGGGCGGGTGTCGGGGAAGGTGAGGATTGTCATTTCCTCGCCGAGGTATTCGCCGACGGTGCGTTCAGCCTCGTCTACGATGCGTTTGTATTCGTCGCTGAGGTTTGCTCGCCACGCTTGGAACAGCGCTTCGTCTGTGAAGGCGATGATGCCGCCGCAGATGGTAAGCGTACTCATGTGGAAGTTTGCGTCCCACGTTATGAACGTTCGTCCGGTGTTGGTGGTGACGTAGCCGCTCGTGTCGAGTACGGTGCTGGTGTCGTGTAGTTGTCCGTATCCGACGCTGCCGGAGTTGGCGTATGCTTTCTCGGTGTCGAGGAGGTATTTGCCTCCAAGGATGAGGTGGCTGCTGCCGTAGTGTCCGTTCTCCTTGAAGTGAATCTGTGTTTCGCTGATGTCTGCTGCGTCAACGGTGACGTAATCGGCGGAAACGTACTCTCCATCGAAAACGTCTCGTCCGTCCCAGTAGTTGAGGCGCACCTCGCCTGTTGTGATGCCGGTGTTCAGGGGTGAGTTCTTGATCTCGTTCCAAACCTCGGTGGAGTTGCGGGTCATGGTGTTGCTCCCTTGTGTGGTCTCTGTTGTGTTGTTCTTGTGTTTACAGTGTATCACGCGTTGGCGTGTGGCGCGCGAAGAAAACCCCGGACCAGAGATGAAACTGGTCCGGGGTTTTCTTACTTGCTCGCGCGCGTTTTAGAGTTGTAGGGGCGCGTCGATGATGAGGGGTGCGTCCCATGTTGGTGCTGGCGCGTCTTGCTTGGTGTTTGCGCTCGTGGTGTTGCTTGCGGGTGTTTCTTCCGGTTCGGGGGCTGTCTCGCTTTGTGGTTCTTGTGGTGTTTCCCAGGGCGCTAGTTTGCGTGTGGTGCCGTTTGCGCGGCGTGTCGTTGGGGCGTTTGCGCGGCTGATGGTGGTTGGTGCTTTGTTGGGGTTTGTAGCTGTGGGTGCTGGTGGTATTGCGTCCGTGCTGTGGGTGTTCGCGCTGTTTGGGCTGGTGTTGTTGGCGGTGTCTGTTTCGTTGGTGTCCGTATTGGTGCCGGTGTCTACGTCGCTACTGCCTGCGTTGTCGTCGTCTGCGCCACCGTTCGTGTCGCCAGTGTTGTCGTGTGGCGTGGTTTCGTGCTCGGTGAGTCCGAGGGCGAGGGTGTGGAGTGCGGCGGCGTGTTCTTGGATGGCGAGGCTTGCGCGTTCCATGTCGCCCTTGGCGCGTGCGTCTGCTTGCGCGTCCGCTGTGATGCGCTCTGCTTGTTCGCGTGCGTCGTTGATAATGGCGTCCGCTTGCTTGCGCGCGTCGGCGATGATGGTGTCGGCTTGTTCGCGCGCTTGTTGGAGCGCTTTTTCGAGGGTAGCGGTAATTCCGTCGAGTGGGTTGGTGGTGCGTGTCGTTTCGTTGCTGTTCATGTTTGTTCCTTTTCTTACGTTCGTGTTGCTTATTTACTTGATGCTTGATGTGGCTGCGCCGCCGCGACCGTTCGTGTTGGTCGGGCGGCGGCGCAAGTGGCGCATGGTGCGCGGTTAGATGAGACCGAGCGATTCTGGGGTGGTTCGTCCGTTGAATGGTTCGTTGTTGCTCGCGGTGAGGTTCGCGAACGTCTTGCCTGTACGCTTGGCGATCATCTCGTATGCGATGGTCCGCGCGTGGAACCATGTCTTATTCAGGAAGTCCTGCTCTTCCTGCGGCTTGTTTTCGTCAAAGAAAATGGTGTGGCTACCACGGAAGCCGCGCGGGCTGACATCTTTCCCGATGAAAGAGCCAATGTACGGCCATCCGTATGCGCGTTCTTCCACGCCAGGGTTGAGTGTCGCATCTTGCAGTGAGAGGTTGGTTTGGGCGTACACGTCGAACGCGCGCTCGTATCCGAGTTCGCAGGCGACGATGCAGTTGCCCCACGGCTGTGAGAGGTGCTTGCCGAGTTCCAGGAGTGTGATCGGCTGTACGGTGTCGCGCGTGAAGTAGAATGACGTGAACGTGGTGCGGCTCATCGCCTCGTACTCCCAGGCGATCTGTTCTGCTGCCGCGTTGCCATCCTTTTCGAGGCTGTGCGCGCGCCTGGGACTTGCGATAGTGAACGGCTTGTTGTCAAGTTCCCACCCGGCGGGGAGGAGCTTGTCAAGGTGGTAGGCGACGGCCTGGTAGAGGGCGTCCTGCCAGTTCCAGCACCCGGAGATTCCACCGGCCATAAAGAGGTCGATATGGTGGGGGAGCTGGTCGCGGTTGATTGTATCGGGCGTGAAGAGGATGGATGTCCTGCTGCGCTGCGTGTCGTTCGCTGCGTTTTTCTTTGTGTTGTCGGTCATTGTTTTCGCTTTCTTTCTGTTAATGACTGTCTTTAGATGATGTCCGAGAGCGCCACTTTTTGGATGGTGACAGTCTCGTCGTCCATGTTTGCGCCGTTGGCGGTCGCCTGAGCCGTTTCGTCGCTGCTGGTGTTCGCTTGGTCGAGGTCGTCACGGTCGTCCGCGTCCACTGCTGGCGGGGGTGGGGGCGGCATGAGTAGCGTGTCGTCTGCGAGCGCCGGGTGTGTTTCTGTGACTGTCTCAGTGTTGGTGTCGCTGTTCTCGTGGCGCACGCGCATGGCGGTGCCCATTGGGGTGAGCTTGGTGACGATGGTGGTGTCTCCCTCGTCGTTGACGGCTGCGTCCCACGTGTTGTTAATGTGGTCGCCGACGGTGATCATGATGTTTGCGGCCGCTTTGGTGGCGAGCGCTGCTGCTAGTGTGATGAACGCGAACGGCCACGCGAGAGCGAGAGCCGCTGCGGTGGAAAAGAGTTTGCGTCTGCGCGTCGTGCTTGCGCGGGCTGCGGCGTAGTTGAAGCCCGCCCACCATGCGACGACGCTGACAATGTAGAGGAAAATGCTAAGACTGTTCATGTATTGCTAATATCTTGGTGGGATGATTGGGGGCGCGTTTGGCGGGTTTTGTTCCGCTTGTATTTCTTTTGGGTATGTGGTGTTCTGTTCGCTTGTCTTGGTGAGGTTTTGACGTTTGCGCGGCTTGCTGCTTATATTATTTGCGAGTGTAATTTGTGACGTGCTTGTGTGCGTCCCTGCGTTTGACGCTGCTGACGTGTTGGTGGCTGCTTGTGGGGCGCGTGTGGGCGCGGGAAGGACTTTTGTTGATGATGGGCGATACCGTTGGTGGTTCCTGGTCTCAGGGGCGCGTGTGGGCGTTCCTTGGCGAGTTTGTGGATGGTGTGGGGGCTGCGCGTGAGCGCGTATCTGCTCCCGCTGGTGACGTGACGGGTGGTAGTGACTATGAGGCGGCGGTTCTTGTGGATACGCTGCTTCGTGATAGTGGTGTGGCGCACGCGGCTAATACTGTGTTGGGTCGCGCGTTTGGTGTGAGTGAGCGGTCTGTGCGTGACCGGCGTAAGGCTGTGGCGCGCAGGTACCCGGAGTTTTTTGAGGCTGCTGCGCGCGTGCCGGGGCGTCTTGTTGCTGACGCGTGGGAGCGTACCGCTGGCGTTGATGATGCGCCTGCTATCCCGGCCGCTGTGCCTGCCGGTTCCCCCGTTGTTGCTTCTCCCGCACCCTCGGCTCCTGGTGCTGCTTCTGACGCGTGGGCGGTGGGTGAGCCGCATGTTGACGCTGGTTCGTCGTGGTTTATGGACGAGGCGGGCGAGGGTACGGTGCCGCCGGGCGTTACGGTTGCCGCGCACAGTGAGAATGTCGGTGAGGTCGCGAGTGTTGACCTTGGTCTTGCGGGTGAGCGTGGCGGCGCGAACGCGGGCGCTGCTGTCGGCGCGTCCGGCGTGAGCGCTGAGGTGTTGGCTGACCGAGCGAGGCGTGCGCTGAAAGAGGCGCACGATGCTGCTACCGAGCTGGCCGCATCCAAGCTGGGTGTGTCCCCGGAAGCGGTGACACCGTACAGTGCGTCGCTGCGTTGCGAGGAGATTGGCAATTCGTGGCTGAAAGTCAATATTAACCCGTTGAAGGCGATGCTCGCGGAAGGTGAGCGTGTTGCGTTCGAGACGCTGCGCGCTGACATGGACAAGTACGCGGACGACTACAAGCGGACGCACGCTCACGCGGCCAATGCGGGCGGCGCTTACGCGGATGGGACGCTGGTGGTGGCGCTCGCCGACTTCCAGACCGGAAAGACGGACGTTCACGGTGGTACGGTGAATCTGTATAAGAGGGTTCGTAGCGTGTACGCGCAAATGGAAGCCGAACTGCCCCATTATCGGACGATTATTGCCGCCGACCTGGGTGACATTATCGAAAACTTCATGAATGTTGGGTCGCAGCGCCAGTCCAACGACTTGAACCTCACTGACCAGCTAGAGGCCGCGATTAGCCTCATCTGGGAAGGTTTGCGTGTCCTCCATTCCAAGTGCGACAACCTCGTTTACGTGGCCGTCCCCTCCAATCACTGTGAGGTGCGCACGGGCGTTGGAAACAAGAACCGGGCGTCCAGCGTCCTATCGGACGACTATGGTATTCACGTGCAGCGTCAGATCAGGCGCATGGCTGAGATGCGGCCAGACGTGTACGGTAACATGTCGTTCGTGTGCCCGTCCGACTACGACGCGGCGTGCACCGTGAAGCCTAGTGCGGATGATAAAAGTGTCTTGTTTTTTGAGCATGGTCACGTGGGTGGCGGCGCGAGCCAGGCGAAGATGCGTCAGCATGTGAAAAACATGCAGGCGGGGCGCATCGCTTACGCGCACATGGCAAACATTTTTGTTCACGGGCATTATCATACGCCGGAAATGTACCTGGTGGGTGATAAGACGTGGGTGGTGGGCGTGTCGTCCATTGACTCGGGGTCGTCGTGGTTTACGAACGCGACGGGTGAGAGCGCGCCGAGCGCTGTCACGTCGTTTGTCGCTAAGGACGGGATGGTGCGCGACATGCGCCTATGGACTCCCGCTGATGGCGTGGGGTTGGATGATGTGGCGGATGGTGCGCGCACGAGCCTGTTTGTGCCCGGTGAGGGCGGTATGATGGTGAACGCGTCCGCGTCCGTGGAGGTTGACGCGCGCTCCCTGGTGCCCGCCCGCGTGGATGAGCTGTTGGATGGTGGGTTGCGCGGCCAGTAAACGCGCGCGGCTCACGCTGGCAGTTGGAGAACGCTCGCTGTCAGTGTGGGCGTAGCAAAGCCCCGGAAACGTTTACCCCACGATGGGGCGTTTCCGGGGCTTTTGTTGTTTTGTCGCCGCGTTGCGCGGGGGTTACTCGTTTGCGGCTGTCATGGCGTTGATTGGCATTACGTTGATGAGGCCGTTGATTTCGTCAACGATACTCTCGTAGTGTGCTTTCTCTGCCCAGTCGAGGCCGCTCATTGCCTCCTCGTATGCGCCGCTCTCAACGAGGATTGCGTATGCAGCAGAGAGGCGAAACTTGATTGCCTCGCGCGCCTCGGTGTTCTTGTAAACGTCCTCGTTATCGGTGTTCATGATTGTTTGCCTTTCTTTCGCGTGCTGTTCTCTTGCGCTGCCTCTAGTGTAGCATATTTCTTGTTGCGCGTCTACACGAAAATGGTCCACATGTCGTGCAGCCATTCGATCATGCTGACCTTGGTGCCCACGCGTATCTCGTTGTCGTCGCAGTACAGCTCGTAGTTGCTGTCAACTGCGTGGCGGGCGTACCATTCGCACAGTGCTGTGACTGCGCCGCGTTTGTCCTTGGGAAGCACTAGGTGCTCAATGGTTTCCCGGTAGGTGACGCGCCCCTCGCTGTCGGTCTCGTACACGCCTTGGTCGGACGGCATGTAGGGGAGCGGCCCGCCGGTGCGGATGGGCGGCAGGTCGAACGTCCACGTGCCGCTCTTGGTCTTGGTGAGCTGGAACATGTCGGCGAGTTCGCGGATGCGCTGATTCGTGTCCATTGTTTGTTTCTCTCTTTCTTGCGTGGTTAGTTGTTGTCGGTGTTGGAGAGGAGCCGTGCCGCGCACTTCGTGTACGATTCCGCGTAGTGGCGGAACAGTCCGACCATCCAGTTATCGGGGATGATCGACAGGCGGTAGTCGAGATTGACCTCGTTAAAGTTCATGAAGGCGAGGGCGCTCATGATCTCTGGCTTGTTCACGTGTACGGTTTCCCCGTCGCCGTCACGGCTTTCGCCGAGGAGAACGTAGGTGACCGCGTTGAACCAGTTGCTCACGCTCTCGTGGTTGACGGAGCGGCCGGGCGCGTCGGCAAGGATGATGAACGGGTCCAGGCTCTCATAGCCGTCCGTGGAGTATTTGATGTATGCGCCGCCATCGTGTAGCTGCGTGAGGATTGCACGTTCGTTTTCGGGCGCGTTCTTGTAGGCGCGTCGCAGGTCGACGAGGAGAGTGAACGCGTGCCTGGCGGCGGCAGCGTTGTAGAGGATGTCTGTGATGTGTCCGTTCATTGCGTTCATTTTCCTATCGTCCTCAGCTCTCTCGTAGATTGTTGTGCTGCTGGTTTCCTTGTGCGATTGTATCACACGTTTGCGGCGGGCATGTACGTGATGCGCGGCATAATGTCCTCGTTGTCGATGTGGTTCGCGTAAAGTGTAACCATTTCATCCCAAAACGCGTCAAACGTCATCGTGCTGCTTGGAGGCGTAATGTCGTCCACTGCTCTTGTCGGCCAAATCATCCCGCCATACGACACCTGGTATTCGCCATCTATCAGGTAAATGCGTGTCCCCTCTGGGAGGTTGGCAAGGCTGGTGGGGCTGTGGATGAGTACGGGGTCGCCGCCGTCGTCTCGCGGCACGGGCATGGTGAGTTCGTAGCCGTAGCGGATGTCGTGTAGCGCGATCACATGTTCGATGACGGCGTTACTGACTTGTAGTGCCCGCTGTTGCAGCGCATCCTGTTCCTCTCTTGTCATGGTGTCACTCGCCTCCTGCGGTGCCGTCGCTCTTGTAGGCATCGCGTAGGTTGTTGAGGTCTTGTTCGATGTCAATGGTAACAATATCAACGCCCTTGATTGCGGCTTCGGTGATTGCTGCGAGTTGTTGCATGTTTGCCGCCGCTGATTTATTCACGCCGCCGAACATGATGTGTATGTCAGGTGTTTCCGCGTACGTCGGTACGCTACGGTTACCGCTGGCGAGGAGCGCGTCGGCGGCTTTCTTCGTGTACCGCTCTGCCTTTTCGCGTGCTTCCGCTAGTTGCGCGTCGGTGGGGTTGAGCGGGTAGAACGTCTGGTAGGCGATGGGGCCGTTGAAGTGGCAAGCGCCTGCGAAACCCCTCGTGGAAACGTGATCGTCCTCGATGAAGATTTCCCGGATGGAATCAGCCCAGTCGTCAATACCCCACTTGTGTGGATTGATCTGCTGCCACTTGTCAACGGTCACGTATGCTTCGGGAAGGTCACTATTGAACACGATCTGAGCGCCACGTTCGATGAGGTTGTCAATGGCTTCTTGTTCGCGCGGTGACGCGAGGTCGTATTCGCGTCGTAGCAGCTTTAGCGTTTTTGGTGTGCGTACTGTGCGGTGGCCGCGTCATATAGCGCGTCCGCTGTTTCCTCGCTGATGGGGGTGTTGGTGTTCATTTGCGGTCTCCTCGCTTGCTATATGGGGCATACTTGCTGGTGTCAGCATACCATAGTTCCCGCGCACCTGTCACGAGATACACGTTTTATGTGGGTAAGTCACCGGCAGCTTGCGCTTGCCGGGGACTTTACTGTATGTCATATCCGCTCAGAGGTGGAGGGTGACGGACGGTGCGCCGCCGAGCGCCTTTACGAAGTTGGGGGACACAACGTCGCCCCGTTCGATTCCGGCCGCAAGCAGGGCCTGAGCCGTAATCATCGAGACCACGTAGACGCGGCCAGGAAAGACGGGCATGTCAATGGCTTCGCCCGTCTCCTCGTCAACGACGCGGCCGGTGTATTCGAGGTCGTAAACGGGCACTCCGTCAACAAACTCAACAGGCTCGGAGGAAAACACCTCTTCGGCGCGGGCGGAGCCGGACGACTTGACAACGAGGTCGCCCATACCCTCGCGCTTGAATGTAACAGGGTGCGGAGTCAGGTTAACAATTTCGGTAGCCTCGTTGAAGGAGGGAATGGCGATGTCGGAAATGTCGCCACCGAACGTCATGTCCTTGCCACCCTTGAAGCGCGCGAGGCCATTGAGAACGATGACCTGTCCCTCGCGGTGGCTGACAGGGCCGGGAACCAGGACATGTTCGCGCAGTTCGGGTCGCGCCCATGCTGTGACGGCCGGGATGAGGGGGGCGCTCGCCTTCGCCGACCTTGATGTCGCGGGTAGGCTCAGCGGTGGTGTGCTTCACCACAACCTTAACGCCCGCAAGCTGACCTGCGTTGGGTGTGGTTTCGGCAATGATGTCGGCGTTGAGGAACGCGGGGCCGCCGTCCTCGTTAGGAATGGTGGTGCCGTCGGCCATCTTGGTGGGGGAACTGCATGAAGGCGCGAATGGTGTTCGACATGGTGTTTCTTCTTTCTCTCTGCCCGGAGGAGGTTTGCTTTGTTGCCACCGGGCGGGTGGTTTGGTTTTTGGTGGCGGTTTGTTTCCCGCCGACAACATGTAGTCTACACGTGTAGACGCTGGCGTGCAAGTCAGAAACGCCGTTTTGTAGTGCGGGGCACATGTCGGCTTGGTGTGGTGAACGCCTGGCGAAAACCCCGCCACCGCACTGCTTGGAGTTGTGGTGGCGGGGTGGCGCGTCCGTCAGTGCACGTCAGATGAGCGGCGCGTATCCGTCGATCATTTTCTGAATGTACGGGGCGATTCCGCGATTTTCGTTCTAGAAGTACCACGCGGCGTATTCGTCAACGATGTCGGCGATGAGTGTGCCGATTGCCGTCTGTTCTGCCTTGGCGCGGTCGCTGGGGTACATGAGGCAGACTGCGACGCGGTTTTCGTCGTTTTGCTTTTCGGCGTTCTCGTACTCCTCGCCGTATTCGTCGAAGAACACCATGTCGGGGAATGTGGCGGCTTGGATGTCGCGCGTGAACTGTTCCACGTCGTTGATGGGGTTGCCGAGCCATCCACTTTCGTGGTAGTTGTCGCACCCGTTGACGGTGTGCGTCGTCTCGTAGGTGCGGCCGTCGCTCATTTCAACGCGGAAAGTGAGCTTGTGCCGCTTGTATGTGACGTGGTGGAAGATGGCCGAGCACTCTTCCTCGCCGCCAACGGTGTCATACCACTCCTTGATCTTGCGCGCCTTGGTGACTGTGATCTTCATGGCTGTCCTCTCTCCTGCTTGCGTGGTTCGCGTATCCCGCTTTGTCTCTTGTCTGTTCACATTGTATCACAAGTTGGGGTGGTTAGCGTGCGACGTTTTTGGTGTTGTGCGGCGTGGTGCTGTATGCAAATGGCGGTCACGCATGGTAGAATGGTCGTGTTGGCTCGCCGGGGTGGCGAGCTGGAGAAATGGAAGGAAACAACAATGGCACTCGTGAACGCACAGTGGGATGGCAAGAACTTCGTCCTGTCGGAAGAGGAGCTGGTTCGCCTCCTCGAAAGCGACATGCGACTGAACGCCCTAGAGCGTGCCGGGGTTGATAACTGGGAGTGGTATGGTGAAGCGCATGGTGAATACTTGATGGATGAGTGTCCCGGTTTCGATAGCTTCAACGACGTTGTGCGCGATGCTGTCGCTCAGCTAAAGGGCGGCGCATCCGACGAGTGAGCGCCCCGCGTTGGGCGGTTTTGTTGGGGGCGGGGTGCGTAACCTGTTGCTGTTACGCTCCCCGTCCTGTTTGCGTGTTTGCTGCGCGCCGTGAACGATACTTATGGTATAGTTGGGTGTGTTCGCGTGCTGTAAGCGTTTTGTTAATCGCGCGAGCGGAAAGTAAACAAGGGAACTAGCCGATAGAGGGAATGACCGTATGAGCGTAACGGTTGCGGATGAGTTGCGTCGCGTGTGGGGTGGGGTGCGCGTGGATGACGTGTGCGCTGTTGATCGCGCGTTGCGTACCGGCTCGGAGCTTAACCGCTCTCCCGTGGAGATGGCTTCGTATGTGTTTGCTTCTGACCCGTCGCTCAGGCGTGTTGCCGCCGGGCGGCGTAACCTCCCCGGTGTGTTCGTGGATGTTCTTGCGGGCGACAGTAACGAGGGTGTTGTTGTGGCTCTTTTGCGCGCACACGCTGATCGTGTGGGCGATGAGGCGTTAGCTGAGGTGATCCGGTGGCGTCGCCTGCGGGTGACGAAGGTGCTGGTAGAGAACCGTCTGCTCACCGACTGGCAGATCAGCGTGATGGGGCTTGATCTGATGCGTGACCCGGAGGATTATGAGCGGATGCGCCCGTGGGAGTGTGAGAGCGCTCGCCTGTTCGAGAAGGGCGACAAGCTGGTTGTGCGCGCCCTAAGTGCCCGGTTGGATGCGGGTGACCCGGTTTCTGCTGGCGCGCTAGAGGAGCTTGTGGCGCGCCACGGTGGCAGGGTTGCCGTGTGGTGTGTGGAGCGCCATGCCGACGACTATAGGTACACGGACGCGGTGTTGGCGGCCGTGAAGGTGAGCGAGGACGCGGCTCAATTGGCTGTGTCGCGCTGGCGTCATGTGGCTGATCGTGTTCTGCTTGCCGCCGTGGACGCGTGGGAGAGCGCTGCCGTGAAGGCGGCGCGCACGCCTGGCGCGTTGCGTCCGTCTGTGCGTAATCGTCTGATGGGTGATGATCGGGGTAAGGTGTTGGCGGCGTTTGCGTCGAGCGCGGACGTGTCGGATAGCGAGTTGACGCTGCTCGTCTCGCGCAGCCAGAGTGTCGCTCGTAGTGTTGCGCTCAGGGACGCGCCGCTCAGTGAGAGCGCACTGATGGCGGTGGTGAACGCGTTGGATGATGTGTCGCCCGTGTTGTCGCGCGCGGACGTGACGCCCCGCGTGCTGGCGGCGGCGTGTGAGCGAGTGGACGCGGATGGGGCGCGCCGTGTCGCTCGGCACGGAACAGTGGACGGGGCGGTTGCGGCCGGGCTGGCCCGTAACCCGTGGCCGTCTGTTCGCGCTATCGCCGCGAAACTGGCTGATGTGCCCGCTGGCGTGGTGGATAAGCTGGCGGCTGATGTGGATGATGAGGTTCGGGAGGCTGTCGCCGCCCGCGCGGACCTGTCGCGCGAGTTGGCGCGTAAACTGTGGGAGGCTGCGTTGCCGGGGTCTCGCACGCGTGAGCTGTTGTCGAAGAATGAGTGCGTGAGCGCGGCGTGGATGGTGGACAAAGCGAGTGACATGCGCACGTGTGAGCTTACTCATTTCGTGACGCGCGGCGGCGAAGGTGTGGACGCGCTGTGTGAGGCCGCCGCCCGCGAGAGCGGCGAGGAGACGCGTGCGTGGCTCGCATCGTGGACTAGCGTGCCGGAGGCCGCTGCCAGAGTGTTGGCGGGGGACAGCGTGTGGAGTGTGCGTCGCGCCCTCGCCGATAACGTGTTTGTGCCCGGTGACGTGCTGGATGCTCTGGCGCAGGATGCGGACAAGCGCGTGTCGGAGCGTGCGGAACTGTCGCAAGTCTATGTGCGCGCCGTGTGCGACCATAACGGGGACGATGCGGCCTTGTATCAGGTGAAGGCGGAGCGCGCTGCTCGCCTCGCTGATGAGCGTGTGCGCGCTACTCGTGAGCGCGTGGAGCGTGACATACAAGTTCGTTTTGATGCGGTTCGTGAGCGTGCGGAGCGCGGTGCGCGTGAGCGTTTCGGGCCGAACTATTCGGAATTTCCGAACAGTTCCCGCCGTCGGGATGTTTCTCGGGGGTGGGGTGGTTCGCGCGGCGATGTAGCGCCTGGTAACAAGTCGATTGTGTTTATGAGTGAGGATGAGATGGTGGAGTGTGCGTCTCGCCCTGGGTTGAGTTACAAGGACCAAAAATCACTGGTGGTTTTCGGTGGTGAGCGCGTTCACTTGGCGCTGGCTGGGCGCGATGATTTATGTGAGGATGCTCAAATGGCGCTCGTGGTACATGGCGAAGGGCAGGCTCAGGTTGCGTTGGCGCGTCGTCGTTCGTTGAGTGAGCGAGTGCAGGTCGCGTTGGCGGTTCAGGGCGGCGTGGGTGCGAGGCGCATGTTGGCGCGGCGTTTCGATTTGTGTGACCATGCGCGTCGCCTCGTGTCATGACAGGTTCGCGGCGCTGGGTGCGGTCGGTCTTGTTTGGGTGTTAACTGCCCGTGATCGTGTTGCGTCTGTGCGTGTGATTGTGGTATAATTGTTGCTGTCAACAAGTGAAAAGTCGCGCCGTGTGGTGTGTGATAACGAAAGAGGAAGCAATGTTTTACGATTTGTTTTGCGATGATGATGTCTTGGCTGACGACTGTGCAAATGTCGTTCCCGACTTGTCGCGCCTGCTCAGTGACGACGAGTTGACGGAGATTCTTCCCGAGGGTTCGCCTTACGCTGAGGCGGTGATTCTCGACGGGGAGGAGTTGACACCCGATATGGCGCTGATTGTCGCGTCGCTGAATTGGGAGACGATGATGCGGAATACGGCGGCGTATCTGTTTACCGATTGGTACTATTACGCGACTAATCCTGACCGCGAGCATGACTACAATAATCGTCAGCGTGAGATTAAACAGTTGGCCGACGCTATGCTCGTGTTGGCGAGGAAGGGGAGCGTCGAGGTTAAGACTACTCTGGCTCAGGTATGGAATATGCCGGGCATGGTGTTTGAGGCGCTTATTGTGGCTCCTGACGCTGACGTGGCGTGTGCTCTCGTTCGCAATAAGACGGTGTGCGGTGAAGATTTGAGCCGTGCCGTGAAGTATGGCGGTAGTGCGGCTTGTCGTGTCGCGGTGTGTGAGCGCGCCGCCGACCTGTCGGATGAGATTCTGCGCGCTATCGCTGACGGGAAGATTTTTGCCATGTGTCGCGGCGTTAAGGTTGACGCTGACGTGGTGGAGGCGGCTCGCGTGGAGTTGGACCGTCGCGGCGCAGCGGTTGGTGAGTGATCGCGCTCAGGGTGTGATGTCAGCTGTGTTCGGCTAGGACCGGGTGGCGAGCGGGCGGGCGCTGGCGCTGTGTGGCGCAGCTTTCACTGTTTTGTGGTTGCGCCGCACACGCCGCACATGGTATGCTTGTACACGTGAACGGATGACACGCGTTTCCAACAACATTGTGGATACGCTAATTCCGAGCGCAAGAAACACCAACGCGAAAACACCAAAACCCAAGGAGAACGATCATGGAACAGAACAACAACTTCCCCACGTGGAAGGATGCCCTGCGCATCGCGAAGGCGCTCCAGGATGAGTATCAGCTCCCGATCTTCGCCATGACGTTCAAGGGGTCGTGCTCGTGCTGCGCGTCGCCCGCCGACTTCAACCGGGAGGCATACCTGGATAAGGGTGCCGCTCAGGCGAAGTGGGATGACGTTGACGCGTATGTCGTGCTCCGAAACTCGTGCAACAGTGCGGGCGAGGCGCGCTTCTACCACACGGAGACAGTGACCAAGGGCGGTAAGGCGAGCCGCAAGCGCGTGTGGGATGACTTTGGCACGCTGACTGGTGGTCGCGATGCGGGCGGCGACCAGTATGTTATGTATAAGCTGTCTGATTCGTTTACGATGGATAGCCTGCGTGAACTGTTGACCCGGTTCGTGGATGGTCTGAACGAGGTTGCCGGGTTTGAAGCGTATGCTCTGACGATGCCTGATAATGAGTCGGAGTGCGCGCAGATTGTTTACGCCTGATCTGCGAGCCGCATAGCTTGCGGCTTTTCTCCCCCTCTCGCGGGTGGTTTTGGGGTGGTCCCAGTCCGCCCGCGAGAGGGGTTTGTTTTGTGTGGGTTAGTGAAGCGGGCGCTTTCTTGTGAGCTGGGTGTTGGCGGGCGTGTCTGGCTTGTTGTGGGCTGGGCGCGCCCGCCGTTTTTTGTTTTCTCCACATGTTTCTCTCGAAGCGCTGCCGTTTGTGTTTTCTTCTAGTTGCTTAAAATTCGATCAGAATTAGAAGCAAATGGAAGTTTGTGGGCGTGTGCGCTATTGCGGTGGCGTGAATGTTGTTCGCGTCACCGTGGTGGTGTCTGGGCGCGTGTGCGTGCGGGCGCGTGGTGGTGCATGAGTTGAGGGGGCTTTTGTGTCTCGCACTTTTAAGGATCGCAAGTGGACGTTGAAGATGCGTGATAGTGGGGAGTTTGTTCCTCGTCCGCGCGTGTATGGTCGCCGCGTGAGCGCTGCTGAGGTGTTGGCTGCGCTTGGTGGTGGGCGTGTGCGTGAGGTCACGTCTGCGGTTGGTGAGGTGGAGCGTGACAGTGAGGTTGCGCGCCTAGAGGCTGCTGGTTTTGACGTGGAAGTGCGCCTGGTTTCGCCGCGTAGTCTGGTTGGTTACAGGTGGCGTGACCGTTCCGGTAACATGTGGGATACAACCAGGGGTGAGCGTGAGGGGCTTGTTGGTTTTGAGTTGGCTCGTGCTCGCGGTAGTGTTGTTGGGTTTGAGCGCGTGTTTTCGCTCCCGGTGTTTGAGGTTGTGGGCGTGAAGGATGTGTCCGCTGCTGAGGATGCGCGCGGGGGAAGCGAAAACGAGGCGGCGGAGGATGTTTCGCCTTGCGGCCTTGACGCTGACTGTGGGTTTGGCGCTGGTGCTTGCGGCTATGCTGGTGGGTGCCCGTTGGATGATGGTTGTCCGGTAGATGATGGCGGTTGCCCGGTTGATGGCAGCGCTGGGTGTGGTGATATGTCTGCGTGTGGTGGGTGTCCGGCGGCGTTCCCTGAGTCGTTGGATGGTGTCGACGGTGACTGTGCTGCCAACACTGGTTGCTGCGCTGCCGGTGATGGTTCGTTGTCGGTGGGTGAGGCTGCTCGTCTGCTGGGTGATAGTGTGGTGCGGGCGGCGCGTGAGCGTGGTGGCGAGTTGCGGGCGGCGTATGATGCGTTGTCTGGCCCAGATTTTGCGTCCGGGTTGGATTGGCGGACGTTGCAGGACCGTGAGACGGGCCGTGTGCGTCGTAACATCCGGTGGGAGCGTGCTGGGTCGCGTCGCCGGGTGGAGCCTACGGGTGTGCCGGTTCCGCGTTCATCGTGGGACGGCGTGGAGGCGCGATCTGCTGTGCGTCGTGCGCGTCATGAGGTGGCGCGTGCGCTTGCAGGGTTGGCGCGAGCTGTGAACAGTGGCGCGGACCCGTTGGATGATGATATATTGTGACGAGCGCGGTGCTGCCGCGTTTCTACCTGTTGGTTTGCGATATTGTTTGTTCGTGAACTAACTTACTGTTTGTTCTATTTGGTTTCGGTTCGCGCGTGTGCCGTACGGGCCGGATGACAAGTCGTTTCTGTCGCGGATTGTGCGGCGGAATGAGATGAGAGGTGTGCCTTTTGGCAAAGATGAAGAATACGAGTAAGATGCGTGCCGGTCGCGTGGCTGGCGCGGCGTTGGCGGCTTTCGCCGTTGGTGCGCCGCTCGCTGCGGCTGGCGTGAACGCTATCCAGCCCGGCAACCATGTCGGTGAGATTGGTTCCGCTTACGCGGAGAAGAAGCCGGACGAGATTCCGGTGGCCGCGTCGAACGAGTTTTACGCCTACGTGAAGGCTGGCGAGCAGTTGTGGATTGACTACAACTTGAACAGTGGTGTGCGTGGCGTGACCGACCAGGACGGTAAGACTGTTACTGCTGGCGCGGACGGCTACTACCCTGCTGCGACGGCGGACGGCGTGTGGAAGATCGCGTATGAGCCGACAACTGACGTGTCCGGCTACATTTTCAACACGGCCGATAAGGGCGACCAGAAGTGGGTCATGGGCGTGTACTCTGGTAACACGCGTCACGAGGGTCGCTTGTGGGTCAAGCGCCTGAACATGTCGCAGCGCTATGACGGCACGTTCAGTGAGCGCACGCTTGGCGGCAACGCTGGCTCGCTCACCCTGTACCCGGTGTCCTCGTCCGGCTACGTGTACAAGGTCGTGTTGAAGGGCATTAACGGCCTAGAGTCCGTTATTTCCGCCACGTCCAGCGGCATCAACAAGGTGTCTACGGTTGACGGCAAGACCGTGTACACGCCGACCAACCAGTCGCATGACACGTGGTACGTGGATAAGGCGTCCGGCTACGACGCGTATGCGCCGAAGTCCGGTGATTTGACTGCGCGTAACTGGCTACAGGCGGAAAACTTTAACGAGGCTCCGTCTACGACCGTGTACAACATGTTCTTCGAGGAGCCGTCGAAGGACTTGCCGGAAAGCATCGTCCCGAAGGTGAAAACCATCGCTGACGCGAACGTCACGTGGGAGGGTGACACGCCAACGTCCGGTAACGGGTATGCGACGATCACCGGCCTGGACCCCGAGGTCACCTACGTGTTCGAGGCGGCCGGTAAGAGCCAGGAGTTCACGGGTTCCGACAGCGCGAAGGTTCGCGTGGAAGCCGGGGATAGTATCGAGAAGGTGAAGTGGAAGCTCACCGCGAAGAGCCAGTCGCAGGTCCACATCGCGCTCGATGACGTGGAGCGTTTCAGCGGGTTCACGATCACGCAGATGAACGGCTCGACCGCCGGTGACACAACCGTGTACTGGGACGACTCGAACTTGAAGCGCCCCACGTTTGACGCTCGCCCGCTGAGCGCGGTCAGCGCGTTGGAGGGCGTGGACTCGAACACGGCGACCGGCGTTCACGGCTGGCTGGGCGTGACCGACTCGCGTGTTGAGGGTCTTGGTTTGGACTCGCGTGACTTTAACGGCGGTGACTCCGCCACATACGGTGACGGTCGCATTATCGACACGTGGGCGAACAGTGGTGAGAAGCGCGAGTGGGAGGGCGAGTTTGAGATCAAGCAGCCTAACCCGCACATCAGCATTGTTAAGACGGTTCGTGAGCCGGAATACGCTGAGGGTGACACGCTCCACTGGGACTTTAAGGTCACGAACGATGGCGAAACCGTCTTGAATGACGTGAAGGTCGTGGAGGACGAGTACACGGGCACTAACCCGCTGACGGACGTGTCGTGCCCAAGTGCGACGCTCGCTATCGGCGAGTCCATGATGTGCTCGGCTACCTCTGTCGCGTCAGCGAAGGATGTTGACGCCGACAAGATCGAGAACACCGCTCACCCGGAGGGCAATGACCCGTCCGGTAAGCGCGTGAAGGGCGATCCGTCTAAGGCGGTGACAACACCGAAGCCGAAGCCGAAGCCCAACGAGGAGAAGGGCGACCCGCACATCAGCGTCGTTAAGACTGTTGATGAGCCGACCTACAAGGCTGGCGACACGCTCCACTGGCGTTTCAAGGTCACGAACGACGGTAAGGTTGACCTCACCGACGTGACCGTGGTGGAGGACGAGTACACGGGTACCGGCAAGGTTGAGAACCTGTCCTGCCCCAAGACCGCGCTTGCCGTGGATGAGAGCATGGACTGCTCGGCAACGTCTGTCGCGTCCGACAAGGACGCTGAGGCTGACAAGATCGAGAACACCGCTCACCCGGAGGGCAATGACCCGTCCGGTAAGCGCGTGAAGGGCGATCCGTCGAAGGCGGTGACGAAGCCTGAGCCGAAGCCTCAGACCCCGCCGACGACGCCGCCGACTACCCCGCCTGCTACTCCTCCCGCTCCGGTGACTCCTCCGGCTACTCCTCCTGCTCCGCAGGAGAGCAAGCCTGCTGCTTTGCCGGTGACTGGTGCGAGCGCCCTGGCCCTTGCGGGTGGCGTGGCTCTGCTTGCTGGTGGTGGTGCTGCTGGTGTGGCTGCTGCGCGTCGTCGCGGTAAGTGACATGGTGATGCGCGCACACTCTAGCCGGTGAGGCTGGTGGCGCGTGAATGGGTGAGGCGAGATATGCTCCCTGTGTGAGGGTATATCTCGCCTCACTTGTTTTCTTTTCTGTGCGCATGTTGTATGTGCGTGTGGTATGATTGTTTCGTTAGGTAAGAGTGTGCGTCCGCCTGAGTGCGCGGGCGATTGTTAGTGGGAGGTTTTCTCATGGGTTCTTTCAGCTTTATGTATGCCGATGGTGGTAAGGAAAACCAGGCGAATATGGTTCCTGGTGATCGCGTGCGCCTGTTGGTGCCCGAGGTGTTTGGCGGTGGCTCCCTGGATGGTATGTACGCCGACTATGGCGAAATCGCGCTCGCCGACGAAACTACCGTTGATGTGTACGAGCTGCTGGCGCTGTGGAACAGTGCCGAGCTGCGCGACGCGCTTATCGGCGGGGCGGGCTTTTGTGAGGAGGAAGTGAACGTCAAGGGTGTGGATGGCGTGTGGACGCCTTTTGCCCGTAATGTCGGCATCCGCGTTGGCTGTTATGATGAGGATATGCTGCGTCTTGATTGGCCGCTGCGTATTGTTCCCGCAGAAAACGGGGATGCCACGTATGAGAACGTGGAGGGCGTGAGCGTGGGCGACCCGAATCAGGGTTTTTATGCGAGGGCGTGGGATGAATACGCCATTTATGATCTCGGCGAGTCGCTGGGCGCGTACCTGAGCGAGTTGCGCGAGAAGAATGAGCGCGAGGGCCGCGTGCCGTGGGGCGATGTTGCTCTGACGGAGGCTGAGCGTGAGCGTCTGGTTGAGCTGCCTCGTATGTCGTAGCGTTTCGCGCTGTCTTTTTGAGCGTCGTCCTGTCCCCTACTTTGTGGGCGCGGGGCGGCGTTTTCTTGTGCTTGCAGTGTTGGTATGTGTGCCGTGCTGTCGCGTGCGGGTGGGTTTGTCGGTTGGTTGCGTTTCTGCGCCACCGTAGTTATCGTATAACCGTTTTTATTAGTGGTTTCACCGTGTTTTTGACCGTTGTTAAATAGTGTTTATTTTTGGCGGTTTTGCGGGGTTTTCTGGCGTTTTGACGGGTGTGATATTGTTTGCTATTTTTGCGGAGTAAGTTGACCTTTAGGTAAAGGATGGCAACCATATATGGTAGCAGATAGTAAGAGTGCGCCCCGTAAGGGTGTGCGTCGTAACGGGTTTGCTCGCGCGCTGTTTGCGTTTACGGCGACGGCGACAATCGCGGGCGGTATCGTTGGCGCGGGTGGCGCGTCCCCTGTGTGGGCGGCTGACGCGGGTGTGCAGCCTACGCCGGAAACGGTGCGCGCGCAAGGGTACAACAAGGTGAGTTTCCAAGACGAGTTCGATGGGACTTCGCTGGATACCTCTAAATGGGGTTACCAGTACGGGTGCTTTGACCCAGCTCAGCGCTCACAGGCGCAGTACACGGACAGCCCGGATAACGTCTCCGTGCATGATGGGCACCTGAACTTGACTGCCCGGTATTCGCCGATGAAAACCAAGTGGGACGGTTCGCAGGTTCCGCGCACATGCAAGAACGGTGACACCACTTATGATGCGCCGTTCACGTCCGGCATGATTACGACCAAGACGAAAGACGGCAAGGTGCTGTATGCAGCGCCGGGCACTGGCTTCTACGCCGAGGCGCGCGTCAAGCTCCCAACCGCACGTTCGTCCTGGTCCGCTTTCTGGGGGACCGGCACTAAGGGTGGCTGGCCCGCTAACGGTGAAATTGACATCTTTGAGAGCAAGGGTTATGACCCGAGCTTCTTGATGAGCAATATTCATACGCCCAGGGCAGGCAACCCCAAGAAAACCCAGCAGCACCAGGGAGCCATGCACGGCGACACGGCTACGTCGCAGAGCGAATGGCACACCTATGGCCTGCTAAAGACCGCTGATGCCATTGAGTTCTACTTTGATGGTCAGATGACGCATCGCGTGAAGATGAGCGACATCAAGGGAGAGAGTAACCCCTTTGCGGACCCAGACAATGACCTAGTTCTCAAACTCAACCAGATGGTTGGCGGCAGCTACTTGGCTAAGCACGATAACTGGTCTGATAAGACGTTTGTTGACGCGACTAAGTTCGCGGATGACTATAAGAGTGCAGATGGTGCTGGTTCGACCATGTACGTAGACTACGTGCGTGTGTGGGAGAGAGACCCGAACGCGCCGACGGTGACGGAAACACCGGCACCAGAGCCAACACCGGCACCGACCGCCGAGCCAACACCTGCACCGGCTGAACCGACGGTAGCGCCAACCGCTGCGCCGACCCCGGCTACTGAGCCGACCGTCGCACCGGCACCGTCTCCTGAGCCGACAGTTAACCCTGTCACAGCTCCCGAGCCGACCGCTGAGCCAGCTCCCGCGCCGTCTACCGATCCGACCCCAGCTCCCGAGCCGACGAAGCCAGCCGACAACAACGCAGGCAACGCGACCGACATTGACACGGGACACCCCGGAGAGGGTACGCCAGCAACGCGCCCCGTCGAAAACACGACAGGCGACAGCAATGCGGCCGACAAGCCGGACAAGCCGGGCGCGAACGACAACGCGGCAACGGACGACGCAAACAAGCCGGGCGACAAGCCAGCCAACAAGCAGCCGGAGACCCCGGCACCGTCAGCCGACAAGCCAAGTGGCAACAATGGCGCGGATAAGCCCGCTCCCGCCCCTGAGCCGTCGCAGTCAGCCGACAAGCAGCCGGAGACCCCGGCACCATCGGCCACGCCAAACGGCAACACGAACAGTGACACCAAGCCTGGGGAAGCCACCCAAGGGAAAGGTGAGGGCCACGAGCAGCCCTTTCGCACAACCCAGCAAGCCACAGGCGAAGCCGGTACCGGCAGTCGTCAGGTGGGTGCAGCCGGTGGTTCTCAGGGTGTGGGCGTACATTCCGCATCCGCGCTTCCATCGACCGGCGGTAACGTACTGGTCTTGGTGGCGTCAGCCGGTGCGCTGGTGGCAGCCGCCGCAGTGGGGGTGGCCGCGCTGGTGGTGAGCCGTAAGAGCAAGCGAGGCTAAACGCCTAGCGTTTCAACGCGGTAACAGGGTCGGGATATGCTTCTATTCTTCTATGTGAGGGTGGGAGTGTGTTCCGGCCTTGTTCGTGTCTCCTCCCGCTCGTGGACCTCGCCGCCTGTGTGTAGGGTTCACTGGCGAGGGTGTGTGAGCGGCGGCGGGGAAGATCGCGTGCGCTCGCGGCGCGGCGACGTTGTGTTGCTTGTGTTTCTTTCTGGTTTGTGTCGTTTGTTTCTTGTCTGTCGTTGATTGTAGGGGTTGGTTCCTGTGGGTAATGTTGTGTTGGGGCGTACTGGTGGTCCGAAAGGTCCGTTGTCGGTGTGCAGGGCGAAGCCGGAAAACCGTGGACGCGGCCTATGCCACCATTTCGAGCACGTGACCGTGCCAGCCGATCAAGCTGAGCAGATGATGGAGGCGGACAACGCGGAGAAGGTCGGCGGGTTCACGCAGGCGGTTCAGGCGCGCGCCGAACGTGGCGAGTACGATAACAGGTTGGCGGCGCTCAACCCAGAGAGCCTGGGTATCACAGATATGAGCGTGTACGGTAAAAGCGGGAAGCCTCTCGCGCCTGTGGCGGCGGGTACCCGGTTCGACCCAAGCGCGAGCGCAGAGAGGGCGGCCGCCAAGTATGATGCCACCATTGACGAGGCGCTACAGGACGCGAAGGTGCGAAACAAGATCATGCGCGACGTGCTCAAAGATGCGGTCGCGGAAGGGTTCTTGCCCAGCGAACTCAAGTATCGGGTGTCTGGCGGCAGGAACAGTCAGATGACGATTAAGATCATGGTTCCAGGCACGTATGATAATCCACAGTTTAACACGTGGAGCGTGTCGTATTGGGGGAGTACGGGGATGAGTGGGCGGGATGACCCGCGTCATGTGCGTGTGAGTCGTGAGCCGTCTGCGACGAGTTTGGAACTGCAAGAGCGTGCGCGCGATGTGGCGCTCAGCGTGTTCGGCCGGTACGAGGAGCACGAGGGGGACGGCCAGTGGCATGACTGGCATAATCCGCTGGTGGAGGTTGTGGGCGCTGACGTGAAGCCAGATTTTAACGCCTACTATCATTACCATGATTTCACGGACGATGAGCGCAGGGAGTTGTCGCGTATTTGGGACACGGTTGAGCCTGAGCCGGTGCGTGGCATGATCGCGCATTGCGAGACGGCGCATCCGAGCAAGCGCCGTAAGCGGCCGTATAACTACTTTATTCGTGGTCGTGTGGTGGAGCGCGAGCCGTTCACGTGGTTCGAGAACTAACTGGCAACGTTCGCGCACTGTGGCGCTTAGCGTGCGTGTTCACCCGGCGTCCGGTGTGAGGCGTGCGCCGCGTGCCCTGTCTCGCACGGCTTGCGCCGTTCGTTGTCGATAGATTCGCTGTACGCGCTTCTGACGGCCTTTCATTACACGGTTGCCTAATCGGGCGCATGGGCGCGTGTAAGCCCCGCAGGCGCTCGCCTTGACCCCTTGACGGGGGCGTGGGGGCGGGCTTGTTGCCTGCGGGGCTTTACCGTGTGCCCGGTATTGTGTTGTCAGTTTGTTGCTGGGGGTGCGGGCGGCGGCGGTACCGGCGGCGCTGGAATGGGCGTTGTTGTGCCCGCACTGTTGCTTTCGCCGCTGGGTGGCGGGGGTGTGGATGCTGCTTCTAGTGCTGCCCGTAGGCTGCTTTTCTCCCAGTCGGGTGGGAGTGAGCGTTTGCGGCCTTCCCATACGGCGAACAGTTCACCGCTGTCGGTGCCGGGTTTGCGCATGTGTTCGGGTGGTTTCACGCCGGGGGTTTTGTGGGGCTGTCCGGGTGTGCGGCCCGCGTACTTGTCTGTTGAGCGCGCGTATCCCTTGTAGAGGCTGTCGTTGTCCATGTGGACGCGCTCATACTCGCCCTCACCGTCATTCTTTGTTGCTCCACCGTACCCGTTGAAGCCGAGCGCTGCTTGCCGCCATTGGAAGTGCTTGTCGCGTTCCCTGTAGGCGCGCGCGTGCGTCTCAGTTGCTTTGAGAGCGGGCCTGCGGCCGTTGACGATCTGTCCGAACTCGTAGCCGGGCGCGCTCTCATGTGGGGTGATGCTGGTCATGCCGGTGTCGGCGACGATTTCCCCGATACTGTAGAAGCTGCCCTCTAGTGGCGTGTCCTCTTTCACGATGATTGTTTCACCGTTGTAGGACAGCTGCGTGCCGATTTCCACGGTGGACGCAGTGAATCGCCCTTTCTGCCCGGTTTTCGGGTCGTCGAATACACGCACCCACGAGCCGCCATCCACTGTGTTAATGTGGGCTTCACCTTTGGCTGTCACGTTCGCTTTATTGGTGGCGTGGTGGATGCCGGTCCCGTTGTAGTCGCGCACGGTGCCGCCGTCCACGTGCTCCACTGTTCCGCCCCTGATCGTGTCAAAGTCGCAGTCGAGGGCTGTGATGACGTGCCCGCTGTCCCCGAGCTTGCGGAACCCGCTGTTGCGGGCGACGTGTACTACGCCGTCGCACTGGTTGAACCCTGTCTGGTCGGCCTCGTACACGCGCCCTTCCCTGCCGACGGTGACGCCCCAGTTGCCGGACAGGTTCACGTTGCCGCGCCTGATCTCAATGCTTTCGCAGAGCCGGTGCTGCGGGATAGTGGGGACGTTCGCGTAGCTGCTTGGCCCGAAGCCGAGGTCGTTGTGTTCGAGGGCGATGTCCTCGTTTCCGCGTGTTGCGACGTACCGCGCCTCGTTCAGGTCGGGGCCTTGTACGCCGAGCGTGACAAATGGTGTTTCCGCGTCGTACACGAGCCGTTCCACCCACTGTTTACTGTCGTAGGCTTCCTGCTTATGACGCATGAACTCTGGGGATTTCTGGTCCCACCATTTTATGCCTGCCGCGTTTTTTGCGAATGTCGTGTACACGGTGGGCGCGTTCGGGTCGTCTCTTGGCGGCGGCCTTCGGATAATGGCGCTGCCGGGCGCGTTGGGAAGGTTGTAGTGGCCTTCCGCGCTCGTTTCAGGGTCGCGTTCGCTAAAGTACCCGCCGCTGACACCCTCGTGCAGCCCACGCCTCATGGCGTCGGCGACGAGCCTGTTCACTTGTTCTTGATTGGCGTTGGGCGAGAGGTTGCTGGACGCGTAGTAGAGGAGCCAGTTCGGTGATCCCCAGTCGCCTCTGGGCATCCAGTCGGGGTTGCCGGTTTGTTCACGCATAGTGAGAATGTAGGCGCGCATCACGGGGTCCGCGAGCGGGTTGTTCTCGTTGAGTCCCTTCTTGTAGAGGTTAATGTACGTGTCGTCCGTGGGGAGCGTGAACCCTTGCTCGAAGATGGCGCTGTTGAGTGCGCGCGCTTCTTCTTCGGTGAGCTTCCGGTGTTCGCCGACGTGGTTGCAGCCGCGAGCGCCGAAGAATGATGCGCTGCACGGGGTCCATGCGCCGTCTTTTTGGCGCTGCCCGTATTTTGTTTTCTTTGCTTTGTTGTCGCCCATGCTCTTGTTGTTCCTTCTGTGTTTTTCTTACGGTTTCTTTGACGCCCGCTTCTGCGCGTGGCGTTAAATGCTCGCCCGCTTGGCTTCCATTTTTGCGCCTCACGCCCGCCTTGTTGGCGCTGTTTCTTCTATTGTGGTAATATCGTGTGCAAGAGTAGCTATTTGTTGCTTTTTATTTAGCTCCGTATAGCTTCGTACCTGTTTATTGTTGAGAGGTTTTCTATGGCGTTTAATGGTCGGGTGCGCGCTGTGTTTGTTCGCGCTCATGAGCGTGTGATGTCCGCGCCGCGCAGTGTGGTGCTCGCTGCCGCGTTTGTCGCGTCTGTGCTGGTTGTTGTGGCGTGCGCTTACGGCGTGTTGTCGTCACGCCACGCGGTCACTGTGGCGGACTCTGCTGCTGGCGGTGAGGGCCGCGTGGTGGTGTCGTGGGGGCGCACAGTCGGCGACCTGCTCACTGACGGTGGCGTGCCGGTGGGTGAGTGTGACCGCGTGACGCCCAGTGTTGACACGTCTCTCGCGGGCGTTGACAAGGTGAGCGTGGTGCGGTGCAGGAGCGCTCTCGTCCATGACGGCGCGGGCGGCGTGGTCGCGGTGAGGACGGTGCGGCCGGACACGTTGGGCGTGTTGCGTGACGTGGCGGACGCTCGCGGCATGAACGCGGCTTCTCGCGCACCCCGCAACAGTGACGACGATAGCGCGCTTGGCGGCGCAATTGACGGACTTTCGCGCGGTAACGATGGTGCGGGCGCTGTTGTTGTGTCTGCCCCGTCCCAGGAGGGCGTACCCGTCAACAGCGGTAGCACCCCGGTCCCGGCGCGCGTGGTCGCTGATGGGCAGACTGTGAGCGGTGTCGCTGATGGTGGAGCGTCGGCGCGTGACGTGGCCGCGTCCGCTGGCGTCACCACAGGTCCGCTAGACGAGGTGACCGTGGGGTTGGGCACTGACGGTGGCGTGGTGGTGCGCGTGGTGCGCGTGTGGCGCGGCGAAGAAACCGTATCCACAGCGGACAAGGCGGTGGAAGAAAAACGTGACACGGATAGCCTGTTGGTGGGTGAGTGGACGCTCACGCCCGGCGCTGACGGCGCTCACGACGTGACCATGTTCTCGATCAAGCGCGACGGTGAGCGCGTCCATAGCGTCGTGTTGGGTGAGAACACGGTGGCTGCGCGCCCCGCCGTGCGCGAGGTCGGCACAAAGCCCGTGTCGCCGGAGGCGCTGGTTGCCGCCGGAGTGGACCCCGCGTCGCCTGTGAGCGAGGAGACCGATAGCGCGGGTGTGGTGACGGCCAGGTACCGTGCGCCCCTGTATTCGTTGACGAGCCGGGAGGACGTGGACCGCCTGCTCGGAAAGACCAGTAGCACTGGCGACGCTACTGACGCGCAGGGGGCATCTGCCGGTGGCGGGTCTCCCGCTTCTTCTGCGCCCGCGTTTAACCCGTCCGGGTCGAAAGCGGATTGGATGCGCGCCGCCGGTATCAGCGACAGTGATTTCGGGTACGTGGACTACATTATTTCACACGAGAGCGGGTGGAACTATCATGCGGTGAATCGTTCGAGTGGCGCGTATGGGCTTCCTCAGTCGCTTCCTGCCGGTAAGCTCGCGTCGGCTGGCGCGGACTGGCGCGATAACCCAGTGACTCAGCTACGGTGGGCGCACAATTATGCGGTGGGTCGTTATGGGTCGTGGGAGGCGGCGTACTATTTCTGGACTGTTAACCATTGGTGGTGACGTTTCGGTGTCCACGTTGGCGCGCGTGATTGCGTGCGCGGGCGCGGTTGACGCGGATATAGCGGGTGTGCTATTGTGGTGTTATTGAACCGTTCCGCGCGTTCGCGCGTCCAGGGCGGTTCTTCTCAACCTCGTAGTGAAACGCGGTACGCTCGTGCTAGGGCGTGGAGCTGTTCGTTTCTGCTTCGCCCGGTTTGTCGTGGACTGGTGTGAGTGGAACGTGCGGAAGTGATAGAGGGGACGCCTTTTTCAGCGGTTAAGCTGCGAGTACGATGAGGCCGGGGATGGCGCGACTGTGCCCCGGCCTTTATTGTACCCACAAAAAGGCGGCACTCGCTGGTACACCTTCGCTTCGACAACCGTGGTATGCTTGTAGCTATGAGTCGTGAAGAAAAAGCCGCTCGCGCTACCGGGTGTGCGCGTCCTGCCTTGCCGTCCGAGTCGTTGTCTTACATTTTGGCGCGCGCCGACGCTTACGATGCTATCCGAGCTGACGAGAAGTTTGCTGCGTGGGCTGGTCGTGTTGGCGGTGTGGACGGCGTGTGCCTGCGCGGCTCCTGGCTCCACGGGCTGAACCATCAGGATAGTGATTGTGACCTGTTGGTGGTGGGTGCGAGCGTTGACGATAAGGCGCGGGCGGTGAATGTTCATGCTGGTGGCGTGGATGCGCTGTGCGTGACGGCTGGGCGGTTTGCTCGCCTGCTCGCGCAGGCAGATCAAGTGTGCGTGGAGGCTCGCACCTATGGTGGCGCGTTGTGGCGCGACGGCGCTGCGGGGCGCGCTCTGGTGGAGGCTGTGCGGGTTCCGTTGCCGTTGTTAGTGGCACATTACCGGGGTCAGGCTGCGCGTGATCGTGCTGCGCTCACGGCTGGGCGCGGCGATGTGGGGCGGCTCGTGAAGTTGGCGCGTAATGTCGTGCGTCAGGAGGCGTGCGCTGACAGTCTCGCCGAGCGCGGCGTGCTGCCTGTGGTGTCGTGGCCGTTGGTGTTGGATGGTGTGCGCGCATTGGTGGGCGCGGGCGTTGTGGATGCTGGCGTGTTGGCTGGCGTGGAGCGGTTGGCTGGCGCATCTCAGTAGCGGGGGCGTTTTGGTTTGCTGTCATCGTTCGCTCGCGTGGCTTTGTCCCGCGCCTCTCTGTGGTGAGTGTCACTTCTCTTGCGGTGGCGTGGGGGTTGCGTGTCCGGTCGCGTGTGTGCTATTGTTGTGTTTATCGGGAAGTTTGCATTGTGGATAGCTTTCGACTGATACATTTGGGCTTTTCGCTCCTCCATGTGGACGTTTGGAGTGAGGGTGGCTGCCGCCGAAGAACGGGACCGCGCGCCTACCTCCTGCCACATGGGGGAGCGTTAAGTTTTATCTAACGGCGATTACCGGAGTTGACGGCGATGTTGCTGTTTGTTGCCCTGTATGTGCGCCTGTTGTGATGGATGACACGCGTGTCGCGTGGCGCTATGGTGCGGTTATCGTGTATAGTGCTTCTTGTATTAAGTCCTTGAAGGGTAAACAAGAGAAAGGGTCCACGCTCGTGATTCTCGTATCCAACTCGTTTTTCGCCGTCCTGTTCGCGCTGCTGGCTGTTGCCGCCGTCATGATGGCGCGTCGCGGCTGGGCGGGTGAGGCCGTGTCCGCGGCTGTCGCGGCTGTCGGATGCGTTCTTCCGCTTGCGTCCGTGTGGGCGGCTCCTGCTGCGCGTGACGGAAACGTGGGGGCGCTCATCCTTGTGGTGTCGGCGTACATTCTTGCGTGGCTGCTCGCGCTTGGCGGTTGCGCGGGCGTGTGGGTGTTTGCTCGTTCACGCGCCGAGTTTGATGCGTCCGGTGAAAAGGTGTTGCTGGATGGTGGTGCCCTGTGACGATGGGGAACGGTGCTGCTGAATTGTCGATGGTCGGTCTCGTGGGTAAGCGTGACGCTCTCGCTGGTAAGCGTCTTGCTGGCGGTGCGCTACCCGGTATTGGCCTTGCTGGTCCGATGGGTGCGGGTAAGGACACGACGGGTGAGGCGATTGCTGACCTGTTTCGTCATCCATCTATGGCTCATGTCGCTGGCGGGCGCGCGGCGCGTCGCGTGGCTTTCGCTGACGTGTTGAAGCGTGAGGCGTACCGTCAAGCGTTGGCGGTGAAAAGTATTCTCACGCTACGTAGCGGCGTGGAGTCAGCGCTGGATGTGGAGCGCGCTATCGCGGAGGATGAGGTGTTGTGTGCGGCGTTTATGCCTGCTGGCGCTCCCCTCCCCGGTGGTCTTGTCGGCTTGTATTGTCAGATTGTCGCTGACGCGGAGCGCGAGGGCGACACTGGCGCGTGGGACGAGGACGCGTTTATTGCGGTGAAAACGCCTGCGAAGCGCGTCGCCTATCAGCTTCTTGGTCAGACTGTGCGCAGTGTGGACTCTGGGTATTGGGTGCGCGCCGCCGTCAATGGTGTGGACTGGGGGCGCGAGTTCCCTATTTTCACGGACGTTCGTATGCCGAACGAGGTGTCGGTATTGTATGATGCGGGCGCGCCGGTCGTGTGTTTGCGCGTGTCACCCCAGGTGCAGCGTGAGCGCCTGCTGGGGCGTGATGGCTCTTTGCCGAGCGTTGAGGCTTTGCGTCATGAGACGGAGACGGCTCTCGATGAGGCTGTCCAGTGTGGCGCGGTCCCGGTTGTTGACGCGTCGAAGGGGAGCGCCGCTCGGGTGGCGTTGCGTGTGTTGGAGGCGGCAACCGCGCTGTAGGTGCGGTGGCGTCGTGTTTTATCAAATGGAAGGTGATGGTTAGAGTGTTCGCTGTTGCTCTTGTTGTGGCGGTCCTTGTTGGTGCGGCGGTGGTCGCTGGTGGCGTTTACGTGGCTTTGTTTGCGTTCGCTGCGCTTGCTTTTAACTCGACGCTGGGCGGCAAGACGCTGAGGTGTTGGGTGTTGCTGATTGCGTCCGTTGTTGTGACGCCGTTCGCGTCCGTGGGTGCGGGGTACGCCGTGTTTCAGGGCATTATGGCTCTGGCGTAGCCGTATTGCTCGGTGACGGGGGTACCCTGGCCGCGCTGTGAGCGTCTGCGAGCGACGCCCGTTGGCGTGGCGTGTGTCTCGTTGTTGATGTGTTGCGTGACCGGCGTGTGCGTGTTATTGTTGTCGTGACAGACCCACTTCCGGGCCTCTCCCACATGTCCGCTGTGGCGTGTGGTGATTGCACAAATGGTTGTGGCCGTGGAGAGGCGATGCTAACGTATCGCCACCCCGTAGCTGGTAAGCGCTTGCCGGTTACGGGGTTCTCTTTTTGGTCCGTTTTGTGTCGATTTGCGCTCTCGACGTTGGTGTGCTATTGTGATAACAACAGATCCCCGGTCCGGCCTCTTAGCCGCGTAAAGTGGTTAACGCACAAATGATCGGGGCCATGCAAAGTGAGGTGGCGTCCTTTGGGTGTTGCTTCCGCCCGCAGCCGGAGGTGGTACCGCTTCCGGTTGCGGGTTTTCTCTTACCCTGCGGGGGAAGCGAAACACTGTTATTGCAACGAAAAACAAGCGTTCAGGAGCGTAAACAAGGAAGGTGGCGGTCCTGGTGGGATTGACTAATGTTGTCGATTTAGAGTTGCCGGAGGCGGCGTACACGACGGGTAAGTCGCCGTCGCACGCACGCGTCGGAAACCTGCACGACTGCTACAAGGGTGTGACGCGCGGGGATGTGTTGGCGTTGTTGTCGGCGGGTGGCATGTTGCGCGAGCGTGTGAACGGTGGCCGCGTGCAGCGCATGATTCCGACGCAGGATGCGGTTGACGCTGGACTGGTGTTTCGTTGTTCCGGGGTGGCGTTGTGGAGTGTGGATGCGGTGGCGGCGTGGGCGCGCCGGAGCGCTGGCATCAACCTTGTGCGAGGGTGGGCGAACCAGCGTGTGAAACAACCGGGAGCGGGCAGTGACGGTTTCGTGTCGGCCACGGACTTGGGGAAACTTTTTAACGTGGGCGGTTCCACCGTCGGTAAATGGCTGGACGCTCTGGGTGTGCGTGAGAATGGTTTGCCGACGAAGAAGGCGGTGAAAGGCGGGTTGGCGCGGGTCGCTGAGATGAATAGTGTCGGCGATTCGGGGAAGAAGGTGGCGCGTCGTTTCGGCTTGTGGGCGCTTGTGCCGGTGCAGGAGATGCTTATGCGGGCGGGTCATCCGCTTGATTTTGATTGGAAGGCCGCGCAGAAGGGTAAGGGTCGTAACAGTGACGTGGAGACGGTGAGTGTGAAGGCGGAGCTGGACGCGCATGTGGCGGCTGTGCGTGCTGCTGTGAAGGCTGGTGACGGCGCGGCGTTGGCGCAAGCGGTGGACGCGGTTCCCGCTCGGTTTCGTCGCCCGGTGGAGGTGCGCCTGGGCGTGCCGGGTTTCCTTACTGAGGGGCGTTGGCGTGCTGCGTGCGCGTCGATGCGCGGCTGACGGGTGTACCCCTGCTCTCGTTCGCTGAAAGTGTGCAGGGGCGTGTAAAAGCGCCGGGCTTGCTCACCGTATGGTGGCCGGTCCGGCGCTTTACTGTCGCACGAGAAGTGGCGCTGTAGGGTGCGTGTTCCCCTGTTGGCGCGGGTTTACGCGCTGGCGCTGGCGTTCCGGTGCTCGGTGATGAGTTGGGAGACGGCGAGTGCGGTTTGTGCGCGCCCGTATTCGGGGTGCTCGGCTTGCACCTGCTCCCACAGTTGTTTAGTGAGCGCGAGCGCGGCTTTGCCGTCCTCGCTCGCCCACTGTTCACGTTCTGACGCTTTGAGGCGGCGCTCGATGGTACGCTCCGCTTTCGCTTCCGCCTTACGTCGCATGACGTTAGGTGCCTTGTCTACGGGCGCATTGTGCGTCCAACGGTTCACGACGTGCGAGGCGTGGTCGGTGGTTGCCATGTGGTAATCGCTGAGGCGCGGGAGCGTCTGCCTGAGCTGACTGGGCGTCCAACCGGCCTGTAGGCGCTCTGCTGCCATCGCTTGCACGTGTGGGCTGGTGGCGGCAATCGCGTAGTAGTAGGGGAGGCACTTGCGCGCCGTCTCGTAAGCGCTGTCGTCTGTGTCGAGGTTGACGAACATGGTGTGTCTCCTGCTGTTTGTGTGTCAGTGTTTTCCTTGCTGGTTATAGTGTACCACGCGCGGGTGCGACGCGCTTGCTGTTCTTGCTGTGGCGTGTCGGGGTGCGGCGTGGTATGGTGGCGTGTATCTTGATAGGTTTCGTGTCACGCTCGCGCGTGAAGAAAGTGAGTAAGCGTCATGCTTGTTCGAGAAGTTCCTTTTGATAGCCAGGCACTTATTTTGGGCGCTTGTTCCATTATCATGATCTTCTGTTCCGTTTGCTTTGCGGTGGCGATGATATGGGACGACAAGAAGTGGATTGAGGCGTTGATGGAGAAGGTGTGTATTCGTTTTATTCTTCCTCTTGGTCTTGTTTTCATCGCGGGCGTGATGGCGACGGGTACGGCCCTGTCGTCAAGTCCGCGCCCCGTCGCTGAGGGCGACTACGAGAGTGTGGGTACCTATACGGCGACGGTGACGCGCGTGTACCCGCACGATGTTGAGGTGGAGACAGAGTATGGCGTATCTCTACCTGTTCCCGCCTCTATGATGCCGGAAGGCGCGAGCGCGGTTGGCACTACTGTGGTGATTGACGTGTCTAAGCTGTCGTCGAAGCCGGGGCTTGAAGTTCAGCGCCCTAGTGGCGACGCTTCATCGGCTGATTCCAGCGAACCGATTTTTGTTGAAAACGACGCTTGTAAATCGTCGGGTTTGTTGTCGTGCGCTGAGGTGTTCGGTGACGCTAAGGTTGGCGCGAGGTTTTTGCCGGGCTTGTATTACGGTGTAACTGGCGTGCGCGCTTCGTGATGTTGGCGCTATCCGGCGCTCGCTACCGTTGGGTGTGCCCAGTACGGTTCTCGCTTTTGTGAAGTTCTTGTGGTGTGTTTCGGCGCGCGTGGTTGGCCGCGTTGTGGTATGATCGTGTAAAGGATAGGGCGCGTAAACTGTCGCCTCAAGTGATTACTGAAAGGTTTTGACAATGCTTGTCTATGAGCATATTGCTGCATGGGAGAAGAAGGCCACCAACGTGGTTTGTGTACTCCTGATTGTTGGGGCGGCTGTCATCTTGATTGTTGGCTCCTCGTTTCCAATGGTTACGGCCGCGTTCTTCGGGGCTGTGCTTCTGTGCGCTTATTTTGTGGTGCTCATTCGTGTGATTGCGCCTGACATGATGCGGAAGGTTCTTCCGGTGCCCGACGATTTCTATAAGCCGCTGGGTGTGTTTGACGCGACGGTGAGGAATGTTGCGCCGCATGTCGTAGAGGTTGAAACAGATTCTGGCGCGGTCCTGTTCGCTGACGCTGATAGCGTGCCGGAGGTGTCGCTCTTCCGTGGTTCTCGTGTGGAGGTTGACGCGGCTGTTGTCGTCTCTCCTGCTGGTCAGGGTGATGTGCGCGCTGATGGCGTGGGTGGTTTCGTGGACGCCCGCAACTGCAAGTGTACGGCCGACTATGGGGCGGATGTTGCTATGGGGGACGAGCCGCGCGGCAAGTGGAATGGTAAGGCGCGTTTTTGCGCGGTCACGGCTGTTCGCGCCGCCGACTGACAATAAAACCTATCAACGGAAGGTTAATGACTATGGGAACAGTAGCATGGGAAGTTGCTCCCAGTTTCCCTGCCGTGTTGCTCACAATGCTAGTGTCGCTTGTAGTGGGTGGCGCTGCGTCATACGCGTTCTACCTGTGGCTTGATAAGACGGATGAGACGGCGGGCGGATGCGCGACCGTTCAGACGGTGATCGTTTTTGTCGTGGCTTTCACGCTCCTGTTCGGCAACTCTACAATGGGCGAGCACACGGTGAACGTGTCTGAGCTGGCGCACGTCGGTAGTTACGACGGTACGGTGATGGAGGCGAAGTACGCTGACGTAAAGATTGAAACGTGATATGGCGCTGTCGTTGAAATGCCGCGCGAAGTGCTAGGTGAGGATGCGGCCGCTGGCGACAAGGCGACTGTGGACGTGTACTTGCTGCCTGGCGGTGACGATCTCCCGTGGTATGCTTCGCGTTCTGAGATTCGCCAGAATGATGGGTGGGTTGCTGGATACAAGGGCGATGGCGCTATCAGCCTCATCGTATCCTCTGGCGCGTGCGCGGCCAAAGATGAGAACGGATACAAGTGTGCGGTGACGTATCGTCAGGCGTTCAGCGGCGGGAGCGGGTATTATCTCGTTCAGGTGTCACCCGCTGGCGAGGCCGCGCAGTAGGGGTGTGTTCTCGCGCCGCCTCGCGTGAGAGCGCATGTTTCTCGTTGCTGGGTGGCTATTGGCGTGTTACGTCAGTGGCCCGGCGGTTTTGCTGTTGGGTCGCGGCCTGTTGGGCGGATGGGCTTACAGTGTGTCGCCCGCGTGCGTGGGGTGAGATGCGTGTGTTGTGTCTCCCCCACGCTTTCTCGTCTGTTCGCTCTCGCGATTCTCGTGGTCGGTCGGCTGGGTTTTTCTCGTCTCGCGGCCCGCGTGGGTGATTGCAGCATTGTTGGCGCTCGGTTGATAGCCCGGTCTCTGTTTGCGTGCGAGACGCGCATCTAACACGTGTTAGTTGCTGTGTTTGCTCGCTTGGTCACGTGATCGGTGTATATGCTTTACCTTTTGGGTGCTCGTTGCTGGTTTCCCGATGCTCGCCCGTGGTGTATGGCGCGCGGTGTGTTCCTGTGGTACTATGACGGAGATAGTTGTAGTGGGCGCACGCGAAAGGAAAAGGAATAATGTTTGCGCGTATCATGGGCATTGTCAGCCCGAGTATTTTTCTTGCATCTTCAATCGTATGGGGTCTTTCGACTGGGCACGTTGTTGCGGTGTTTTTCGCTGTTGCGCTGGGTGCTGCGGCGGCGTTTATGTCGTTTCGTGCGTGGCGTAGGGCAACCGGCGGCGTTGCTGAGCGACTGACGGGTGTCGAGCGGCAGGAGGTTGCGGCGGCTGTGCGTGTGGCGTGGAAGCGGTATTGGAAGAGCGCTGCTTTTATCGCCGTGCTTTACGGCTTGAACCTGGTGCTGTCGCTCGTGTTCAAGGGTGCTTATCGTTTTCGCGCGTGGGATGTGTTTATGCTGTGGTTTATTGTTGACGGTATGTTGCTCAGCTCGTGGGTCGAGCTACTGCGCAAGCGTGTAGGCGACCTCGCTGGCGAGGACGACGTGGCGTAGCTAGTGGTCCCGGCTTGCTGACGCGCCCGAGTGTTCGTCGCGCGCCACGCGTGCGCTCGTGCTATACTGGTTCCTGTCGGAAAGATGTAAGTAATGTTGCGCTTCGCCTGTGAGTGTTCGCGCATGAAGGAATGAGGTAGAACATGATCGCTGTTGCCGCTAAGGTCGCTAGGTATTTCACGGTGGCAGTGTACGGTCTCATGTGTTTCTGGTTCGTGTTTGGTGTAGGTCAGATGAGCGCCGCTGGCGGTTTCTTCGCTGCCATCGTAGCGGTAGTGATGCTGCTGCGCGTGATGGATAGCTGGAACAATGTTGTTGCCGCCGCCGAATACGAGTACATCATTGGTAGCGGTCGTGCGCGCGTTCTCGCTATCGTTGTGGGAGCGATGGTCGAGGGTGCGATTGCCTACGGTTTCTACTATCTTTCGCAGTGGGTTGGTGATGCGTCGCCGTGGTGGTACGTCGCCAGGTTCTTCATGGTGAACACGCTGTTTAGTCTGTGGATGATTGTGTTCGCGTGCGTGTGCGACGTTGACACGTCTGAGGGTAAGAGGGTGCGCAAGGCTCTGCGGTAAAGCGTGCCTTGTGAGCGGCTGAGAGGACAAGTGAGCGGCCGACCGGGCTGTTGCGCCAATGTGGTGGCGTTTCAGTTTCCGGTCGGCCGATCTGCTGTGTCCGCTTGTTGCGCTACTTTTCTGCGCTTGCGTGCTTTATGAGCGGGTGAGGTTTATTGTCACGGTGGACATAGGGGGTTGCGTGAAGCCGACGGACAGTTCACTCATCGGCTTGTATGGCATGTCGCGCCAGTATTGTGCGCGGCGCTCCCATTCTTCCTCGGACACATTGTCGTCTCTGTCAGTGTTGTTCCAATAGGAGAAATCACTACACCAGTCTTGTGTGTCGAGTGTTTCCGTGTATGCGGGGTTTTCGGAGAATACCTTGAACACGACAGTGTTGTCGTCGGGTCCGCGCATGATGATCGCGTCGTAGAAGATGTCTACGGGCGTGAGCGTGCGCCTTGCGCACTTTTTGAGTTCGCTCATGCGCTCGTAGAGCGCGTCGATTTTATCGAAATCGCTGCACTGGTTGATGTCCGTGATGCGTGCGGGGAGGATGCGCTGGTTGTCGGAGGGGAGGTCAGCGAGGAACGTTTCATCCCACGTGGCGTTGACATTTTCCTGTAGGCGTTCGTTGAGGAGGTCTAGCTGCTCGCGGAACGCGTCGAAGAACACGGGGTTGATGGTTTCTCGGATGCGGTCGGCCGCGTCAAACACACTGAGGTCGGTAATAAAGTAGTCGTATGCTTTGGTGCTCACGGTTGTTCGTTCTCTTTCTACCCCGCCCGCGTAGCTGTGTGGGGTGTCATAGCGGTTTCGCGCGTGTTTTGTGCGCGCCATCTTTCGTTTCTCATACTACAATAGCTGCCGCTTGTGGGCGAAAGTTCGCGTGCGCGATTTGTTGCGCGCCTTTTCGTGCGCACCGTTTTTGTGAGGTTTTGACGCGGGTGCTTGTGTACACATATATTGTTTACGTAGAGTATTTTGTGCGCTAGTGCGCCAACAAGAGCGCGCTGCGTGTTGTTTGGCGTGTTCGTGAGAAGTGGAAGGTTGGATTAGGTGACGGCGAAGAAGAGCACGGGCGGTAAAGGTTCTGGCGGCAAGCGGGGTTTCCGCGAGGAGAAGCTGCAAGTCCTGTCTGATCGCGAACACTTGTTGAAGCGGTTGTCGTTGATCTTTGGTGAACAAGAGGACGACGGGGAGGCAATGAGTCGTCAGAAGCAGAAGGCCGTCATGGAGACGGTCGAGAACGCTTTTGACCAGGTACTCAAAGGGTACGCGTCGCGCGTGCGAGTCACATTCAACAAGGACCGTTCGTTCACCGTTCAGGATAACGGTATTGGTTTGCCGGTTTCGGAGCAGACGGACGATCATGGTGTGGTGGGTTCTGGCGTGTATTATGCGATTGGCCGCACAAAAACGTCCAGTAACTACGGCGATAATCATTCGACTGTCGGCACGAACGGCGTAGGTTTCTCGTCTGTTGTGCTGATTGCCGCGCGCGTGGATGCGGTGACGTGGAAGAGCGGCCGCGAGTTCCGCCTCTCGTTCAAGGACGGCCAGCCGGGGTATTTCGACGCTGACAATGGGCCTGATGATGCGTTTACGCCTGTTGACCCGCGCGTGTTGCACGAGACGGCGGACGCGCGCTCAAAGGGTGAGCGGGCTGGCTGGGAGGAAGGCACCAGGTTCACCGTGTGGCTTAGCGACAGCGTGTTCCAGTCGGATAACCCGTATTCTGATGTGGATGCGGCGCAGAGGGTGAAGCGCACGTGCGCGCTCACCCCCGGCATGGAGGCAACCGTCGTTAGTTTCCAGGAGCTATCCGGTGGAGCGGGAGAAAATGCGAACCTCGGCGGCACTATCGACAAGGGGACGGGCGCGTGGACCGCCACCTACAAGTTCGAGGGAGACGAGGGCGTACAAACCCTGTTGGAGGATGCCGCGCCCCGCAAGCTGGCGACAGACCCATTTCACGTGTCCGCGTCCAGTGAAGCAAAAGTAAACAGCAAGGTCGTTCCGATTGCTGCGGACCTGTGGTTCACGTGGTGCGACGCACCGAGCGAGCATGTGGAGGCGTTCAATAACACGGTGTTCACTCGCCTTGGTGGTAAGCACTATGTGGCGTTCCAGAAGGCGCTGACGGCGGCGGTCAATAAGCGCCTGCGGTCCATGAAAAAGGGTTTGAGCGTCAAAGACCCTGACGTGACGTATGAGGATGTGGCGCACGGCCTCGTCGCCGTCGTGAGCACGCGTATTCCGGGCGCGACGTATTCTAACCAGGCGAAAGACAAGCTGGATGCGCCACAGTCTGTGTCGAACGCGCTGGCGAAAATGATGAGCGGCCCGCTGGAAGAGTGGGCGATGGGCCGCGACAAGAACGTTCCGGCGGTGTGTGAGCGCGTGTTGAAGGCGGCTCGCGCCCGGTTGAGCGCGCAGAAGAAGGTGGACGCGTCGCTCGCGTCCGCGAAGATCGCGAAAGCCGCGTTGCCTGCGAAGCTCGTAGAAGCTGAGGGTGCGGGCACTGGTGCGACGACGTTCCTGATGGTGTGCGAGGGCGATTCGGCTGTGTCCGGCTTGAAGCGCGCCCGCACCCTGGATTGCGCTCTGTTGGGTGTGCGCGGTAAGGGCATTAACGCGTTGAAAGCGTCCACGGAGAAGGTGCTCGCTAATGGTGAGGTGAAAGACCTGATTAACGCTGTCGGCGCGGGGTTTGGCGCGTCTTTCGACCTGGACGCGATGCGTTACCCTGGGGGTATTGTGATCGCGACGGACGCTGACCCTGACGGCTCTCACATTGCGACACTCCTGTACGTGATCGTGGATAAGCTGTTCCCTGGCTTGATTGACGCTGGCCTGTTGTTTCAGGTGAAAACCCCTTTGGCGGTCGTGTCTGTGAAGAACGGTGACGGGGCTGGTGGCGTGGTGGAGTTGCCTGCGTTCACACTGTCGGAGGCTCACGACATGATGCGTCAATTGGCTGACGCTGGACTGTCGTATTCGACCGACTACATGAAGGGGTTGGGTGAGTCCACGAGCGAGCGACTACACCAGTACGCGTTCAGCTCGGAGAAGTGTTGGCAGCGGGTGGAGCGCCGCGACGTGGAGGAAACGGAGCGCGTGTTGGACGTGATTTTTGGCGGCGACACGGAGAAGCGTAAAGAGTGGATTATGGGATTGGACGCTGGCGTGGAAGTGTCGGACTGACACGGACAGCAAACAACTAGCATCACCTGGCGGTAAGAGGAAAGAAAGAGCAACAAGAGCATGGCAGCAGGTAAAACAGTTAAGCTGACGAAGAGCCAGCAAAAACTCATCGAGCAGCTACAGGAGAGCGTCGGTCAGAGGACAGGTATTGTCGCAACCGACAGTGCCGACTGGCTAGAGGACAACTATGGCGAGTACGCGATTTCAACGGTCGCGTCGCGCGCTATCCCCAGCGTGTACAGTGGCTTCAAGCCGGTCCACGCGCGCATCCTATGGACGGCCCTCACGAGCGGTCTCACCCCATCAGCGAAGCATAAGAAAACCGCGTCGTTCGCGGGTCTCGTGCTCGCTTATCACCCGCACGGTGATGCGAGTGTGCAGGAGGCCGTGTACACGGTGGCGCAGCCGTTCCGCATGAGGGTTCCCCTCGTTGACGTGAAGGGCAGTGTGGGCTTGCATTTTGGTGACAAGCCTGCGGCGGCGAGGTACACGGAGTCCCGCCTGTCTGACGCTGGTTTGGCGTGCGTCGTGGAAGCAAAGAGCGGTGCGTGTGAGTTCAAGCCGAACTACGATGAGACGACGACGGAGCCGGTGGACCTGCCCGTTAAGTTCAATAATGCTGTGGTGAATGGCACGCCGAATAGTATGGCGGTTGGTTTCGCCGTGAACACGCCATCCCACAACCCGGACGAAGTGCTGGCAGCGAACCTGTTGCTCCTGCGCCGCCCGGACGCGACCGTGGACGAAGTGCTATCTGTGATGCCCGGACCCGACTTTCCGACAGGCGCGCACGTGTACGACAAAGACCAGGCGGGCGCACGCGACTACTACACGACCGGCAAAGGCCGTTTCGTCATGCGCGCCACCGTGAGCGTGGAGCCGCTACCCAGGGGCGCATCCAAGATCGTCGTCACGGAACTACCATACGGCGTAAGCGTCGGTGACGTTCTCGCCCAGATCAACGAGAAGAGCGAAGAGCAGCCGCCGAAAACAAAGAAGGGCAAGCCTATCCCGGCGGTGGAGGCGTTCGAGAAGGGTATTACCAGCGCGTCCAACAAGAGTAACAAGGACCAGCGCCTAGAGATTGTTGTTCACCGCCAGTGGCAGGCTGGTCGCGTCCTAGAGGCGCTGTGGAAGTACACGAGCATGGAGGCCGCGTTCAACGTCAACAACACGTTCCTCGTGGACGGCCGTCCCCGCCAGTTGGGGACCATCGAGTGTATGAGGCTGTTCCTGGATTACCGGCGCGCGTGTGTCGCTCGGCGTACTCGTGAGCGTGTGGGCGCGATTGATGCTCGCCTCTCCCAGCTTTCGGCGTTGCTGACGGTGATTGGTGATGTGGATACGGCCATTGCGCTTATTAGGGAAGCGAAAACGCCTGGTGACGCGCAAAAAGCACTCATGGCGCGCTTCCAGATCAGCGAGTTCCAAGCCTCCTACATTCTGTCCATGCAGCTACGTAGGCTCACGAAGGCCGACGGCGACCAGATCAGGGCAGAAGATAAGGGACTGCGTGACGAGAAGAAGCGTTTGGAGCGCGTTCTCGCTGACCCGGATGCGATGAATGACCTCATTGAAAGCGAGCTAGTGGACACGCACAAGCTCATCAGTAGCGAGCGTCGCACGGTCCTACACGACTCGGACCCGACTGAGGATGCTATGTCGGGCGCGGACGGCGATGCTGCTGGCGTTACGGGCGGTGACCTTGCATCCGGCGACCTACACGTGAGCGTCCTCAGTGGCGGAGCCGTCGTGTGCTCCACAATCCCGTGGAAGTACCCGCCCAGGACGCGCGCATACAAGCACGGTGTCATCACGTCGTCGTTCACTGTTCCCGCCGATAAGCGGACGGATGGCGGCGGTGAGCTGTTGCTCGTGTGCGATAACGGTGAGGGTGTGAAGGTTCCCGTGTCGTTCTTCCATGACGGTGTGCCCGCGACCGTGAAAACCCTGGGTGTCACCCTCCCCGGCGCTCTCGTTGGCGTGAGCGTGGTTGACGGTGGCGGCAATAACGCGTATGGGATGATTGTCGCGTCCGAGATGGGTGTGGTGAAGCGTGTGAAGGCGGACTATCCTTTGCGCGCGGACACTGTACCCGTGTGCGCTCTCACCGATGGTGACCGTCTCGTATCAGCCGTCCACGTGAGCGAGTCGGAGAGCGCGGGCGTGGACATGGTGTTCATCACAAGGGCCGGTAAGGTGTTGCGCGCGGATGCCGGTAAGGTGCGCGCCGCCGGGTGCCGCGCGGGCGGCGTCGCTGGCATTGGATTGGCTGACGGTGACAGTGTGATCGCGTTCAACGCTCTACCCTCGTCCCAGGCGGGTGACGCGTTGGTGGTGTCCTTGTCGGATGCTGGTGGTGGTCTCATCCGCGAGGGCGCGTGGAAGGCAACCAGCCTGGCCGAGTTCAACGTGAAGGGCAGGGGCACGGGAGGTATGGCTGTGCGCGTGAACCGTAAGCGCGAAAGCGACTTGCTGTTCGCGGGCGTGGCTGTTGGCGCTCCCGAGGCCGTGGCTGTCGCTGATGGTGACGGTGGCGTGACCGTGGGGTTGCCAGTTGAGGTGTCTACGCGTTCGTCTAGTGGCGGCGAGTTAGTGCCTGTCGCGTCCGTGCCGGTGGACGTTGGCCGCGTGTGACGGTAAACGCGGGGCGGTGGATGTTTGTTTTCTCCACCGCCCCATGTTACCATTATGACGTGAGAGAAGGGAGCGCTTGTGGCGTTTTTCGAGTACCGTTACCAGGGCTACGCCGTGTCGTTTGGCGGCGCGCTGGGTGACACGTTCGCTGATAGCGTGCGACGCACGGCGGGGTCGCCGCGTTTTCGCGGGTGGCGCGTCAGAAGCGCGTCCGTGAGCGTAGAGCCTGTGGATGGTTCCGATCTTGTGGACGTGTATGTGTCCGCTGAGGTTGGAGGGGAGTCGGCGGTCACGGGTGAGCGTGCGTTTGAGGCGCTTGTGCGCGAGTCTGCCGGGGCTGTTGGCATGCGCGTGTATGGGTTTGACGCGCCGGAGGATTGTCCGCTTGGCGTGCATGATCTGGCAGTGGCTTCGTCAGCGTGTTACGGGTAGCGTGCGGTCGTCCTGCTCTGGATATGCCCCGTTTGCCCCTGTTCTTGTTGTTTGCTATTGTGTGTGGTTGTTCTGGCCGTTTTCTGGCGGTTGGTTTCTTTTCTTTTTTCTTCGTGTGAGAGGTTGATTGTTTTGTCGATTCAGACTGGCCGCATGTTTGCGGTTGTTCCCGTGTCCGCTGTCAAGGGGTTCGCGTCCGGCGCGCGTCCCGGTGAGTTGGTGTCGAGCGTGTTCCCGTGGGCGCAGGGATGCCCGGCGACCGTATATGAGAATGAGGGCGTTGTGAGCGTTGACGTGACGGACCTTGTGTGCCGTCGCGATTACGCGAACCTTGATTGGTTGCGTGCCGACATGCTGCCCGCCGTGCGTGACCTGATGGGCCGCGTGTTTGACGAGACGCCGGAGTTGTTTTCTCTCGTGTCGTTCGAGGGTGTGTTCTTTGAGGTGGGGGAGCGTCCGGGCGTGTGGCGTGTGAGTGTTCCCGCGTCGTCGGGTGGCGACCGTGAAATGGTCGCGACGCGCGCGTGGGACGGTGGCGTTATCGCATTGTCTGGTGGCGTTGTTGCTCCCGCCGCTGGGTGACGGTGCGTGTAGCGCAGTTTGCTCGCGTGTTGTCGGGGTGCGATGACGCGTGCTTGCATGTTATTGTGTATTTGTCTTGGCCTGCCACGTGTAGGTAGAGCATCTGAGGGCGCGCCTTTCTGATCTTTTTCAGGGGGCGCGCCCTCTGCCTTTTGTGTGACGAGTTTTACCGTGCTGTCGGCGTCCGCGTGGTTGCGTGCGCGGTCGCTGGCGTGCTATTGTTTGTCTCGTCAGCGTCGCGTGCGCACCCTTTGTGTGGGGTGTGCGCGCGTTTTTCGTGCCCGCGCGCCGTATCGGTGGCGCGCGGTTGATTGAATGAGGAGAGATACAGTGGTTTACCGTGTTCTGGATGTTGTTCGTGAGTTTTTCCTTGGTGAGGGTGTGCCGGATTGGGCTGCTCGCGGCGTGACAGATCGTGGTGAGCGTGCGAATGTCGCTTATTTGGAGGCGGCTGCTGTGTCGCTTCACGCTCGCCGCTGACGGTTTGTCTGCTGCCCGTTACTGGCGTGCGGGTGCGTCCCCTTGTTGGGGCGCGCCCTTTTGCGTGCCCGCGCTGCTATAGCATGAGTGCAATGTTGGCGGGTAATGCGCGACCTGTGACGCGCTTCGCCCGTGTGGACCGTTTTGCTACACGGTTTTCTCGCCGCGTTTTGTTAGGCCGCTTTCATCTGCGCTCGTTTCGCGCGCGTCGGTTGTTCTTTCGCGTTTCTAACACGCGTTAGTTGCCTGGTTTTCCCTGCGTTTGCGGTGTCGCGTGTTCGCCGCTAAACTCTTGCGGATACAAGCGAGCGCGCCACCGCATTTTCGCATGTGACGCGCTTTTGGTTGCCCTTGGTCGATACTGGCCGGTTACACTAGTCGTTGCCTGCGGAGGCGTCTAGGAGCGCCCAGGCGAGGTTGTCGTTAAGTTCCTGCTCGGTGTCGCAGTTGGATGCCGAGTCGAGGATGCGCCAGAGGTACTCGTCCCAGAGGTCGCGGTGTGGAGAGTAGTCGTCAATGAGGTAGTCGGCGACATCCTTGGGCCGCTTGAACTCTACCTTGTGGAGCCAGTGGGCGAACATGGGTAGCTTAATGTCGAGGACGATGTGGTCACCCCAGCTAGAGAACCAGCCGTCAATCGTGTGCTTGTCTCCGTGGTTGGTGGCGAACTCGTATGTGGGATGGTCGAGCATCCCTGTGTACATGTGCTCCTCGCATGTCCCGTCTGTGTCCTCGTATGTGTTGGATTGGAAGTCGGTGAGCCGTAGTTGCATCGTTTGTCCTCCTGGTCTTTTTCTTTCGTGTGCGATTTGGTGTGTACACGCCAACGATAACATGCTTGTGGTGGTTCTGTCACAAGCGCCCGTGTCGCGTAGTACATGTGCTGTGTGTCTCCTGCTTGCCGATGGCGTATGTGGTATCATGGCTGTTATGGATACTATGAGTGAGAGCGCCCGCGTGGCGCAAGTGAATAATGTTCCGGCCGCGTCCCGCGTGAGCATGGAGCGCGCCGCGTATGGCGATGTTGCCGCCCATGATGGTGGCGTGTTCCACTGTTACACGATGCGTAACCCGGACGAGGGTGACGCGTATGACGGTGAGCGCGTTTGCGTGGACGTGAAGCGCGGCACCGGATACCATACCGGCATGACGCGTTTCCTGTCGGCGACCGCATACTATGAGGCTGACAAGGACACGCCGCACGGTCAGCGTTTGAGCGCTACCGCGTGTGAGCTTGGCACGCATTATGGTGTGCGCATGGAGGTTGTTGCGCCCGCGCACGTGGCTTCTCTCCTCGCGTCCACCTACCACGTCACGCCCACGGGCGAGGCAGGTATTGCGAGCGTGTTGGATAGCGGCAACGCTCTCATGGTCGCGTTTGAGGATGCGATGGAACGCACATACGTGCCGACGCTGGTGAGTGAGGCGGCGTGGCTGAACTCGCGCAACCACGCGGTCGTGAGCGCCTTGTCGATGCTCGGCCAGTTTGACGCTGTGTCGCCGCGTAACGTGCTCGCCCAGTGGCGTGAGCGCGTGGAGGCGGCTGTCGCTTCTGCCGGTGTCGAGGGTGTGCCGCTCGCTCCCGTGGTGGAGGCGGTGTTGGGTGTTCTCGCCCCGTACAGGTGGTTCACGTACACGGTCGCCGTGGAGGGCTATGCGGAGACCGTGTGGAGCGCCGCCGAGAGCGATGAGAACGGATACGGTGAACTGTGGGCGGTGCATCGTCTGATTGCTGAGGCGTGGAGCGCCCGCCCGTCCGACGAAATCTAAACCGCTGCCCGCCCCGCCCGCGAGAAGGAAATGTTGCGGGGCGGGGTGTTCGCGTTTGTGTGGTGCGCACGCTTGGTTGTTGTTAACGACGGTTCGGCGCGCAGACCATGCAGTCAACGTGGTATAATCAATTAACGGTAACAAAAGCCAACGAAACGAAAGAGAGAAAAGCAAGATGAGCGCAATGTGGAGCCGCATCCGAGAGAGCCGCGCCGGTATTGTTGCAACCGTGGCAGTCATTGCGGCAGTGCTGCTGGTGCCGTTCGGGTACACGGTGCATGTGCGTAATGAGACGATTCGACTAGAGAACCGCGTGGAGGCTGGCGCGTCCCAGGTGGACACGGTCATTCAGAAGCGGTTGGACTCGCTGAATCAGCTTGTGCGCACCGCGCAGGAAAGCGCACAGTTTGAGTCTGACGCGATTAACTGCATCATTGAGGCGCGCGATAAGACCGCTTCGGGTGACGTGGAGGGGGCGAACCTGGCTATCAACGCTGTCGCTGAACAGTACCCGGAGATGAAGTCTGTCACCCTGTTCGCTAACGTCCAGTCGGAAACGTCGCTCGTTGAGAACCAGCTCAACGCCGCGAGGACGGCAAACAACGTGGACGTGCGCGAGTATCGTAACTATGTGCGCCAGTGGCCGCACTCGATGATCCTGTCCTGGCAGGGTTACGAGGAGAAGCCGTACCAGTTGTTCCAGGCGACCGGCGGCGCAAAGGATTATTCGCCGTCGTCCGTGTGGGGAGACAAGTAACACAAGCGCGGCCTCCCCTGTGCTCACTGACGCTATCGGTGGCACGGCGGGCGGTTGTGTGAACGTGGCAGAGGCGCGGGAGAAAGGATGACGCATTGTGTTCACTGTAGCCGATAAGGTGCATCGTGTGACCGGGTTCGCGTCGGCGACTGCCCGCTGGCTGCGCGAAACGGCTGTCGAGTGGCGTGAGCTTGTGAGCGACCCGCCAGGGTTTCGCCTCGTATGTGGTTTCGCCGCGTGTGTGGCAACCATTCCGCTCGTATTCATGCCGCTGTTGTCGATGTCAAGGGCCGCTGTCCAGGCGGAAAACGATCAGATTCTTCTTGCCACTGTGGTGGAAACGCCGGAACAGTTCAACTGGGCTGTGGACACGCAACTGGGGAACATTCTCCTCCACGACACGGTGAACGTCCCAGAGGGTAGGAACGCTACTGTGGACGGCGCTTACGTGAGCGAGGGCGCAGCTTTCGGTTTCGGCTGGTACCGGGAGGAAGAACACCTAGTGTCTCACACTGAAACATACTCGTGTGGCAGTAAGGGCGAGACGTGTACTCGCACCGTGTGGGAATGGGAGTGGGAAGGCGCTGGCAGTTCGTGGGATTGGATTGACACCGCTTCGTTTAAGGGCCGCGAAGTTCCGACGGAGTTTTTGGGCGCGAAGTATGAGTGGCTAGACCCGTCACAGGACGTGGTGTTCCCGGAGGGGACTCGCTTTCACGGGATGAACGTGTCAGGCGGTTACGTGTATGAAACGTCTACAATCCGGTACACGTTTAAGGCTGCTCGCGGCGGCTACGACGGGAGTGTGACGCTCCACGCGGGTGAAGGCGGGCAGTTGTCGAAGGTTGCCGACTTTCAGCGCGGCAAGAGCGTGGAAGAGTATCGCGAGTCGTACACGTCAACGGCGCGCGCCTACATTATGCCGGTCATTGTAGAGGTGCTGGTGTTGATTGTCGTGTGCGCTGTGACGTATGCGTTGGTGATGCGGGCTGCTGATCGCAGTTAATTATTGCCGGTTTGTGCGTGTTCGTGTTGCGTGCGCGTTTTGGCTTGTGGTAACGTATGCGGTAACAGGAAGCCCCACACAATAGGGGGTGTCCCCGCAAAAGGGGGCGAGAGAACGTGATGGGGAGGGAACCATTTTGACGAACGATAATAAGACCAACGATGGCGGCGGTCAGGCGGCGCGAAAGCCAGCTACTACCGGCGGTGGTGGCGTGGTGTCTGCCCCAGTGTTGGGGTGGGGTGAGCGTGCCACGGGGTTTGTGGATGAGACTGGGTACACGCCCGTTCCGGCTGGCGGCGGGGCGACGGCCATCGTGTCGGCTGGCATTGGGGTTGGCGCGTATGAGCGTTTCAAGGAACTGCTTGGCCGCGACGTGGTGCGCTGCGTGAGCACGGAGGCGTTTTCTACCGAGTCGATGAATGGTGCAGCGTTGTGCGCGTATGCCCTGTCGGTGGCGGGTGAGTATGCGACCGGCGGCACCGGGTGGGGTACCCTGGTGGTTCCGGTCACGGGCGCGGGTAGCGCGGAAATGGTGGCGCGGCTCCTCGATTTTGACGAGACGGTTGCTGAGGGGCTTGTTGTGTTGGCTCCCGATTTGAGTCCAGGCGGCGCTATCCAGGGTGCGGCGCGTAACGGTGAGGTGTGGGCGCGCCGCGTGAGCGCGTTGTGTGGGCGTGTCGTGGCTGCTGGTGGCGTGGTTGTGTCGATGCCTGCTGGGTGGCAGGATTGGCGTATTCACCTGGCGGGTTATGTGGCTGCTGGTCAGGGCGTTGTGGGCTATCATGTTGATGGTGGTGGCGTGTATGATGCGTTGCGGTTTGCGGCGCGTGGTCTGGGTGTTCCGGTGTTCGCGGTAAAGTCGTATGCGGATAGGGGGCGCGCGGGGGTTGATGTGTTGTGTCGCTGGTATGAGGGTGCGGTTGTGCGTTCGTTTACGCAGAGCGTGTGCGTGTCGCGCGCTGGCGTGGATGACGTTGTAGAAAAGACGTATTCGGATGCGGACCCGCTGTATCACGAGGCGATTGTGTTCCGTTTGCGGCGTAATGAGTGTCGTCGTGCGGCGAAAAAGTATAAGGGTTTGCCCGTGGAGGAGAGAGCATCTGCGGGGTTTGGTGTGCCACGTCCCGGTGAGGAGGAGGCGTGGGGTTTGAGTGGTGAGTTTCACGCCATGAAGTAACTGTTTCTCTCTTTCTTTCTTTCTGGTTGGGGTGCGGACTGTCCTGTGGGTGGTTCGCGCCCCGTTTTTGTTTGCCGTCTGCTTCTCTTTTCCTTGTGCTTCTTCTTTCCTCTTCTCATTTTTGCCTGCTTTTTGTGTCGCGTGTTTTCGCTTTCTATATGGCCGCGCTCGTTGTTGCCTGTTTGTGCTATTCCGTTTCTGTTATTACTGTTTTGTTGCGCTTCTCTTTGCTGCGTAGTGTTTGTTGTCGCGTGGTTGGGGTGCGTGTTTTTATGTGGAAGGGTTGTGGCTCCTGTGGTGGGTGTCTTTCCTGTTGACGGCGTGGGCGCGGACGCGTCTGGCGTGGTTGATGTCGTGTTGTGGGCGGACGTGGAGGCGACGGGCGTTGACGCGGACTGTGAGCGCCTGTTGGAGGTTGCGGGCGTGGTGACGGACATGTCGGGGCGCACGCTCGGGTTGGAGCCGTTTAGTTGCGTCGTGGACCTGGGGAGCGCCGTGGAGGCTGAGCGCGTTGTGGATGGTTTGCGTGGGCGTGTGGCGGTGATGCACGCGCGTAGCGGCCTATCTGAACAGGTGCGCGCTGTTGGCGGGTCTGGCATGGTGGCTGGCCTTGTTGATATGGAGATGTGCGCGTGGTTGGAGGAGTGCGCGGACGCTTTCGTGGGGTTGCATGGCGGGTCGTCGTATCGGGTGTGGCTTGGCGGGAACAGTGTTCATGCTGATCGTGGGTTTGTGAAGCGTTTTTTGCCGTGCGTGTACGCGTCATTGGATCACCGGGTGTTGGATGCGTCGAGTGTTGATCGTTTTCTGCGTGCGGGCGGCGTGAACGTCGCGTGGGTCGCTGATAGTCCGGCTGCGCATCGTGCGTTGCCGGACGTGCTAGGGTGCGTGCGCCAGTATCGTGAAATGCTGCGCGCTGTGTCTGAGCTTTGCGCGTGAAAAAGTGTGCGTGATTGTGCGCGTGCAGTTGTTGGCGTTCTTGTGATAGAGTATGCGGCATGGTAGGTAATGTGTCTGTTCTTGTTTCTTCGTTCCCGTCCGCTACCGTTGATGGCGGATATGAC